AATTTTGGAGTAGAGCATCATCTTAAGGATGGTGAAATGTTTCAAAAGCACTTTAAGGCTCAGTTTAAGATGTTTAAATATAAAGAAACGGAACTTCATTATCAAGGCTCTTATGAAAAGTTGTTTCTTGAACTAATGGAAGATAAAGGTTTATTGGGGGAAGTTTTAAATGGAGACACGTTTGAATATGTTTTAGAAAACAAAATACATTCATATCATGTTGATTTTAAATTTAAAGGTAAGCAAATAGAAATAAAATCTGGATGGACTTATAATAAAAACGGAAAAGATTTAGAGTTACAAAATATAAATGATACTAAATGGCAATCAGTTAGAGATTCAGGATTAGAATTTTGTGCATTAATTGATAAATCTGAAATCAAAGGTTTTATTAAAGCTTTATAATTGAAGATAAAATCTAATAAATAATCCTTCTTTTTAAAAAAAAATCTAAATATAGTCAAATAATTTTTTTTGCTTAATATTTATAGATGTTAAACAAAATTAAATAACGATAAGATGGCTACAATGTTTAGACCAGTTCCTGTTGAGCAGGAACCAAAGAGAAAAAATAGATTCGTATTAGAATTTCCTTCAGAATTAGGAATTGAATCATTTAATGTTCAAACTTCTGGAAAACCTACAATAGAAATCGGTAGTACTGAAATTCAGTATATGAACACTAGTACATTCGTTGCTGGTAGATATAAGTGGTCAGCAATTGACATTGAGTTTATTGATGTTATCGGACCATCTACTACTCAAAAAGTAATGGAATGGGTAAGGCTTCATGCTGAATCTGCTACAGGTAGAATGGGTTATGCAGTTGGATATAAAAAGAACTTAGTTTTAAAAGCGCTGGACCCAGTAGGAGTTGAGGTTGAAAAATGGACAATGATTGGATGTTTTATAACAAACGCTTCTTTCGACAGTTACGATTATAGTGCAGATGACATATCTAAAGTTAAAATTAATGTACAGCCAGACAGATGTCTACTTAACGCTTAATACATTAAAATAAATTATTATTAAAAAGGAGACTGTTTAGATACAGTCTCCTTTTTTGTTACTATTTATTTAAGAAGAAATATCTTTTTTTTAAGTATGACTTATTTAAGGCTTTATAGAGATTTTTATTGTATAAATTCATCAATTTTGAGTGGAGAAACTTACAATTCTATAAATGTTGAAGAGATATCTGGATTTGTGACGCCTGAAGGCAGCGTGTCTGTAGTTGAAAGTTTGGATATAATCAACGAATCTCAAGGTAGATATTATGTAAACCTAACACCAGGTCTATATAATATAGACGATGTATATGAGATGAATTGGGTTGTGAAGTACACAACACCTAGCCCAGAAAAAAAGTTAATAACAAGATTTAAATTAAATCCTGTTGTAGTTGGTCAAAATGTAGATATAAGACTTAATAATCAAGATATAAGACTGGAGATAGTTAATAGTTAAAATTATGGCAAGAGGAGAAAAACCATTTATAATGAAAAGAAATGATACAGCACCAGCTTTAATAGCAACTGTATACGATAAAGGATGTTTAGGTGGTTGGAATAGATTAAACTTAAGCGCAGTAACTAGGGTTGATTTCTCAATGGCAGATGATTGTGGGGCTTTAATGATATCTTCTCAATCTGCACAAACGGTATCTGCAAATAGTGGAATAATTCAATATTCTTGGAAAGAAGGAGACACTTCTGTGGCCGGGAATTTTGTTGGCGAATTTGAGTTGTTTTTTGCTGACGGAACAAAAATGTCATTACCTAGAGAAGGTGGGATAAACATTAGGATAGAAGAAGATATAAATAATATATAAAGTGGCTGGACAATATTTTTTTAAAATAGATGATAAGTTTTTACCTCTAAGTGGAGGTACGGTAAGTGGCAACACATATATTCAAGCCATCTTATCTGCTGATACTTTAAGTTTAGTTAATACGCCAAACAATGACGATTCTCTAAGTCAAATTTTGGCAAGAAATTCTGTAAGTGGAAATGTTGAATACAGAGATGTTCAGTCAATAATAAGTGCGGCCACATCACAAGATACATATGTAACTGGATTTACATATGACAACATTAACACTTTTAGTATAAGCGACAATAGCGGAACAACATTTAACGCTAGTATAGATGAGTTGTCGGCAACAACTATATCAGCAACAACTTATTATGGTGACGGCTCTATGTTGTCTGGAATTACTACCGATAACTTCTATGTTAGCGGTGGCACCTATAACGAAGGTACGACATCAATAGATTTTAGTGGGAATAGTGTTGAGACTACATTTAACGTCTCATTAAGTGGTATCAGTTCTAATATCGATATTTATAATACTTACTTCGTCTCACCAAAAGGTGATGACTCAACTGCGATTAGAGGTGATTTACATAATCCATTTAAAACAATAACCGCAGCTAGAAACACTGTTGTGTCTGAATTATCCGCATCAACAGTAACTGGTGATACACTTATTCATGTTTACCCTGGTAGTTATTCAGAGGACGAGATTCAATATGAAAATGGTAACTTTTATTTTGAACCTGGTGCAACGATAAACCAACCCGATAGAGGCGGTTTATTAATAGGCGTTTTTAACTTAGGTGCTGATAACACAATACAACCAAATATTTACACTGCCGACACATGTAATATTTACGGACATGTTGACATTAATTTAGGTGGTGGCAGTTTGAGTGTTGCTCATTTTATGAGAGGTGATTCTGAATCTATTTTTGAATTCAATAAAATAAATATTGGTAATGGGTTTGGTTTAGTTCCCTGGAACAATTCAAAGTTATTTGCTAGAGGTATCGAAATTGATGGTCAAACTGGACAATATTGTATAAGACAACAAGATGATTCACAAACTTATTTAGACATTAAAAAACTTATTGGTCCGTCTGGTGGACAAACAATACATTATAGAACATTTAATGGTATATCTTACGTGACTGTTGATGAGTTAATAGGGTATTCAACTAACCAAGCGATTTTTAATGAGAGTTGTGGTGATGGTATGGACGTTGTTATTAACGCTGGTATCATTAGACACGAAGGTAGTAGCACAAATTACGTAATAAGTAATAGATTACAAAGTGGGGGTAAATTCACTGTTAATGGGAATATGTTAACAACGGGTAATGGTGTATATAATAGACAATCTACTGGTGGTGAGTTAGTTATAAACTGTGATATAGATTGTGGATTAAGAGCGATTAACACACTTAACTCTAATACAACAGACCACACTTTAACATATAACGGTAATATAATAACGCCTAATACGTTAGGTATAGAATTAGCAAGTGGTACTATACGATTGAACGGTTCATTGAATGGTGTTGGTAATGGTACTGATGGTATTAATGTTTCCATTGGGACCCAATTAAATATCGGGTCGTTTAGTGTAGAGAATTTTAGTGGTAGTTCTGTTACAGGTACAGGCTCAATAGAAATATTAAATAATTTATATATAGATAAACCATTAACGGTACCAACAACTGGCCAATACACATTTACAGGTACAACATATGATGGTGATTTAAATATATATAATACACCAACAAACGATAATTCATTAACACAAATACTCTCTAGAGACAGCTCAGATGGTCTAATAAAATACAGAGATGTTAGCTCTATTATTGGCGCAGCTTCAGCAGATACATATGTTGTCTCTGGTAATGCAGATGCAGCCACATCACAACTAAGCTTCACTTACAACACGGGAGGAACTTTTACTGTTGCAAATTCGGCAGCACTATTTTCAGATAATGACATTAACGTTACGGGAGGAACTTATAATCCAAGCACTGGTTGCGTTACGTTTGCAACAAATAGTGGAACTACATTTGACGTTTGTGGATTTGTTACTGGAATAACTGACAGTTACACTACTGGAGCTACTTTAGCAGGAGAAACAATAAATTTTGACAGCAATGTTTTAGGCTCAGATTATTACAACGTTAATCTAACTCCAGTTCTAAGTGGGAAAACAAATTTAACTTTATTTAATTCTCACACTGCGAACACTAGCAATCCGCATCAAACCTCTTTTAGCAGTTTAACCAGTACAGCACATACTCATACTATATCTGAAGTTCTTAATTTACAAAATGAACTAGATGATAAATTAGAAACTTCTGTATTTAATATATATAGCGGAAACGTTTCTACTCAATTAAGTACAAAAGTTGAAAATGGAATTAACTTAGGAAGTGCTAATGAAATTTTTAGCGGAAAGTCTGGAACGGATTTTTATTTTAGAACAATAAGCGGGGGAACAAATACAACAATAACTACTGTAGGAGATGTTATTAACGTAGATGTAGTAGTTCCAGTTGACACAAACACATTTGTAACTGGAGGTACATATAACGAATCTACAGATACTATCACATTAGATAGAAACGATGCTTTAACAGTCGACATTACAGGTGTTACCGACACCTTCACTACTGGAGGTACGTATGACAACGGAACTTCATTAATTACATTTACAAAAAATAATGGCACTACATACAGTGTTGACCTATCTTCAATAGACGTTAACGATACATTTATTACTGGAAGCACATTAAGTGGAAATACTTTGGTTTTAAGCAGAAACGATAGTGTTGACATTACAACCGACTTAAGTTCTATTATACCAGACTCAGATTTGGGGCAAATATTATTTGTTTCAACAACAGGAGATGATATTACGGCATCAAAAGGTGATATACATAAACCATATAGAAATTTATACGCAGCAAAAAGTGCTTCAACATCAGGGGACACGGTTTACGTTTTTCCTGGAACTTGGGAATATGACAACAGAACTTCTGCAGGTAGCCCATATAATGGTCAAATAGAAACTTTAGTTAATTTGTGGAAAGATGGTGTAAACTATTACTTTTCACCAGGGACTAAAGTAATATTTTATAATCAAACAATTACTGGAGAGCGTATGTACTTATTTTCTCCTAAGAGTTATAGTTATGAAACTTGTAATATTTACGGAGAATTAGAGTGGGAAGGTAGTTCAGTGGGTTCTAATTCATCTAATGGTTATACATATATTTTCCATATAGATGGAGGCATTACAGAGTATGAAGCCTATAGTTGTAATATTGAATTCAAGTCTGCAATATCAACATCTTCACAGCCAATAGATTGTGGTAGTGTTCATACTGGTTCTACAACAACTTATTTTAATTTAAAAGCTGAAACCATAGCTTGTGATTACACACAAGGTCAGTCTGGTAGTGGTGCTGGGATTTTTTTGTTAGGTGGTGGTAAACAATATATTAACATTAACACTAATGAGATTAGAAGTAGTGTTCACACACTTTATTTAAGAAATTTCGTTACCCAAACAGGTTTTAACTTAAATCTTAACTCTAAAAAATTAGTAGGTAATGGAAGTACTGTTATTAGAAATAGGAATTTAATTGGTAATGTTAATATAAGTTTTCAAGAAGCTTATTTTACTACTAAGTTTTTACAAATTGATAACAACACATCTGCTACAACCATATTAAACGGTACTGTAATAGACAATGTTGGGAATAGTACTAGCCCAATTTTTGACATATACTCAGTTGGTACAAGTAAAACAATATTTAATGGTGTTGTTAAGCCATTTGTCACAGCGGGAGCTGGTAGAAGAGTTGTACAAATAAGTCAACCAAATAATACTATGATTTTCAATGGGGACATCTTATATGAAAGCAGTTTACCAACCACATCCAATATGATTAATTTACTATCTGATAGTGACTTAACTTTTGAGGGTAATGTAATTGGGACATTTGGTGGTAAAATAGGTAATGTAAGAAATGGTAACCTGATAGTAAACAACACCAATATTAACTCAACTATAGATGGAGCTACTTTATTTGGTAATGATGTGACAACAACAAGCGGCATTACATCATTAAGAAATAGTACTATAATATTAAATAATTCCACATCTAATTTATATGATGGGAGATATATGGACACATACATTTTAAATTCAAACATTAAAAACGTTGGTACATCTGACATATTTACTAACACAACAAATGTCGGGGAATTACAAATACAAAATAGTAGTTTAGTTTGTGTTTCAGGTAATACTATTAACATTAGTGGTAATGTACCATTAACAGTTACAAATGTTACAACAAATAAACCAATTATCGCTACTAATGTTAGTGGCACAATAACTGAAATAACTGAATTAGACATAAAATAATAGAGATGGATATAGTAGTTAAAATATTTATAGAGTTTGATGCTGTTAGTGAGGGTGTCGATATAATGAGTAATTTTGATTACCCATGTGCCTTTATTGTTGGTGGTGATTTTTATAATTACACAGGAGACGAAATAATTGTTTCTGAAGAATATTTAATTGTACCAAGTAGTGCTATGTTCACTATAGTTGGTTATGGTGATGAAAATGCTGAATATGGTATTTTATATGTTCAATCAGGATTTTGTAAATGTAATAAAGTTAACTAAAGATGAGTACAAAACACAATATATATGGTTCTTTGCATGTTAATGATAACATAACTGGTGATACATTAAATATATTAACAGTAAACAACAATAACTCACTAACTCAAATATTGGGAAAAAATTCTGTTAGTGGTAATGTAGAGTATATAGATGTTTCATCAATTGTTGGCTCGGTCTCTGCTGATACATATGTTGTTTCTGGTAATGCGGATTCAGCTACATCACAATTAAGTTTTACTTACAACACAGGAGGAACTTTTACCGTTGCAAATTCGGCAGCACTATTCTCAGATAATGACATTAACGTTACAGGAGGTACCTACAATCCGAGCACTGGCTGTGTTACGTTTGCAACAAATAGCGGGACTACATTTGATGTTTGTGGTTTTGTTACGGGAATAACTGACAGTTATACAACTGGTTCTACATTGGTGGGAGAATCAATACAATTCGATAACAACATATTAGGCTCAAACTATTACAACGTTAACTTAACTCCAGCCCTAAGTGGTAAAACAAATCTATCTTTATTTAATTCCCATACTGCCAATACTGTCAATCCACACCAAACATCGTTTGGAAATTTAGTTAGCACAGCACATACACACTCTATATCTGAAGTTATTAATTTACAAAGTGAATTAGATGATAAGTTAGATGTTTCTGCTTTTAATTCATATAGTGGAGATGTATCTAATCAGTTAAGTGCAAAAATTGAAAACGGAATCAATTTAGGAAGTGCTAATGAAATTTTTAGTGGAAAGTCTGGAACGGATTTTTATTTTAGAACAATAAGCGGGGGAACAAATGCAACAATAACAACCGTAGGGGACATTGTTAATATAGATGTTGAGACAGATATTACAAGAGTTCAAGGCGGAACAAACATAACAACTGGTGGAACTGTAAACAGTCCTATTGTAAGTCTTGACAGTGACATTTCATTAAATTCTGTTTCTGCAACTAATTTAAGTGGTGGAACTTTATATTCTGGCTCAACTGATTTATCTGATATATTCTTAACTACAAATGATGGTAACGACATAACAAGAGTTTCGGGAGGAATAAACATATCAACTGGTGGAACTGCAAACAATCCGACTGTAAATCTTGATGATGATATTTTATTAAGTTCTGTTTCTGCAACAACATTAAGTGGTGGAACGATATATTCTGGAAGCACTGACCTTTCTGACATATTTTTAACTACAGCAGATGGTAACGATATTACAAGAGTTCAACCTGGAACAAATATAACAACTGGTGGAACTGCAAACAATCCAATTATTAATGTAGACGATTCACCAGTCTTTAATTCATTAATAACTTCTGGACAAACTACTATAAATTCTAACTTTACCGTTACTGGTAATACTTTAATTTCTGGAACTACTACTATAGGTAATGATTTAGAGCCGAATGTTGATAATATTGTAGATTTGGGAGCACCCTCCCTCAGGTGGAGAGAAATATACACCACAAATTTAGATGCCACAAATGCTGTTACGGCAAACTCTTTATATGCTGGATTTGAAATTGAGTCTCCATCTATTAGTGGAACATCAGTATCTGCAACAACTTTTTACTCTGGAAGCACAGACCTTTCTGACATATTTTTAACCACAGCAGATGGAAACGATATTACAAGAGTTCAGCCTGGAAATAACATAAATACAGGAGGCACTGCAAATAATCCTATTGTAAATCTTGATGATGACATCTCTTTAATTTCTGTTTCTGCAACCACAATAAGCGGAGGCACTTTTTATGGAGACGGCTCTAATTTATCAGGTATAAATGATTTTTATTTAACGGGTCAAACTTTTAATAATTCAAACTACATATTAACTTCTTCTTTAAATGATGGAAGTGTTTTAAATTCTGACTTATCAGTGTTGGCTTCTGACATTTTTGTTATTAGTGGTGTTTATAGTCCTTCCACTGGGGTTGTTACTTACACAAATTCTAGCGGAGGAACTTTTAATGTTGGCGGTTTCACTACTGGCATGACAGACAGTTATACTAATGCTGCCAATCTTAATGGAAATTTAATAGAGTTTGATAACAATATACAAGGTTCTAACTTTTATAATGTAGATTTAAGCCCAGCCCTTTCTGCATTTACTACTGGAGACACTTTTGTTACAGGATTTACTTACAACAATGCTAACACCTTTACTATATCTAGAAATGATGGAGTTACATTAAGTTCAACAATAGAATCTGTTACAGGATTAACGGTTGATGGAATATTTTCCGCATCAACATATACAGGTATCACTCTTAATAGTTTAGATGATGTAACATCTAATATTCCCGCCACACCAGACAATTCATATCAAGGTAGAATGATGTATTTTGACGTAGCGTCTAATGAGTGGTTAACTACAGAAGAATACGTATCAACAGGTACTGTTACCATATGGGGCAAAAAAGGGTCTGCTGGAACAATAGATAAGGGTCTTCCTGTTTATATTGTGGGATTTGACAATGATATCCATGAGGTAGAGCTAGCCAACTCATCAACAGGTACAACAATGCCAGTAATTGGATTTACATCTGAGAGTTTTGATAATACAAATACCAACCCAATTGTTACTTTTGGTAAATTAACGGGTATTAATACAAGTAGTGGTACAACAACACTTAACCCTAATGGTGAAACATGGGTAATTAATGATGAACTATATGTATCAACAACTACTGGTGGGCTAACTAAAGTTAGACCTACAGGTTCAGACACACAAATACAAAGGATTGCTAAGGTGTTAAAAGTGGGTACAGTAGATGGTCAGTTATTTGCGTTTAACACGGCACGTACTGCTGGTTTACCAAACTTAACAACAGATTATTTATGGGTTGGTAATGGTAGTGATACACCACAAGAAGTTATTAGAACAGATGTGGGTATAACTACTACTGGGTTTACATATAATGATAATAATACATTTACTATAACTGACGATAATGGTGGTTCACTTAGTTCTACTATTAATCAAGTTAGTGGGTTAACCACAACAAACTTTATAAACTACGCCAACACTACTGACCCATTAGCGGTTAGTGGTAGAACATATTACGATGTATCAGAAAACGCTTTATCATATTTCCCAGAGACACCAAATATGGATGTCACAATTAATATTGGTCAAGAAGGGGTTACGAGAGTTTATAACAATACTGGCATTCAAATAAACAATGGACAGGCTTGTCATCTTAGTGGTGAGTTTAATGGTGTGGCGACAGTAAAGCTGGCAATAGCAAGTGGAACAACAGACACATCTGACACAAGTTATGAAGTTACTGGGATAGCTACTCACAACATTCCAAATGGAACAACTGGATTTATAACTAACATTGGATTGGTTAGAGATTTAAATATAACTGGAACCACACCTGGTTCAGCTATTTTTCTTTCAGACCAAATAGCTGGTAAATTAGTGTATGAACTACCAACTACAAATTCGTCTAGAATTTCCCAAATAGGTTATGTAATTGCTACGGGAACAACGACAGGTAGAATTCTTGTTGAACTTTCTAATGAATCGGTATCCGTATTATCAACCAAAGAAATTGATGTTCTAACTCAAAACAATGCATCTACAGGAACTAGAAATGGTGGGTTTATGACTGTGAATGGTGGTGATAATAGTAAGTTTGACATCTCTGCGGGTAGTGGTACTGTTATGGATAACTTCACCGATGCTAATACTCCTTTACTTACAGAGGTGGTTTGGGATACAATAACAGGTGTTACATTAACTAGTTTAACTGGAAGTCAAGGAACCTACATATTTATAAACTCAAGTGGAGGTACATTACAATTCCCATTGCAAACACCGCCACAACAATCTGATAAAAGAGATAATATATTTCTAGGTATTATTGGACACGCTAGTAACACAGTAGTAAACAATATTTTTAATACACCAATTCAAGTTGTTTCACCCATAAATCAATTAGAAGACTTAACTTCATCTATTGGACCATTTAGTAAAAGTGGAAATAGGGTTAGCAATATTACGGGCACTCTGGAATTACAAAAATCATCTGGAAACTCATTTGTTTTTGGTGGTAACCTATCCAACAACAATAAAATACCATCAAATATACAATCGGGGGTTTTATCTGGTTCTACACTTGTTTACGCAAAAGGTACTGCTGTTTTAGGTCAGAGTGGTACAACGGTAGACGTGCAAAACTACGACTCAAATGGATTGGGTACTATTAGTTCTATACCTGGGTCTAACTATGTTGCGACTAGAATATGGCACGCACCTATAAATAACGTTTTAGTATTTCAATACGCACAATTTTCTTACTCTACACAATCACTTGCTAGAGATAGTTTCCCTAATGAAAATTACACCTCCCCACCAGGGTTAGATGTAAATGCGTATCTTGTTGCGGTATTAATTTATAAAAAAGGTGATGTAAATTTAGATAATGCTTTAGTTATACCACAAGGAAAATTTGCTGGAACAGGTGGAGGTGGAACGTCACCAGATACACTCCAATCTGTGTATGATAACTCCATACCTAATCCCGAAATATTAACAGATGCAACAAATGAGTCAGTTGATTTTAGAGTGGGTTCTGGTTCAGATTCAGATAATTTAATTAGATTCCAACAAAATGATGGTACGGTTAACGCATTTATAACAGGAGAAGGTAATTCATCTTTTAATAATATTAGTGGTGACACATTACAATTAAACACCGTAGCACTCAACCCCACTGGTACTGACATATTAGTAAGAAATTCAACCACAGGTGTAGTAGATTATAGACCAGTTAGTGGTATCACACCAGATTTAAACACATTTGTTAGTGGTGGTACGTATAATGATACAACAAATAATATTAACTTTAGTGGTAATTCCACAGAAACTACTTTTGATGTAGATTTAACTGGTTTGGTTAGTTCGGTTAGTGGGGATACTTTTGTTGTTGGAGGAACTTACGTAGATTCTACAAATACCATTGCCTTACTAAGAAATGATGGGAACTTTGTAAATGTAACAGGAGTTACTAACACATATGTTACTGGAGGAACTATTAACTTACCAGCTACTGATAATAGTAATGGTGGTACTATAGGGTTGTTATATAAAGATTCTGATGGTATACCTAGAACACTACCTTTTGAAGATACATATACATCTGGAACAACATTCGCTAGTAATCAAGCCACATTAACAAGAAATGATGGTACTGAAATATTTAAACTCTCTGGAGGTACAAATGTAACACTTTCAAACCCATCAACAAATCAGATTAAATTAGATGTCACAATTCCAGCTGGAATGAACACCTATGTCACAGGGTTTACATATGACGATGCGAATACATTAACCATATCTGACAATGTGGGTGATACATTCCCAGTGACAATTAATACTATGACTGGGTTAACGGTTAGTGGTAAAGTTATAACAACACAACTACAAGTAACTAGTAGTCCGACAAATGGGTATGTGTTGACTTCGGATGCTTCGGGAAATGCTAATTGGCAAGCTGCTGGTGGTGGACCTACATTGAGAAATGTATCTTCCACAGATACCTTCTCAACGGCTAATGAAACTATAAACTGTACATCTGGAACTTTTATAATAAACTTACCAACTGCGGTGGGTATACAAGGAACAACATACACACTTGTTAATAGTGGTACAGGTGTTATAACATTGGATGCAAACGGAACAGAAACGATAAACGGTTCTTTAACTATTGATTTATCAACACAATATATAAGTAGAACAGTTCAATCAGATGGAGCAAATTGGATAGTAATATAAAAAATAATGAAAATAATAAAAATAAAATAATATGAGTTATACTCCACCTTTAGAAGCTGAAGTGACAGCGTTCAAAACAACAACCCCATTAGCGAGTGGGGCAACCTTTACATCTTCAGCAGTCGATGTTAATGGTTATTCACAAGTCCAAACGGAAATATTGGCATCACATGACGGCACAATCGCTATCTCATTTTGTGCTGATTCAGGATGTACTGATGTCGTTAGAAGTTTATCAATACCTTATGTTGCATCAAATGGATATCAATTATTTGCAGCACCAGCCTTTGGAAACTTTATTGAATACAAGTTTACTAACAATGGTACGGTAACACAAACAGATTTTTATTATACAACAAAGATTTTAACGACAGCGATAAGTCCACAATTATTAACAACAGAAGCTTTTATTGCACCTTCAATGGTTACTTCTTTGGGAAGAAACATTCAAGTTGGTCAAGATGTTAATGGTACTTTCGTTAATGTACCAAATGGGGGTATAGACGATGGTAATTCAAGCACAACTCCACTATCGGGTACTGGAGTTTTTGAGGGTACATTTGTTAATACTGATGGTTACGTATCCACTTCAATATTTGTTAAATCTGACCAAGATTCAGCGACAAAAGGGTTTCAAATTATACATTCAAGTGATGGTGTTACAGATGAAAGGGTTATTAGTTTTTCATATATATCGGCAGATAACCCACAAGGTGTTATTTATCTGATACCAGCATCTACAAAATATTTTAGACTGAAATATATTAATGGTGCGGTAGCACAAACTGGATTTACTGCTTCTATAAAGTTTGAAACATCACCCCAAATGTTACCAACACTACCCGTTAATATACCGATTAGTGATAACACACTTGCTAACACTGTTAAATCAGTATCTGTTGGTCAACAACCAGATGGTACTTATAATAATTCACCACATGATGGTTTAGGGTTTTCTACATTTGACGTTTTGGTTTCTGGTGCAACATATAGTAGTGGAATACTAGATATGTCGGATTATACGCAAGTACAAACAGATGTAACATCAGATGGTAGTGGTACAATAGACATTGAATTTATTAGAGATGCTGCTGGTACAGATGTGGTGAGGGAATTATCTATCCCATATGTTGGTGGTAGTGGGTTTAAAATGTTTTCAGCACCAGCTTTTACACCGTATGTTAGATATAATTTTACTAGTACAACAACTGGTATGACAGACTTTTATTTTGATACAAAGTTTACAACTAAATCTATTAGTGGTCAAATATTGGGTATGGAAGATTTTATTTCCCCATCTATGGTTGCTAACTTAGGTAGGAATGTGTTGGTAGGAAAGAATGACGCTGGTAATTTTAATAATGTTGTTACGGACAATCAAAATCATTTAAAAGTTGATGCAGCCAACAATAGAGTTACTTATGATGAGTTTCCTGTTTCTGAGTTTACTGCAATATCTCAATTACATTTCCCATATAATATCAATACCGATTTAACCAACGTCTTTCTATTAGGTTCTGGAACTGTAACACAATCAGAAAATATGGCTTGTGTTGCTACAAGTTCAGCATCAACAGCAACAGAATCAGCAGCCTTAGAATCTGTAAAAACAATTACATTTAGAGCTGGTGAAGGTGCTGTGGGTAGGTTCTCTTGTTTATTTACAGACTTCGCACCTAACGGAGCAACAAGTGTACAAGGAATAGGGTTAGGAGATGCTAATGATGGTTTTGGATATACTATGGCAGGTACTTCTTCTGAATTAAATGTGACTTACAGAACAAATGGAGTTCAAACAAGTGTTACTCAGTCATTATGGAACGGTGATGTTATGGATGGAACATCAAGTTCAAGTAATCCATCGGGAATGTTATTAGACGTAACTAAGGGTAATGTTTATCAAGTAAGTTACGGTAGTGGTTTTGGATGTGTTTATTTCTCTATTGAAAGTCAAAGTACGGGACATATGGTTTTAGTACATACCTTACATCTTTCAAACATAAGAACAACACCTTCGTCTTATAACCCAACATTCGCTTTAAGGTCAGAGGTATTCAAAGATGGAACAGCAGACGCTAATGACTATGTGATGAAAGTCGCTGATATGTCATCTTTCATACAAGGAAGTAATAAAAGTACGGGGGTGATTAATGCCTTTCAGAATGAAAAAAATATTGGGTCTACAGATACTTGTTTATTTAATCTCCAAAATAAATCAACCGTCTTCGGTGGGGCTACTGGAAACAATAAAGTATCAGCAATATTACAATCAATATCACTAATAAATGACAGTAACGGTGCTGGAACATTCAGCATTTATGAAAACGCCACTATAGGGGGGACACCCTCTTACACTGATATTAACGCAAATACCTCTGTTATCTCACAAGATACGGCTGGAACTACAGTAACTGGTGGTAAGTTACTATGGGTAGGTGGTGTTGGAAAGGATAATGGTGATTCGTCAACCATTTTTGATTTGGGTATCGCAATGAGGCCTGGTAGTATATATTCGTTTGTTGCCCGAACACTTGGTGGTGCGAATGATATGTCGATAGGACTTGTTTGGGTTGAAGATTTTTAACGAATAAAATAATAAGATAATAAAAATATAATAATATGGTATACGCATTAATAAAAGACACAACAAAGATAGTTTCAATAAAAGAATCTGTTACAGATAATGTTAATTTTACATTTACTATTACAAGTTTTAAAGATGAGGTATATGTCGAACAATATACAACTTCAGAAGAAATTACTGAACGTATCAAATCCTTATTTGGGTCATCAGTAACTTAATTAATAAAATATAGTTAACATCTATTAATAGTTTAGGGTGATTAATTAATAGTATCGAACCCACACTGCTAATTGTAGATGGGTGATGGTGTGAAATAGAAAGAAAAGTATATTAAAAAATAATTTACTTTTTTATTTTTATCATTATACTTTATTTATGAAAAATGTTTTATATAAAAATAAATCTATTGAGCCTAGAAAGAGTGACATTCATGGCTGGGGGTTTTTTCAAAAGAAAAAATAAGTAAAGGAGAGATTTTAGAAGAGTGTCATTGTTTATATATGACAGAAGATGAAGCTTCATACACTCATCACTTAAGGCCAATAAAAATAAATACAATAAGAGTAGACGATAGTGGAACCTTCCCATATGTGATACCTTTTGGTTATGGTGCCTTATTTAATTCTTCTAATGACCCTAATGTAGTATATACATGGGATATTGAAAATAAAATATTAGTTTTTTATTCTTTTAGAGATATAGAAAAAGAAGAAGAATTATTTTTAAACTATGAAATTAACAGAGCAATAGTAAATACAGAATTATTTAATTTTAAATAACATTATATCTATATTATTTAAGTTTTTATCTCTATTTATAAAAGATGAATATATCTACAGGTCAAACAATACACGAATTGGTAAGGTCATTTAATCCAACAACCAACACACCAGTAACACCAGCAACTTTTAGTTCAACTGTTTATGTTGATGGTATAATTAATACTGGGGTGACAGTTAGTTCTTTTTTGTCAAGTGCATCAGAAGGCATGTACTCAATATCTTGGTCAGCATCTACTTTAGGAACTTATCAGTTAAACATAGAAAACACTACAACTAGTGTTGTTTACGTTTCTGAAATATATAGCGTTAAAACTGATTCCGAAATCAACCCTTCTCCAACAATATATGTAGGCCTATAGTTTTATTTACTTTTTTAATATAATAATTATTATTAGTATATGAAAAGGTCAAAATTTTCTTTTCTTCCATTATATAAAGGTTTATACTCTAAAAGTTATTTGTTAACAGAAAAGATTGACAAAGATAATCTATGGGAAAATTATGTTATTATTGATTTTGACCCATATTCTAATACAAATAGTCAAGTTTTAGCCTTTTCATTAGATTATAATCGATTAATAAATTCATCATTTGCACCAGAGGTATATAAAGATTATAGTTATAAGTTTCATATTATTAGCAACAATGGCTCTACAGATGGTTCAGAAATAAACGATTGGATACATAGCTTTTATAACAAGAAAAATAAATATTACGAACAAAATATTTTCAATAAAAAAGCTAAAGATATACATGTTTACGCTATTAATAAAAGTTTAAAAAAAATAATAAAAATTAATTTAATATCCTGCATACCAAAAAACCCAATATTTTACTATAGGGGACAAAACATTCAGAAGCAAATGTCTGTAACGCTAGAGCCTAAGACAATAAAAAACTTATCCAACAAAAGTTATGATTTTTAGATTAAAAAAATGCGATTCAGACTCTGTATAGTATTTTAATAATTGCTTAATATTTATATTTAATAATAGTGAACTATGAATTATATTGAAGAATACGTTTCTTGCGCAAAAAGCCCAGTATATTTTGCGAATACATATGGATATGTTTTTGACATGGAGAAACAGCAGATGGGGAAAATGACGTGTTTTCCCTATCAGGAAGATTGTCTTAATCAGTTTAATGATAGTCAAAACTCAATAGTTTTAAAATCTAGACAGATGGGCCTGTCAGTCATATCAGCTTTATATGTTGCCTGGAGGTTGACCTTTTGTCCTGATGAAAGAATATTGGTAGTTGCTGATAGTGGCAATGGTGCCGTTAGGTTTTTGAATACCGTTAAACAATTTTTGGACAGATTACCAGATTGGATGCTACCAGAAGAAACTTTAATAAATAATACAAAGCAAATATCTTTTTCTAATGGCTCTTGGGTTAAGGCTGTTGCCAGTAGTAAGCAGGCTGGTAGAGGAGAATCTTTAACTTGCCTGATATTAGATGAGACCGCGTTTATTGAGCATGCTCAAGATATATGGATGGGGGCTGGGCTGGCTTTGGCTGCTACCCAAGGTAAGTGTATTATGATTTCTACACCTAAGGGTACTGGAAATCTTTATCACCAAACATGGACTCAAGCAAATAAGGGTAGGGGCAACTTCTTTCCTATAAAGTTGCATTGGTCTATACATCCTATATTATCTAAAGGGTTAGAGACTAGAATAGACTCTGATGGAAAAGAATATCCATGGAGCCCATGGTATGATGGAGAGTGTCAAAGAATGCACCATAATACAATTAAAATTGCACAAGAATTAGATTTGTCTTTTGAAGGCTCAACCGCTGTTGTCATAGATAGTTCAATAATACAAAAATATGTCAAAGACATAGGCGATAAAAAGCCTGTATGCTATTATGATTTTAAGAAAAAAGATGGCAGTTTTTGTGAATATGTAACATCTTTTCATATATGGAAAAAACCAAAAGAAGGTGGGAACTATATAATTGGGTCTGACGTTGGTAGAGGAGATGGTGCCGATTTCTCTACAGTTCAAATAATAGACGCTGACAGCTTAGAGCAAGTTGGTGAATTTCAAGGAAAAATAGTTCCTGATGTATTTGCAGAACTTCTTTACAAGGTGGGAACGGATTATAATAATGCTTTTATGGCAGTTGAGTGTAACAGTTTTGGTTTAGCAACAACGTTAATGCTAAAGAATACCTTGAAATATCCTAAAGAAAGAATGTATATATCTAAATCTGCAGTTAAATTATACAATAGAACTCACAATTATGTTGTTGACAAAGATACAGATGTTCCAGGATTTCAGACAACGGTAAAAACTAGACCTTTACTCATGAGTTCGTTGGTAAAATATATGAGAGAAATGGAAATTAAAATAAACTCTCTAAGATTGCTTGTAGAGTTTGAAACTTTTGTTTACAAAGGAGATAAGGCAGAGCATGAAAATGGATTTAATGATGATTTAATATTTGGAATGGCTATTGCGCTGTTAATTAGAGATACTGAGTTTGAATCTGTATTTTGGAATAAGAAAAGAACTAAAGAAATGTTAGATATGATAAGTTTTAGCCAAAAAGACGTTAGCTCATTAAGTTTAGATGGTTCAAATAAAGATAGTTGGGATGATGATGACGATTTGAATGACACTTCTTGGTTATACGGGCCAATAAAAGCATAGTCTATTTACTTTTTTATAAAAAGTCCTTTATTGTCATTGATGACAAGTTTTTTAACAAATATAAAAGATTTTTTACACTCTAAAAGTAAGGGCGTTATTCCTGAATATTTTGATTTAAATCAAAAATCAGTATTACACACTATTGATAGAAATAATGTTATATCCATACTGAAAAGTAGGCAGTCGGGTATGACCTCTGTGATTTTATATTATGTAGCCAATTTAATGAGGAGTTCATACGATAGAAAAGAAATAGCTTTTATTGGAGCTTCACCTTTTGAGTCAACAGAATGTTTAACTCATCTAGGATTTTTATTAAGGGGCTATCCTGAAGACAAGCTTAGAGGGGGTGCGAAAGATTTACATCTTGAAGGCTCTTGTTTTAGAACTTTTAATGACTACTATAAGTTAAGAGGTTCTAGGTTTGATGTTATTATTATAGACGAGGCCGCTTATCATCAAGATTTAGAAAATATATTAACGTACTCATCACAGTCTTTGGTTGAAGGTGGTAAGTTAATTTGTTTGTCATCAACTGGGGGGATGTGTGATATGGCTTTTAAAAATTTTCACTTAAAATTAAGTGACGCTTTGTCTTTTTATAAAAAAGATTTATTAATAGAAAAGAAACATAAAAAATATTCTATTAGTAATGGAAGTAGCGTGTTTCACATGAGAGCACCTCATTTAGTTGATGTAAGGTGTTATAAAAACCCCTCTACAGAGCTTAAAAAAGAAAAACTTAATATTTATTAATAAAAAGAAAAATGGCAGACGAAAGTGTATTTATAAATTTATTGGACAGACTGAAGAGGGGAAGGACTTCTAGGCCACTGCCTCAAGAGAAGCAAGTTATTTCTGGGAATATTTCTAGCCCTCAATCTACACCAGTACAACAGAGGCAGCAAGACTTTCTAGATGTGCAGTCTCAAAAAATTGCTCAAGATATATATTCTAGAAGTGTTTATTATGACACAGATAGGCTTGGTGCATATAATGATTATAGAGCCATGGACATGTCTCCTGAAGTTTCTGCAGCATTAGATATAATTACAGATGAAACTGTAACTAGAGATGAAAGGGGTGATATATTGTCAATATATTCTGAAAATGATAGAATCAAAACTATTCTAAAAGATTTGTTTCATGACAGATTAAATATAGAATATAATTTGACTTTTTGGATTAGAGAAATGATTAAGTTCGGAGATGCTTTTGCTAAATTGGAAATAGACCAACAAGAAGGAATATACGATGTAAGAATGTTGCCTGTTGCAGAAATTCATAGAGAAGAAGCTTTTGATGGTAATGTAAATTCCTCTAGATTTAAGTGGGACATTAATAACATGTACTTTGAAGAGTTTCAAATAGCTCACTTTAGGTTAGTTTCAGATGGTACAAAATTACCTTATGGTAGAAGCGTTTTAGACCCTGCCAGAAAGCTTTGGAAACAACTTCAGCTAGCAGAAGATGCCATGTTAGTATATAGAATTATTAGAGCCCCTGAGAGAAGGGTTCATTATATTGAAGTTGGTAACTTAGAGTCTGCAGATGTACAACAATATGTTGAAAGAATAAAAAGAGAATTAAAAAAATCTCCTATTGTTGACCAGAAGACTGGTCAAATGAATTTAAAATACAATCCCTTAACAATGGAGGAAGATTACTTTCTTCCCATTAGAGGGGATAAGTCTTCTAGGATAGAAACGCTTCCTGGAGCATCTAATCTAGGGGAGATACAAGATGTGGAATATTTGCAAAATAAATTGTTTGCAGCACTGAAAGTGCCTAAGCCTTATTTGAATTATGCAGAATCTATGCCTGGTGGTTCAGCTTTATCTCAGGCTGATTTGAGGTTCAGTAGAACTATAAATAGAATACAAGAAAATATAATAATAGAGCTTAGAAGAATTGCAAACGTTCACCTATTTCTTTTGGGATTTGAGGATGATATGGACAATTTCAACCTAAAGTTAACTAATCCATCCACACAGCAGGAGTTGTTAAAGTTAGAGACAATGAAGGCTAGGCTTGAAGTTTTTAAGGAAATGTACACTGCAGAACCAACTTCGCCAGTATCCTACACTTGGGCTATGGAGTATGTTATGGGATTCTCCAAGGCGGAAATAAAACAAATATTAAGACAGAAAAAAGTAGAGAAAAAAATGTTCTCAGAAATAGAGACTGCACCAGAGGAGTATATGCAAACTGGTCTTTTTGCTGATATAGACGAAAAGTTTAAGGCAGCAGAAGATACTCTTTCTGGAGATGCTGGAGATGCTGGAGATGATGCAAGTTTTGATGAGCCTGCTGTAGATGAGCCGTCTGTTGATGAGCCTGCTGTAGATGAGCCTCTAGAAGAGAGTGTTTTATTTTTGGAGCAAGATTTAAAGGATTTAAACATAGCAACAATAGATGATAAGGTTAATGCAAGTAAAAACGTTAACATTTTGAACAAAAAAAATAAGAATTTAAATACTAAAACAAAAAATTTAATTGACTCTATAACCTCTAAGTTAAACAGCATAGACGAAAAGACTGGGTTAGATGATGAAGGAAATGATTTGTTAAATGAAGGAAATACTATTTGATTCTAATGACTAATTATTAAAAAATATTTTATGGATTACGATGATTTAAAAAAGCAAATAAGAGATAAAAGATTGGGTTTAAAAAAGAATTCAAACTCTTTGAGTGATAAAAATGTTGAAGACGATGAATATGGTATTGATGAAATTTTTCAAAAAATAAAATTTTTAATTGAAAAAACAGAGCCTAGGTTATATAAGTTTATGTTCAAAGGAACTGTGGATGCCTCAATAGATGCTAGAAATAATCTAAATGAAATAAGAAAGCTTTGTATAGAGTTGAGGGCTAGCCTGTTAAAGCAGAGAGAAGATAATCAAAGTGATTACTCTTAACATAAAGTCTCTTTTAAAATTTTTCTAATAAAAATTCTAACTTCATTTAAATTAGAATTTTTTATTTTATTATACTCAACTTTTGCTATGGGAGGTAAAGTCTTATATTGTGCCTCCGAAAAAGAAACTCCTCTTTCGACTTGTTTTTCTATATATCTTTTTTGATTCTTTTTGCTTAAAAACTGAACCTTTTCAACATCTAAAACTAAAGGGAACTCAAAAGTAAAATTGCAATATATTTTTTTCATTTTTGGGCTTAATATTTTAAACTCACTATCATTAAGTTGTAACTTAATATAAGAAGCCATTTGCAAATAATATTCTTGAAGTTTTTCATTAAGTTTTAAGAATTCAGAATTAGTTAAAAATCTCTTTCTAAATATATATCTTTGCTTTTGGTCATTAGACATTATAGTAAATTCATAATCCTCTAACCAATCTGCTGATTTTATTCTATTTTCTATGTAGTCCTGCTTTTGTTTGTTGCTAAAATTTTTAAAAAAATAAAGACCAACTGGGGCTTTTAGATAAACTAAATAATCAAGAAATTTAGATTTTTCTTTTGGCTCTAATGATTTATATTCACTTGTAGAAATTAAGTTCATAATAATAAATATTACAAAAAAATTGTACTCAATAACTTTAATTATTATATTTGTATGATATAAAATTTATTATGTTTATAGTATTTGATACAGAAACCACAGGGCTTCCTGAAGATTTTAGCGCACCAGTTAGCGATACGGACAATTGGCCCAGAATAGTTCAGTTGGCATGGAAGGTGTATGACATAAATGGTAAAGTCATAAGCTCTAATAATAAAATTATAAAACCAGACGGTTTTGTCATACCAGATGATAGCATTAGAATTCATAGAATAACTAATGAACGAGCTAACAGAGATGGTGTTTTAATTTCTGATGTCTTGAAAGAATTTTCTAAAGATATAGAGAATTCTAATTTTATTGTTGCACACAATGTAAGTTTCGACAATAAAGTTACGGCTTCTGAGTTTTTTAGATTAAAAATGAAAAATTCAATGAGAAACATAGTGAATATATGCACTATGAATTCTACTATAGATTTTTGTAGAATACAAGGCAAGATGGGACTTAAGCCTCCTACTCTTACAGAATTGCACAAGAAGTTGTTTAACAAGGCTTTTGAAGATGCTCATGATGCACTGGTTGATGTTGAGGCGTTGGCTAGATGTTTTTTCGAGCTCAGAAGAATAGGTGGATTAGGTTTTGGGGATGACTTCAAAACACATATGTCTTCAGTTGATTCTGAACAAAATATAATTAATAAGTGGAAGTCAAAAAATGGAGATTTTAATAACGACTTCTCTATGGTAAATTTTGGAGTTCACACTTATCATTCTGTACTAGAAGGTGCTGGTTCAACTTCTGATTATATTGATTTAGCCAAAAAGTATAATCACAAATCTTTAGTTTTGACAGATAAAGGTAGCTTGTCTGGTGCTTTTTCTTTTTATCAAAAGTGTAAATCTAAAAACATAAAACCGATAATAGGATGTGAATTTCATTTAAACGATAGTATTGGTGGTGAGTATGAGCCTAAGCAACAAGATAAAAATGTTCTTCAAAAAATAATAGTTACAAATAAAGAGGGTTTTGTTAATATTAATAAAATAAATTATTTATCATTTGCTGAAGGTTTTTATAGAGTTCCTAGAATAAAAACTTCATGGATTTTGGAGAATAAAGAGGGTTTGATATTAACAACTTCATCTAAAAACGGAACAATATGTAAATATTTGCAAATGGGCAAATATAAAGATGCTGAAGATTATCTAGTGAGCATGTTAAGTGCATTTGGAAAAAAGTCTTATATAGCCGAAATTTCCCTTGAGGACAATGAGGTACAAAGGAATTATAATGACTTCATAATTAACATGTCAGACAAATATAGTATGGCTGTAATAATTTCTAATGACATATACTACCCAGAAAAAAAGGATAAAGTACTACAAGATGTATTGATTTCAATAAATCAAAAAAGGTCTATAAAAAGAGCTAGGACCAAAGACAGTAGGGACATGTACTACGTTGACGAGTCTGAGATATTAGAAATGAACAAGAATTATGGATTTAATTATAGTGAAGAATTCATAAAAATGTGTATGATTACAAGTGAAAAAATTGCTTCTATATGTAATTTTGACTTTGAAACAGACGTAGAGAAATATCCGAAATATAAGCCAACTAAAGATGTTTATGACTTTTTTAAAACCAATGATGGAGAAGAGATAATAAGAAGGTTGTCACATGCTAAGCTTAATCAAAAGCTTAATATATATAAAGAGCGTGGGCCTGTTGAAATAGATGATGATAAAATTTCTAAGTACAGAGAAAGGCTAGACTATGAGCTGGAGGTTATAAAAGAAAAGAAAATGTTGGATTATTTTCTTGTGGTTTGGGAGCTTATAAGGTTTTGTGCCGACAACGATATAGAGGTAGGGCCAGGAAGGGGAAGTGCGGCAGGCTCTTTACTTTCTTGGTGCTTAGACATAACAAAGATTGACCCGATAAGGTTTGATTTGTATTTTGAAAGATTCTTAAATCCAGCCAGAAATTGTCTTACAGATAATTGTAATGTTATGATGAAAGATGGTTCTTATAAAAATGTAGTGGATGTTAAAGTCGGAGACCCAGTGCAGACTGAAACTGGAAAAGGAGTCTTGGTTCAGAAGCATGAGAGAGAGCTGGAAGAGCATGAGAATATATTTGAGATAGAGACTGAAGACGGTTCTGTTGTTCAGCTCACAGGGTGTCATATAATTCCTGTTTTCAGAGATAAAAAAAGAATTGAAATAAGAGTTGATGAAATAAAAGAAACAGACTTACTGTTTTCTTTTTAAAGTTTAAAGTTTTTATCTATATTTATAGACATGGATTATAGTAAAATGAAAAAAGAAGAAATAGAAAATAATAATTTTGATACACAAAAAGATTTGTGTGAAGCTTTAGTTGGCTTTCAAGAGCTAAAGTTAGCATCTGAAGAAGAAAAAAGAGATTGGGAATATAAGAGTGATTTATTTATTTCTTTGGAAAATGTGGTTGGAAAGTTTGTCTTTGTAGGAGAGGTAAATATTGGAAAAGCAACAAGGTGTTTTTTTGGAAAAAGCGGAAGGGGTCAGAAGTCAGTTAGAGTAAAAACTGATTTAAATAAAGAGATTTCAATAACAGATGCGAAGATTCAGATTTATGATAGGTTTAGTAAAAAAAATGTTTTAGTTAAATTACATCCATCTCGTGGGGGAGTAAAATTTTGGTCACATGGTTATATAATTTCGGAGAAAGATTATAAATCACTTTACTATAAAACTAGAGAATATAGAGACTCTTTTAATAGGAGTTTAAATGAAAATTATGGAGTTACTGGAATGACATCCCCTGTTCAAATAAAAGAGATTAGAGATAAAATTTCAAAAACAATAGAGAATAAATATGGTGTTAAATGGTTTTTAGAGAGAGGTTGTCATTATTCTGCAGTAACGATTTCTATGCAAGAAAAATTTGGAGTAGATAATTTATTTTATTCTGATGAATGGCAGCTTGCAAATGCTAAAAAGGTAAATAAAAATTTTGGAGAGACATCTAAGTTGGAAAGAGAAATTATTGCTGAAATATCAAAAGAAGTCCCAGGAGACTCTTTTTTTAAAAAATCACCTTTAGGGCAGAAGATATTAGTTATAAATAAAAATAAATTCTATAAGATTGATTATTATAATGAAGAATACAATATAGTGATAGAGGTTATGGGAGACTATTGGCATTGTAATCCTTTAATTTATGAAAATAGTTTTTATCATAAAAATAAAAACAAATATGCAAGTGAAATTTGGAAGGATGACAGAAAGAGAAAAAATGAGATAATAAATATTCTCAAATGTAATTTTATTGAAATTTGGGAGAACGACTGGAAAGAGAATAGGGAAAATATTATAATAATGATTAAAAATATAGTTGAGTCTTATGAAAATATCTAAAATTAGAAGTATAAAAAAAATTCCTTATAAAGGAAAGGTGTATGACCTATCTTTTGATAAAGATAATTTATTCTTCTCTTCAAGTAAAGATTTAAGTGAGTGCCATAACACGTTGATTTCCAGTGTGTTAATACACAATTCTCCACCAGATATTGACATAGATTTTGAGACTGGTTCAGACGTAAAGACTGATGAGTTCTTGTATAACAAATATGGAAAAGAATGCGTTTTCCCAGTAATAACATTTTCAACATTTAATGAGAAGGGTTGTATAAAAGATGTAGTCAAGGCATTTGGAGGAGACGGAGGGTTTGATTCTGAAATATTTGCAGTTACCAAGGAAATGCCAAAAATGTTTATGAAATATGATGGCGATTTAAAAGATTGGCTAGAACAACACCCTAATACACCTGAAGCTTCTGACTTGGTTAAGAAATGGATAGAAAGCCCCAGTAACAAAAAAACAATAGATACAACACTCACTCTACAGGGTCAAGTTAGAAATTTGGGAAAACATGCCGCAGGCATAGTCATAACTCCAGGCCCTGTTTGGGAATATATGCCTGTAAATATGGTAAAAGGAGTCACTGTTTCTGGATTTCAAGAGTCTGGTAGTGGTAAAGACTTATCTGACTTAGGTATATTAAAGTTAGACAGATTAAATTTAACAACATTAAACATACTTAAACAAGCTATAAGGTTAGTTAAAGAGAATAGGGGTATAGATGTTTCTGAGCAGGTAAAGTATGTTGATTTAGACAATTCTGATTTGTTTGAAGAGATTAGAAGCGGAAACAATCAAGGGGTGTTTCAATTTGAGTCTGATGGTATGTCTAAACTGATAAAAAGAATGCACATAGAGAGCTTCGAAGAGATGGTGGCTGCAAATGCATTATACAGACCTGGACCTATGGGAGTTGGTGCTCACGAGGAGTACATCAGAAATAAGAAAAACCCAGAAGAAATAAGTTTGGTGCACCCATCTCTAGAGCCTTTACTTAGAAATACTAATGGTGTACTAATATTTCAAGAGCAACTAATGTTTATAGCTCATGAGCTGGCAGGCATGACTCTTGGTGAGGGTGATAATTTGAGGAAAGTTATGGATAAGGCCTCAAAAATCATAAAAAAGAATTTGTCAGGAGATAAATTGGAAGAAAAAGAATATAATAATAAGAACTATAAAGAGTATTTGACACTTTGGGAAAAGTTTAAGTCAGGCTGTAAAGAAAAGGGGCTTAAGGAAAATGAAGTTAAAGACATAGAAGAGTGGTTAGTAAAGTATTTAGGATATTCCTTTAATCGCTCACACTCAGTGAGTTACAGTTATGTTGCTATGCAAACCCTGTTTATGAAGAGGTACTATCCTACTGAATTCTATGCAGCTCTATTAAATCATGCTAAAGATGATGAGTCTTGGCTTTCATCGGCTATAATGGGCGCTTTCACTAAGGGTATAAAAGTTTTGCCTCCTAATAGAAAGTCAAAATGGGAATGGGGTATGTTAGATGAAGAAACTATTTTAATGGGTTTTTCTAGTATAAATGGTATGGGAGAAATTGCCTATGAAGAATTGCAAAAAGTCGATATTTCTAATGTTGGTAAGGATAAGTTTTTTATGCATAAATTTTCTAAATTCAATAAAGCAAACTTTGAAGCCTGCTTAAAGGCAGGAGTTTTTGATGATTGGTCAGAGTCTAGAGAAGAGCTTATGGAGTTTCGTAAGTTTAAAATAAAAAGCAATACTATGCAAATGGACTTGTTTGGTCAAAATAGATTTGACATTATAGAGGAGAGTCTTAAGGAGAAGTTTGAGCCAACTCCCAAGGATATTAAGTACAAAGATTTTATAGATGTTTGTAGTTTGGATTTACAGCTTTTTGATAAAATATCTAAGATAAAGAAGCAATTTAAAGAAGAGTATGACTTTAACGTTGAACCCGTTACTTCTTATGAAAATCCTGATAAATATTATTATTTTGTGATAAAAGATGTTGTAGAAAAAATATCTAAAAACAACAAAAAATATTGGTCTCTAGAACTCAGCGATGGAGGTGCATCTGTTAAGATGGTAGTTTGGTCAGATGCTTATGATAGAATAAAGGATTTAGTGGAAAAGGGAGGTATATATTTGACTAAGTTTTCCAAAGAAAGAAATTGGTTAAAATTTCAGGATGGATGTCAATTTAGGAGGGTATACTAGTTGTTATGTTTTTTGTTAAAGTAATTTTTTATTTTTTCTTTAATATCATAAACTAACCCTTTGGGTACATAGCCTAATTCGGCAAAGTTTTCATATATAGAAACTAAAGGAGTTCCAATTAGTCCCCCATAAACCATACCAGGCAACCAGACAAACAAGCTTGAGTGCTTTGCGGCATGCCAGCTTATAGATAGCATTAAAACATATATTATGGAAATTACAAAAATCCTAGGCAATTTACTGCTGCTAAAACTTCTGTTTACAATAGATTTCCATACACCAGTAGATGCGTCAATTAAAATTAAAAACAACATAAAATATACCGCAGAAGCATCATCCCATATATATTGTGTTATAAATGATGTTAAAGCTGTGCATGCGGCAAGTACAAAATTTACAAGTGAGTTCTTTAGTCCGAGTACAGAATCCATCAATTCCTTAACACTCCCAAAGCCTAAAATTAGCTTATTCTCTTTCATATCAATATTATTTTTCGTATTTTTGTTGTTATATATAAATAGTTGATAATATTCATAAATATTCAAAAATGACTGATTTTATAAGGAAAATAACATTCGATTATATCAAAAAAGATGGTGAAGAATCTGTGAGAAACATTATTGCGCCAAAATTTTTAAAAGAATCTTTTAATTCTTTTACTGAAATAGATAAAGAACAAGTAAATTATGTTTCTGGATTTGAAATAAACACTGATGACTTGGAATCAGATGAGATAAAAGAGTATGAAGAAACCATATGTGACTATTTCAATCTAGCACTACCAACTATGGAAGAGTATTTTAATGATTTAGGATTAGATTACAAAAGAGTAAAGCAAAAGTCTTTTAAAAAAGATGGTGTTAAAAATCATAAGATAATAAAAGATGGTCCACATGTTCTAACGGCAAAAAAGTGAAATGATGTTAAAAAGAGAAGGAGAAAATCGTGAAGATAAGGACAAAAGCTCCCTTTGGGACATGTCTAAAAAGAAATTTGAGTCACCATTTTCTAAATCAAACAAATCTATTGCTGCTTCAAATAATTCAAATAAAAGATTTTTGTTGTTAGAGTTTTTTAACAAAAAAATCATAGAAGATATGAATAAAGAATGGGGAAGGCAGTTGAGTGATGGCATTCAAGAGTGTTCTAGAATAATTAGCGAAAGAGGAGGCGAAAGGATAAGTGGAGTTGCTAATTATGTTGTTTTTAGTTCTCAGGCTATAGACATTTATCAAGAGGCTATAAATGCAGAAATTATAGAGCAAGACAATGAAAATGATGAAAACAATCAATTATGAGTGAAGTAAAAATTTTACACAATTATGTGTTTGATGAGATAGAGGGAGGTAAATTAAAATTATATTTTCCACACAACTTAGATACTAAAAAAAATCCTGACATTGTTAGAAATTTGATGTGGCTGAAAGATGCTGGGCTTAAATACAACGTCATAAATAATGAAAGGTGTGACATTTTATATCCAAGCTCTTTTGATATATCAAAATATTTTGAAAAAAGAAAGCCATTCACGTATGTTTCAGGATTTAATAAGACTAAGGGTAAAAAAATGTCTAAAGATGATTTTATGGCATTTGTTTTTTCTAAGTTTTTAAAATCTTCAGGAATATGTGAAAAAAGTTATTCATATATCTTCAATTACTCAGACAACAGTTACTCAAAGTCAAGACTAAAATACTTCCATACAATGAGTGGTGCTTTTAAGAATAAATCAGATAATTTAATATTTACAGAAGATTTAAAGTCAAATGTAGAGCCGATTGATTATGTTAAAGGTAGACTTTTGGGTGCAGACCCTGATAAAAGTGTATTACAAATATTTACGCAAGAATATGTTAAAAAAAACAAAGAAAAAATACTTAAAGAACGTACAGACTCTCAAATTAAAAAAGTATACTTACCTGGCTTAAAGGTAAAGGGTTTAAATGGTGATTATTTTGAAGATATAATAAATCGTCTAAATGACATTTTTGGAGTAGAAAATTTCAAAGTATATTACAATATAATAGTAGGAGAAATATTTTCTAATGACTTTACATCTTCAGAAATAGAAATAGATATACCTAAAAAAGGTAATCATTTTGATTGTGGAGGTTTTTTAATTACTGAAACCTACCTTAAGTTGTTAGATATGGATATATTTACAGATGGAAAAGACACCTTTAATTCTAATGTTTTATCATATCATAAAGATAAGTCTTCATGGTATTATAATCCTAATATTTTATATAAATCTTTAATTAATCATTGTGAAAACATAAATAAAATATTAAACAAATCAGAATACGATTTGCATCAAGATGACAATGTTAGAACGTTTTTGTCAGGAATGATGGAAGATTTATCATTGGGAATGAAGTCTTTGGGCATGTTTTTGGTTGATGATATAGATAGTGAAATTAAAAACTTTTAAAATGAATTACTTAGAAAAAAAACCAAAATCTTTTGAAGGTGTTATAAAAAGAGTTAAGTTTCACAATCCATTAAATGGGTATGGAATTTTAAGCGTAGAAATTGTTGGAGAAAAAGAAGCAAAAGACAATGTGACAGTAACCGTCAACCAGCCTAAGATATTTGAGGGGGTGACTATGAAATTTTCTGGCTCATGGACTAAGCACCCTAAGTTTGGACATCAATTTAAGGCTGATTCCTGTCAAGAGATACCTCCAGCAACAACAGAAGCTGTTATTAAATATCTTAGCTCTGGATTCTTTCCAGGAATAGGTCCTGTCACTGCAAAAAAGATTGTAAAATACTTTGGAGATGAGGCGTTAGATGTGTTTAGAAATAACATACACAGGCTTACAGAAGTTTCTGGCATACACGTAAGTAAGTTGAAAGTTCTAAAAGATAGTTGGAAGAGCAATCAGGAAATGAATAATATTATGTTGTTCTTGCAGGAGCATATGATTAGTACTGTTTTCTCAGTGAAAATTTATAAAGAGTACGGAATAAGTTCAATACCTATATTAAAAAAGAATCCTTACAAATCAGCTACAGATATTAGTGGGTTTGGATTTATTATGGCAGATAAGTTAGCTATAAGCTTGGGATTCAAAAAAGACAGCGAAGAAAGAGTATCTGCTGCTATTCATTATATATTATCAAATAATCAATCTGATGGACATTGTTATTTAACTAAAAAACAAATTAAAAAAAGGTTATATAAATTAATAAATATAGATTCGTCAGAAAAAATATCTAAAATATTAGAAAAAGAAGAGTTGGAAGAAAGTATAGTTTGTGTTAAATTTCAAACAGATAATTTAGAAGATAAAAGATATTATTCAAGAGATGTTTATTATGACGAAAAGTATGTTGCTGAAAAAGTGATTAGACTGTCTAAAAAAGTATATGCAAATAATAAAGAAGGTTTACAAAAAAAGTTAAACGCCATGCTAGACTTGTCTGACATAAGTTTAAGTGATGAGCAGCTAAGTTCTGTGATAGGTGTATTATCAAATGGTTTGTCTGTTTTGACGGGAGGCCCAGGGGTAGGTAAGACAACAGCGGTTAAATATGTTTACGACATGCTTATCTCTATGGGCAAAGAAGTCTTGTTGGCCGCACCAACAGGTAGGGCTGCACAAAGAATGTCAGAGGTTATAGGTTCTCAATCTAAAACTATTCACAGACTTTTAAAGTGGGATGCTGGTAATAGTAATTTTAGGAAGTCGGAAAAAGATATGTTAGATTGTGACTTTATCATTCTTGATGAATCATCTATGATAGACATAAGGCTGGCCGCATCTTTTTTTAGAGCTATATCTCCAAGTACTCAAATATTGTTAGTTGGAGATAAGGACCAATTGCCATCTGTTGGTATTGGAAATTTGATGTCAGATTTAATTGAAAGTAACTGCATAAAGATTTATAATTTACAGAAAGTTTTTAGACAAGCTGAAAAGTCTCAAATAATTAGTTACGCACACCAAATAAATAAAGGCCAAACACCCAGTATAGAAACTCCAATAAAATCTCCTAGCATATGGAAAGATGGTGTTGATTGTATGTTTATAGATTCTTCTATGGATAAAAGAATGTGTAAGTCAGTTGATTTTTCTACGTTTAAATATGGAATGAATGCTCTTGATATGATTGTCAAGCTGTATTCTGATACTGTAAAAAAATATATGGGAGAAAAATGTGAAATACAAATACTCACACCTATGAATAAAGGTTCTATAGGAACTAAAGAAATAAATAAAAGAATTCAACAAGAGGTAAATCCTGAATCAAAGAATAGAAAAGAAATTAAAATAGGAGATAGGGTTTATAGGGAGGGTGATAGAGTCATACAGACTTCAAATAATTATGACCTAAATGTTTTTAATGGTGATATAGGTTACATAAAAACAATAAACTCAAAAGACGCTAGTTTAATTATAAGTTATGAAAATGTTAGTAGTTCAAAATTGGTACAATATGAAAGAAACAACATTTTAGAAATAGAATTAGCTTACAGCATTAGTATACACAAATCTCAAGGTTCAGAGTTTCAAGTTGTAATAATGCCTGTACTTAGTGAGCATAATATTATGTTATATAGAAACTTAATATACACAGGCATAACTAGGGCTAGGAGTATGGCTATACTAATAGGTGAAAGAGATGCGTTTAGTAGAGGGGTGAATAATATAAATCCCAACTATAGACAGACGTCTTTAAAGAAGTTTTTAAAAGAACACTATGAAGAGACAGAGGCTGAATTAGAGTTTTTGAATTAATATTTCATTTCTAATCCTTTCCTTTACAAGTTCTCTATTGTCTTTTAGTTCTGATTCCCAAACTCTAAATATACCATACCCCATGCCTTTAGATATAATGTTTTTGTATCTGTCATTTTGCTTTATTTTTTTTTGCATTTCACTTAATACATCATATTTTTCCTCATTTCCATGATAATAATCTCCATCAACCTCGCATAGTACATTACATGATGGTATGTAATAGTCAAATATTTTTCCTTTTAATATTTTTTGAGATTCGTATTCTATATTCATCTCTTTCAGAACTGACTCAAACTCTTTTTCTGGCCAAGTCGTATTCTTACTCATTCTATAAGCTTGAGCTTGAAGGTATTTTATTTTTTTTATTTTATTTTTCGGCTTAAGTAATTGCCTTTTTGTTCTTCTCAATATAGATGCTACTTTTTTCTTTTTCTCTTCTTCATTCATGATAAACTACTATTTACTTTTGGTAATGCATTGTTAAATTTGATAAAAATTAGACAATACTATTTATAATTAATAAATAAAAATAAATTATGGAAGAAAATAATCCTTTAGAACCAACAGTTCAATCAAGAACTAACCCTTCACAAGGTCAGGGCTCAACGGCCCAGACGCATACAGAGCCTCAGTCTAGAGCTCAAAATGTTGCTGCAAAACACGATATACCAGCTCAATTTATAGATACTGAATTTGAAGTTCCAACCGATTTTATAGACCTACCTTCTAATGGCGCATTTTATCCAAATGGAAAAAAAACTGTTGAAGTAAAGTATTTAACGGCTGATGATGAAAACATTTTAACAAGTACCGACCTTATTAAAAGTGGTAAGGTTTTAGATGTTTTGTTACAAAATGCGTTGATTGACAAAGAAATAACGCCAGAAGAAATGCTTACTGGGGACAGAAATGCTGTATTAATTAACTTAAGAATCACTGGATACGGTGATGAGTATGAAACTAAGACAAGCTGTCCTACTTGCGATGAAACTAACGTGAACACTATACTACTTTCGTCATTAGGCGACAAGGAAATTAAGGACTCACCAGACTCAGAGGGGTTCTTTAGTGTTATGCTACCTAAGTCTAAAGCAAATATTAAATTTAGACTTTTGACAGGAGCGGATGAGACTAGGTTACAAAAGATTGGTGAAACTGGCAAAAAGACTATGAGAGGAAAGTTCAAGGTTGCAACTGTGCTTACTGAGAGGTATTTGTTACAAATAATGGATGTTAATGGAAATAGAGACAAAACTTATATTAAAAAATTCATAGGAGTTATGCCTATAGCAGACAGTTTCTTTTTTAGAGAATATCTAAGACACATGGAGCCTGGTATAGATTTAAATTACGATTTTCAGTGCAATAGTTGTGGAGCCCTATATGCTCAAGAGGTTCCTATAACTGCTAAACTTTTTTGGCCTAATGCTAAGGTTTAATGTCTGAATCTCACAGGAAAATAGTAAGAGAAAACAGTGTGCCCTTTGATGAGATTTCCATCCCATCAAGGGGCATTTTTTATGAGGACAAAAAAGAAACATTTCTAGTCAAGTATATTACTGCTAAAGAGGAAAATTTGTTAACTTCTCCGACCTTAATAGATTCTGGCAGAGCCTTGGAGATGTTAATGAGCTCTTCTTTGTTGGATTGGGAAGGTGATATAGACAAGCTATTAATAGGAGATAGGGACGCTTTTATGGTGTACCTAAGGTCTACCTCTTATGGTGATAAAATTTCATTTACCATCAAGTGCTCTAATTGCCAAGTGGAATCAGAATCAAGCTTCAACTTGTCTGGGCTAGAAATGAAAGAAATTAAAGACATGCCAGATGAAAATTTAGAGTATACATTTGTAATGCCTACAATGAAAATAAAAGGAGAAAGTGTTGTCATTAAGTTTAAGCCTAAAACATTGGCAGACGAAAGAAGGATAATAAAAACTGTTGAAAAAGAAGCGAGAAAAATTGGAGACTTAAAGTTGGAAAATAGAATAGAAGTCACTTATAGAAATCAAATAACTAGCATAAATGGCGTGAGAGACGTAGGTCTTATCAAAAGGGTGATAAAGTCAATGCCATTAGGTGATTCTGCTAAGTTAAGGGCTTACATGGATGAAGTAGAGCCAGGTGTTGACAACACTGTAAGGACGGCTTGCAATTCTTGTGGACATGTTATAGAAAATAAAATACCTATAGATACTAACTTTTTTGGATTAAATCCCGAATATAGACAGCATATGATGGATGAAGTGTTTTTAATTACATACTACGGAAAAGGTGGATTTTCAAGAGATGATGTTTTTAATATGCCAGTTTACGAAAGAAGGTGGGTAATGCAAAGAATACAAGAAGAGGTGGAAAAGAAAAATGCAGCAGACAGACAGGCATCAAACAAAGCAAGAAGCCAAGCTAAGTCTAAATAAAGATAAATCAAGAGTTTAAAAATATTAAATTTAAATAAATTTTTGTATAATAGAATTTTATACGTAAATTAGCATATAATTAAAAAAAAAATTAAAATGAGACACGAAAAATCAACCCTCAGAAAAGAGCAGATACTATCTTTATGGACAAGGATGTGTAATAGTTTAAGTCAAGATACTTCATTTTTGGTGGAGGGTTCTGATGGAAGTCCTTATTATGTGCTAAATATATCAGATGGAATATCTCTTTATATATCTGCACAAGAAACCACAAAAGGAACGACTGGTTATGACTATTCTTTAGGTGTAGTTTTTGGGGAGTTTGTAAATTATAAAGATTTCTCAATGAATCAATCTGAATTTGATTCTTTAGCAAATTTATTTACTAGTTCAAGAAATAGTTTATTGAATGATAAAGTGAAGTCTATTGTTGAGTCAAAAGAGAGTGAATTTTATCACTTAGTAAATCAATAGTGTTATGTTGAGTAAAGCAATCAAAAAAAGCTCTTACCAAATAAAGAAACTTATGAAACAACCTAATGGAAGGCCTGCTCATGTTTTGATGCTAGATGGAAATTCTGAGGTTTACGAATCTGATGATATTAAAGAGGTTAATAGAATGTGCGACATATTAAATTCAAACACTGACAGTGGCTGGCTTTATAGTGTTATAGAAGTTAAAGACTTTAGATAAAGAAAATAAAAAAAACTATATTATATAAGGCTCAAATTAAAATTTGAGCTTTTTTTTTATAAAAATTTTACTATTTATATCTATATATAAACTGTATTGTTATGAATAGTAAATCTTATGTAAGAAAGTTGATTAGAGAATCATTTTTAAATGAAGCTCCTCCTGGGGGTATGTTTGGAAATTTCAAGCATTTAAAAAAAAATGATAAAGGTATTAATAATTCATCTAGTAAGGATTTAAAAGATGTTAAAACTTGGTACGAACATCCCGTTTTTGATAAGAGTAATATTTTAGATAAAAAAAGTGAAAAGATGATGAAAGATGCTTTTGAAAAAATTGAGTCTATTTTGTTGTCTTCATATTTTGGTGGTGATAAGGAATCTTTTTCTGAAAAAATAAAAGATTTATTTAAACAATATAAATCATTAATGCAAAGAGGCTTTGATGATGTAGCTGGTAGGAATGGGGCTATAAGTGCAAGTCTTATTAACGACTTGAGAAACTTGTCTTTAAATACCAAAAAATTGTTGTCTAAAAAAACTCCTACTGCAGCTTTAAATAACTATGTAAGAAATTGGCTACAACTTAAATAGTAACAAAATGGAAAATTACGAAGACAATATAGAAGACATTGAAAAAAGGTTAGATGAGATTTTGGGCAACATTGGTCATAAATTAAAGTCTTTTGTTGGTGGTTTAGGCGGTAATAGGTATACGGACTCTGATGCAAAGGGCTCTACTCCTAAAACTCCAAATCAAGATTATCTAAAATATGTAGCTTCAAGTGGTTCGGATAGCGAACAAAAGGCAGTCATGGGAAAGCCAGGACTTTATAAGGTTGGAGAAAATTATTCAAAAAAAATTGACGACTTATTAATTCCTTATTTAGCTTTTGAAGTTGATGAGGAAGAAACGAGTGCAAAGGGAACATTAGTTCATACTTCAAATCAAGCAAAAGTTGAAAAGTTGCATCCATCTTTAGTTTGGATATTTAAAGGCTCTTGGAAGGCTGAGACTTTAGGGTTGACTAAATCTAAAAGAAAGGCTAGAGGTGCAGTAAAAGGGCAGTTAATTACATTTAGAGGAGAGTGGCTGAGTGGCGCTTTTATGGGCGTTTTTAAAGGTGGTGCCATTACAGGTGGTCAGATGGTAGATGGTTATTATTTGGGAAGTGCAGATGGTTACAAAATAGAGCCTTGGGACTTTAAGTCAGGAGGCTCATCTATTGGTTCTGGATTTGTTATGGGACTTAGAATGGCGAAGGAAAATACTAAACACAAAAAGTTATCTATTATACAAGTAAAGAAAGGTTTGCAAATAAAAATAGTGGACAATAATGATACAGAACATTTGCTCAAAATAGATAAAGGAGTTGATTATGACTCTTTGAATATGAAAATAAATGATATAGATGTATCTTGGGAAATGTACAACAGAAGTGCTGGAGACTTTGAAAAGTCTTATGTAACTATTGGAAGTAATTTTCAAATACCTGGAATTGTGAATATAGACAAAGGCGTCCAGTCAATAGAGGTAAAAACATCTGATTACGAAGAGAAGAAGATGGAAAAGGGTGAAGAGTCTTCTTCTGAAGAAGAGGTTCTTAGTAAATTAAGTTTAAAAACAAAAAGAGCAGGCTTTAAAACTATGCCTGGTGGATATAAAATAGACTTAAATAACGATAAAGAGTTGTCAGAAAAAGTTTTAAAATTTATAGAAGATATAGATTCTGAAAGGTTTTTTAAGTATATAAACTTTTTTAAAAGACTAGCAAAAGAAGGCAGGATAGATGGTTATGGAAATTACCCAGCATTAGCTTTCTTATATCCTAAACAAAAGGGCGAAACTTTTAAGGATAAAGATGCAGAAAGAGATAGGATAATGTCTTATTTTTCTAATTTTAGACAACAAGTCATTAATAATATAGTTGCTGACAATGTGTCTCAACGCTATATGGATAGCATAAAAAAAGAAATAAATTCAAAACCAAAGGTCAAAAAGGTTACAAAAAAAGCAGCCAAAACATCTAAGTCCAAAAGACCAAGTCCTAGTCAGATAGTGCAGGGCATACTTAAAGAGGATGGTTTAAAGTTGTCAATATCTAAAATTTTAAAAAAAGTTATTTAATATTGTAATATTTTTCATAATAATTCGTTTATATAATAACCATTAAAAATAAAGTTATGAGCAAGTTTAAAGAATATGAAAAAAGATACGGCAAACACCCAGGTGATAATGTGGTATCTGATGATACTAAAAATGATGTTAACTCTAATTTAGTAGCAACATTTATTGCTTTTGTTTTTCAGTTATTTTTTACAGGACCAAACAAGAATTGGAGAAATCCATTAGCTGTAATTGTCATGGGATTGTTCTTCTTGAGTGTAAATGCATTTCTTTTATTTAATCAAAGTATGTTCAATTCTTTGTTAGATTTTTTCAACTTTGGAGAGGGCACGCAAGTGTTAATGCGTGGCGTATTTTGTATATATTTAATTATTCAGTGTATTAGAGGAATTTGGATAATTGGTGGATGGAACCAAAACCCAGTTGGAAGACCTCTTAACGTTGTACCTGGAGCGGGCGGCATTAGAAGAGGTGGCTCTAGAGCTTATTACAAAACAAATACAAACCATTTAGAGGACGCTATGGGCGCAACAACCTCTTGGATGAATTCTAAAATGCAATCAATGACACCAAATCAAAGAGAAAGTTATTTAAGAGATTTTCATGGAGGGAAAAAGTGAAATTGATAAAATTGTTTAAAATATATTTAAAAAGGATGGCATGTGTCATCCTTTTTTTTTGTTTACTTTAATTTAAAATTAATTATTTTTATTGAACTATATTTATTATTAATATAAGTTTATAAAATGGCAGCAAACGAAAAAGGAATTAGTGGTGACGCTCTTAAGAGAGCTCAGGCATATAATGCTGCCATGGAACAAGCTTCAAAATCTATGGAGCAACAGCAAACTATGGTTAATTCGCTTTCAAATACTTTTCTTGGTATTGGAGGAAATGAGTTTTTTAGAAACCTAACTAACGATGAATATAATGCAAAATTGGCAGAATTGGAAGCCACAGCTAAATCTATTGAGGCTGATGCCCAAACTGCTTCAGCTGCTTTAGATAAAACTTTTAATGATATAGCAGAAGGTCTAGGAGTATCTTTAGAAAGTTCTGGAGAGTTAGCTGATAAGTTAGGGCTAAGCACTGAGGAGGCAGAGAAACTTGCAGAAGCTTTTGAAAAAGCTGGAGGTGAGGGTGTTAGTATTAGTGCTGTATTACAAGAGATGGGTGATTATGGAGATGATTTAGTTAACAAAATAGTTAATGAAGCAGATTTGCCAGCAAATTTAGTAGAACCCTTTCAAAATGCTTTGGCTGAGAGTCAAGATTTAAATACTCAACTAGATATAACTAAAGACCAGATGGATGACGTTCAAGAGACCGTTTTCGACATGGGTAAAGGGTTGAGTGCAATGGGTGCCAAATTGACTAAGTCATTTAAGTTAGATGCTTTAATAGGTTCGGCTTTAGAATACGACAGAACAATAAAAGATGCTCAAATGAAAACGAGCATAAATTTTAGTGAAAACACTGCTGGAATGGCTGCACTAACCTCTGAAACGGCTAGATTTGGAATGAGCGTAGGAGAAACTGCTGAAGCTATGGGTCAGTTAAGTCAAGACCTTCGTACTACAAATTTTGAAGTGTTGGCTGAAGCTGCTGAAAGTATGGCTGCAATGGGTAAGTCAACTGGGTTGAATACAGCAGAAATGTCTAAGCTATCAAAGGAATATGTGAAGTTTGGTGGAGGTATAAAACAGATGGAGGAAGATGCAGCACAAACTATGAAAGACGCTGCAGCTTATGGAGTTAGTGGAAATGAAGTAATGAAAGAGATGTCCAAAAACATGTCTAAAATGCGTACAATGGGATTTGTAGGAGGAGAAGCCTCCATGAGAAGGATGGTTTTAGAGTCTAAGCGCTTAGGTATGAACGTTGATGACATTTTTGAAACTGGTAAAAGAGCAAGAAATATAGAGGGTGCAATGGAGATGGCTGCAGAACTGCAGTTGGCAGGAGGCTCTTTTGCTGCTATAGACCCAATGCAATTGCTTTCTGCTGCACGTAAAGGTCCAGAGGAACTTCAGAAGTTGTTGGGTGAAATGGGTAAAGACATAGGTACGTTTAACTCTGAAACTGGGAAATTAGAGTTTGATGCAGTAGATACTGACAGACTACAAATGGTTTCAGATGCAACTGGTCAATCTATGGAAAGTTTGACTAATATGATTGGTCAAAATGCAGAAGATATGAATAAAACGGACCTACTTGGAGGTCTTGGTGCGAGCTTGGATGGTTTAGATGACAAGCAAAAAGCGTATTTAATGCAAATGACTAAAGTTGGAGAGGGAGGTAAACTTGAGTTTATGGGTGAAATGGAAGGTATTGATGAGTTTTCAGATATATCAGCAGGTTCTATTAAGGATGCAATTGCTGCTGAAGAAAAAAAGAAGAAGACATTAGAAGACCAAGCTAAACAAAATCAAGGTCTTAAGGATTCTGTTGAAGCTTTAAAACAGTCTGTCATCAACACTTTAGTGCCATTTTTCCAACCTGTTATACAGATATTGACAGACGTGATTCAGTCAATTAATTCTGCAGGACCATTTCTTAAGGGTGTTTTTGGAGTGTTGATGGTAGCTATGGCAGTTTTGTTCGGACCAGCCAAGGCTTTTGCAAATGGTATTATGCAAGGTAAAGGTTTTGCTATAGGTTCGTCAGGAGGAGGTCTTATGAAGGGGCTTAAAAGTCTGTTACCCGGTGGTGGCGGAGGTGACCCTGTAACTGAAAACCTTCAGGGGCCGAAACCTCCAGCAAGCCCAGGTAAATCTGCGAGTGGAGGTTGGATAAAGTCTTTAGCTATGGGTATAAAATCATTTAAATCAGTTAAATATCAAGACATTTTAAAACTTGGAGTTGCACTAACGGTAATCGGAGCTTCAGTTGGTCTGTTTATGTTAGGAATAGCTGCTTCAGGAAGTCCTGACGGAGCTCAACTTGCTGCAGCTGCAGCATCTATGGTAATTATGGCTGGTGGTTTGTGGTTAGCAATGAAAATACTTGGCAAAATGAAAATGAAAGACGTTATGATGGGAGCTGCGGCTATGGGCATAATGGGAATTGCATTAATACCATTTGCATATGCTGCACAAATGCTGTCTGATGTAGATTGGTTGAATGTGCTTGCTGGTGTGGGTGTAGCAATTCTAGTTGTTGGACTATTAACTTTGTTGGGTGTGGGAATGGCGTTTGCAATGCCTTTCTTATTGATAGGGGCAGGAGCTTTGGCTATAGCAGGTATTGCATTATTGATTGGCGCCTACGCAATGGCTCAAGCAGGAGAGTACTTAGTTTCTGCAATGGAGCCCTTAGAGCAGATAAAAGATGCAGACTGGAGTGGTTTAGCTCCATTTGCAGAGGCGATTGGCTCATTTGGTATAGGAATTATTTGGTCAGGATTTAGCTTGCTTGTAGGCGCTGCCCTGTTAGCTTCAGCCGCCCCAATGTTGGCCCTTGCAGCCCCTTTATTAATAGGGTTGACAAAACCAAATTGGTCAGGATTGACTAGTTTGGCAAATGGGTTAGCTACGTTAGGACCAGCTCTTGCTCTTTTTGCGATAGCAGGTATGCTGATGTTTAATCCGATTGCTTTGTATGGTATGTCAATGATGTTAGGGGCTCTACATGAACTTAAGGGCACCATGGTTAGTTTGGGTCCAAACTTAGCTATGGGAGCTGACGGAATTGAAAGAATGGCCGCAGGAGTTATACAGCTAGAGTCTGCAGTGAAGGGGATGAATGTTAAGAAGTTAGAGCAATTAGCTGAAATAATGGCTGAAGGTGGTGCTGAGATGGGTAAGTTTGTTGCAGAAGTAAATAAAGCAGAATCTTCAAAAGTAACTCATATTGTACAACTTCAAATAGACGGTAAACAACTTCAAGAAATAATTCTAAAAGACACTAAGCATAGCAGTTAATAATTAAGGTACATTATTTTTATTTAAAAATATTTATATATAAAGAACAAAGAGATGGGTGTACCTTACGATGAAACATTTGAAGAATTTGAAAGAAGGAATGGGCTAGATGCTTTCTTTTCTGATTACTCAAACGAAGTAAGAGGTAAATTACTATCTAAGAACTTAGAGAAACCTAAAGACATATATGATGTCTTATATTCACAGACTAGAGAGGGTAATCTTTCAAAAAATGTCATTTCAAATAGCGACTTAGAAATAGATTCTCAAATAATAAGAGAAGCTTTAACAAGAAATCTTGTATCTAATCAAAAAAGTCTTGAAGAAAGTGGGGACTTACAAAGAAAAAGGTTAGAATCTAAAAATAGATTGGTAGAATCGTCTAAAAGTTTAGAAGATTTTGCAGAAGAATCTAGAAAGAGTGCTGTCAGTAAAAATATTAGCATATTTAAAAATATAGATTCAATATCTAAAGAAGCTAGAAATGAAAACTTTAGAAAAAATAAAAAAGAAAATTCAAACATTGAATCATCTTCTGCAGAATATAGAGAGAAATCATTATTAAAAAATATCATATCAGATAACGACCCTTACAATTCTAGAGTTGAGATAGAAAATGAAACAGCTAGACATGATAATGTTAAAAACAATGTAAGAAAATTAACAAATTTAGAAGTAGACTCTAATACTCCTAGAGAAAATAATGAATCAAAGAATTTAAGTAAAAATAATGACTTGCTTAATGTCTCAGAGTCTAAAAGAAACTCTTTAATTTTAAAAAACAAAGAAGAGAATTTAAGCATCGAATCTAGTTCAGAAGAAATTAGAGTCAATAATGAGGCAAAAAATACAAAAAATAATACAAATCTAGAGTCTGAAAGCTCTTTGTATAGGTCTAATTCATTAAAGAACAATGTAGAAAATGGTACTAACTTAGAGAATGATTCCATTGTCTATAGGAGTTCAAATGAGTCAAATAATAATAATAAAAATTCTAACTTAGAAAAAGAAAGTCAAAATTATAGAGCAGACACTTTAGCTAAAAATGATAAATCTAAAACGAGTTTAGATGGAGATTCTGAACCTTTTAGAAGTGAAGTTTTAAGTAAAAATATTAAAATAAAAAGTGATTTAGAATCAGACTCATCAGTTTACAGAAATTCTATAGATTCAAAAAATGAAAATATAGAAATTAATTTAGACAGCGATTCTGAGCCTTTTAGAAACGAATCCACCTCTAGAAATAAATTAAAAACTACAAACTTAGAAGACGACTCAAAAGGTTTTAGGCAGGAAGACCTTCAAAATAATGTTCCTAACAATACAAATTTAGAAAATGATTCTATTGAACTTAGAGAAGACGACTTATCTTCAAATAATAAGATTACATCAAATTTAGATTTTGACTCTGGCGTTTACAGGCAGGACGACCTATCTTACAACACACCCAGCAAAACTGATTTAGAGTCAGATAGCTTTCCTTTTAGGGAAGAAGATTTGTCTAGTAACAAAATAAAAAATACAAATCTAGAGAATCAATCTGAAGAGTTCAGGCAAGAAGACTTATCTTCAAACAAGCCTGTGAAAACTGATTTGTCAGAAGATTCTATTGTTTTTAGGAATGACGATATATCTTCCAACTCTCCTATAGACTCTAGCTTAGAAGATGACTCAGAGGCTTTTAGAGATTCTAATTTAGTGCCAAATGTTCCTTCAAACTCTGAACTAGTTGGAGATAGTTTTCAATATCTTTCTACTAGCTTAGCCACTAATGTCCCTGGTGATAGTAATTTAGAGGAAGATTCAGCTGCAGATAGATTAAATAATTTATATAGCAATATAGCTCAGCCTGAAGACTTGGCAAATAATTCTATAGGATTTAGAGATAGTAACACAAATAATAACATAGATAATGATACAGATTTAGGAGAAGTTTCTAAGCCTGACAGAGAAAGTCAAACGTCTTCTAATGTTTCTAATGCTAAAGATGTGTCTCAAATTTCTAAAGTCTTTAGAAATGACCAGTTAGCAAAAAATCCTAGCAGATTTAATTTGGGTGCCAACATTATACTTGAAGGTACTAGCACTTTTGTTGGGGTGTCTAGGCTAGAGATTTCAGGAGCTATATTTAGAACTACTCAAAAGTTGTTAAATGGTGATAAAGAAAATTTAAAATCTGTTTTTGATGATGAAGAGTCTATAAAGTTTTTAGATGAAGCATCATCTACACAACTAAGTCCAGGAGGTAGAGAATATCTAAATCAAAGAAATTCTTTAAGTAGTTTGTCAAAAATAGAAGGTGGAGAAAACATCATTGGAACCTACGGTACTTCTTTGGTGGATGACACATCTAGGGTTGATGACGGTCTAGGATTTTACTCATCTCCTTCTAGCGTAGGTTTTGTAACGAACTTAATTTCATTACATAATATACAACAAAATACTTTTCAAAGTAGACCGGGAGAAACTTATGATAAAGGAGTACAAGGTGCAATTGAAGGGTTGAGAAATTTTGGCTCTTCTGGATTTCAAGAATTAATAAGCAAGACTGGAATACAAAAGAGGCTGCAAGTTAGAACCAATACTACACCTGCAGAAGTTATTGCAGAAAATCAAGGAACGTATTTATCTGATTCTGCAGAAAGGCTATTAAGGCCTACGGCAATATCAAACTTAGACAATGAAGATGGTTTGGGTTCAGGTGTAGATATGGCGTCCCAAACAAATACTTCAGATTCAATAGAGATTGATTTTGACAAAGGCGGTAGTAGAAGAAGGGGTGTTAGGCATATCATAGATACTATAGCCTCCGATGATAGGATTGAATTTGCACAAAATTTCAACGTGCAAGGTTCAGAAGGTACGTCTAGCGTTTTTGTTTTGGGTAAAAAATCTGATGGAACTTTAAAAAAGTCGTATAATAGATATAGCATTAAGAATCCATATGCTCCACAAGGTGCAGAGACTTTGAGGTTTGTTTTAACAAATTACTCTATACCAGCAATAGAAGGTTCTGCAATGTCATTTCCCGCATATATAGAGTCTTTTAATCATGGAGATAGTGCAACTTGGAATTCCACAACTTTCCTGGGTAGACCTGAACCAATATACACATATGGCTCTTCCTCTAGGGATGGAAGTGTTTCTTTTTGGGTTTTGACTGATTTTGCAACTGAGGTAGATATTGGTTATGAGTTTAGCGAAGAGACGGGACAGGTTAGTAAGATAACTGAAACATTTAATAATAAGTTTTCATCAATAAGAACTCAAGATAGTGCTCAGGCAGATGAGTTAAGAGCGGAAGCCAATGCTACAATGAATAATAGGCAGCCACCTCCGCCTCCACCGTTTCCCCCTTGGAGAGGTGGAGAAAAAGAAAAAACTCGACTTAGTGAAAATCAAGAGTTAAATAGACAGGCTGCAGCTTTAGATGAAGCTGCAGATGCAGCACAAGAGTCAGCTAATTTAGCTGCTCAGAGAGCACAAACTTTCACAGAGAGAACGTCTGATGGAGTAAATATATATAAATTATTTGACTCATTTGGTACGACAGAGAAAAAAGAAAACTATGTTGAAAGTTCTGTAGAAAATACTATGGATAAATTATCTGAAATGAAAAAAAGAAGCATATTTCAACCCTCTTATTTTTCGGGCAGTAAAGTGGATTTTGTAAAAAGAATGGAGTTTATTTCTAAAATGACTCGACCAGCGAGAAATAGAGCGTCAGATAGGCAGCAGGCTGGATTTTCATTTTCAAGACCACCAGTTTGTCATTTAACTTTAGGTGATTGGCTAGACCATGACATATTAGTTAATAGTGTTGCTTATGACTATGCCAGCTCTCCGTGGACCTTTGATGGCGGAAAAGTACAGCCGATGTGGTGTAAGGTAACTTTGTCATTTAATATAATTGGCGCTTTCGGAGCCGATGCTAATGATGACCCACCATTATCTACAGATGTTGGAGGATACTTTACTAGAAGGCAAAGTACATAGTTAACTTCTCTTTACATTTTTATTTTTTACATTATTTTTATCGCACTGTAAAAAATAACTAATAATATTTATTATAGTATACATTTAATTTATTATGGGAAAAGATAGATATAAGTTATTGAGAAAAAAAAATGGTAAGGGCACAGACATAATGCCTCCTATAAAAATAAACGAAAGAAATACTGATGTATTTAGGGTTTATAATTCTGATAAGACTAGATTAGATAGGATTTCTGCAGAAGTTTATGAAGATGATACTTATGGTTGGCTTATTTTATTGGCAAACCCAGAATATTTCATGGAATTTGACATACCCAAAGATACAGTTGTTAGAGTGCCATTACCCTTGAGAGAGGTTTTGACTGAAGTGGAAGGTAAAATGTTAAGAAAAAAGTTAAAAAATTAAATATATATAAAAATGCCAGTAATACCAGAAAATATATCTGAATTACAGTTTAACGAGAAAGATTTATATTTAGACGTTCGTTTGACTACAATAAGTAATGAGGGAAAGGTAACAACAGACCCAGACACTGGTTTGATAGTTAATTCTGTTGAGGACTTTACGGGCTTTCCCACTTTTAAGACAGGTTTTTTTAGAGAGCAGGTAGGTTTTGGAATTACTAACGTAAAAGTTGAAACAAACACATCGCTTCAACCTATTGTAGAAATAGAATTTAAGGATGTGTTTGGAAAAACAGTATTTGGAGAAAATTATGGAGCAGAGGCTGATGGAATCAGTTATGCTGCACTTTTTCAGTGGCCTCCACCTAAGTTTTTGTTTACATTTAAAGGGTATTTAGGCGCTCCTGTAACTTGGCTTTTAAATATGAAAACTACATCTACTCAATATAATTCAGATGATGGAAGTTATACTATAAAAGCGACTTTTGTCCCTAATCAGTGGGGAATGTTTGCAGACATACCATTTTTATATTTGTATGCTGCAAAAAAATTGAGAGCTGATAGGCTAGACCCTACTATAGGAAAAGACACTAAAGAATATCAAGAAGCCACAGAAAGTATTGTTGACTTAATGTACATTGGTAAATCTATAGAGGTAGAAACTGATAATTTAACTAAAGAATATGATGAAATAGTTAGTAAGTTGGAGCTGTTGAAAAGAGACCCTATTACAGGAATAGTAAGTGGCTCCTTAACTTTTAACCCCGATGGAGGTGAAAATATTATATCAAGCAAAGTGCCGGGTCGTGGTGAGATTCCTGGATTTACGCAAATAAAAGTTACAAAACCGTCTGACAATGCTTATCGAGAGACTGAAGAAATATTGATTCCTGCATTAAGAGGGCTTAGTCCTAATATGCGTCAAACAGAAAATTTTAAAGTCCAATTATATTCCATCCCAAGCGGAGAGCCAGAAGGCTTTTTCGGGAAATCAATTGACGGCTTGCCTAAGTTTGGCTCCACCCCCACCCCTGAAGAGCTAGATAAATTAAAACAGAAAGCAAAATCTATAATCCCTTTAATAGACGCTAATCTTGAAATAGTAAACAATACTATAAAAGCCAATTTATACAAAGAAAATAAAGACGAGCTAAAAAAGTTAACTATTTCTGAAGTTTTCTCTAGAATAGCTAGAGATACGGCTTATATAATGGGATATATAATAGACGCTGGAGAGCAGGGATATCTTAACAGTGTAGATGCAAGAAATAAAGCAGAAGAAAGCACAACTATAGGCAGGTATTATCCTATGATATTTGAAGAGTCTAAAAATGGTAAGAAAGATTTGGGAAACCAAATCCCAGACAGAAATGAATCATTGAATATTGTTGATTATGAACTTAATTTTGTAAATAACTTTATTACAGCTATAAGTTTTGGTATTGCTGAAAATAGAGCTTTGCAAAAAGAGGCTCAAGAAGGGACTGACAAGTCAATAAAACATATTATAAATAATATGGAAATTGGCACAGACAATCCTTACTTGGGTCAGAATGATTGGTCTATGATAGCATCTATAATTATTAAAAGGTCTGGTATAGTAGGCTTTTTAACGCAGAGCTTCGCCCCTGCATATCCTGGTAATTTAGAGCCTAATGGTGATACTAGATTTTATTTTGGTGATTACAAAAAAAATAGAGATTTTGACAAAATAAGAAGTCTCGCAAGTGCAGATTTGGCAAACATTACAGATGTTGTTTTAGCGAGTTTGGATACTGATGGATTACAAAAGTTAAAAGAGTTTTGTACTATTATTAAATCTTGGATAACAAGTTCGGATGGTGATGTTTCTGTCGTAAAAGGTTGGAACTTTGGCTTCTATGGAGTAATGAAGACTGTTTTTGTAATCAATCCTGGGCTAGAGTCTTTGGCTACATCGCCTGTGGCAAAGTCTGTTATAAGAGGGGTCAGAGGTTTCTGGCCTGACAAGAGAGATTTTGAACCAGTTTTGGTACCAATATTTGGTTCTGCATATGACGAAAAACTTAATGAGATTTCAACAACAAATGAAATTGGCAGAGAACTAAAGAATGCAGGAATGATTGCTTATACATTTGAGCAATTTATGGGAAATTTAATTGGTCCCGAGAAAGCTTTTTTTGGACAAACGACTAAGACTAGAGTTTTAAATAAAAGAGGAGACAAAGAAAATGAATCTGTAAAGATTCCTCCAACCTGGGGTAATGGGTTAGATTTTGACACTAGTTTAGGTACTTGGGTAGGTATGAATGGTGCTGTATTTGCACACACTGGACCATCAACTGATGACCCTTTGGGATATGGGGCTTATGGCGTAGGTAACAATGTAGAATATGTTGTCTTCAGTGATGCTGGAGACGTTTCAAGAGTGGGGGGCGCATTAGAAAATCCTGGATTAACACCAACACCATCAGGCGATGAGGATGAGGATGCTGAAAAAGAAGAAAATGAACAGGTAGAAAACGATGTGGCTAGTATTGTGACACTAGATTCTACAAAGGTTCCAGAAAATAGGCAAGAGCCTGATGGACCGAAAGTCTTAAATGAATTTATGTTATTTTTTAACAAAAGATTAGCAGGTTACTCAGGCGGTAAAGATGGTCTCCTCTGGGGTAACACCTCTGAAGAAGAGGGTGGTGGAATTGCGTATACGATGTATGACTATAAAAAAGCATCAAGTGTAGATTTTACAAGTGGCAGGTCCTTTCTTTATGACCCTACATTTTTTACTTGGGGGCAATATTTTGGGCCAACCCGAGGCTTGGAAGCGGGCTCAACTGGAGGGGCAACTGGAAACTATCGTAACATAGACAACAACCCAGTAATTATTGCTCCATATGCTCAATATCCATCGATTCCCGAAGGTGAGGCTAATTTAATTCCATTAGCAGGAGGTATACATGCTGGTGGTAATTATCTTCCAGTTGGGGCCACCTTCGGCACACGCCGTGTAAATCGCGAAAAAGATGAAGGAGAATTTAGTCAAATGGCTATGTGTTTTTTGAGAAAACTAGTATCGGGATTATTGCCTAAAATACAGAAAATACAAGATGAAGTAGATAAGGTTTTTGGACAAATATTAGGTAAGGCTGGTGAGCATGAAGACTTGATATACAAACAAATGCACACTCTATTTCATCAGTGGCAAATATTGGGAGGAAGACCAGACGGAAGTAGAATAAATCAAGTAAACAACCCTAAAACGTTAACGCCAAACGTAGCAATAGAGCTTCAAAAAGCATATGGGCAGACAAACCCTAGTTCAGAAACTCCTAGCTCAAGAGAGAGGAGTTCTGGAAGCGTTCTTGGCGGCGGCTTTAGGTATGATTATCCACTTCAGGCTATTGGAGCTAGTGACGTTAGAGTTAAAGATGCTCTAATTAGCTTAGCGCCACTTTATGGAGCAAAAGCAAACACAACATCTTTAAACATGTTTCAGCAGCTTTGTACTAAGAACAATTTTATGTTTTTTCCCATATGTGGCAATGCAAGATATGATAAAATAACTGACATTTTCTCTCCTCAAGAAATGATGGGTCCACAAATAGGAAATTTTTTCCAAGTAATGTTTCAGCCCACACCAGAAAGTAGAACCTTAGTAGCTAATGATACAGAAAAGAAGCAGTCTGCTGCTAAGGATTTGAGAACGTTTGAAGTACAAGCGTTTCCAGTTGCTTTTGGAGACCCAACAAATAAAATAATTAAAAATGTACAAGTTAGTACTGATGAAAATAAAGTTACAGCTGAAAGTATAGTAAATTTACAGGCAATTGTTGATAATGACAACAAAAACAAAACTGTAACTACTGACTGTAGTTTGTTGTCTGTTTTTGAAGGTAGAAGCTATAAGGCTGGCGTGGAAACTATGGGCAATGCCCAAATATCTCCACTTCAGTTTTTCTTTTTAGAAAATCACACTCTTTTTACTGGTCTTTATCAAATTATTAAAGTAACTCACAAAATTAGTCCTAATGATATGACAACTGACTTGAGCGGAATAAAAATGAGATATGGAGGAAATAGTTATGGTGGAGTATTGCCAGTAACTCTTCAAGACTTTGAGGATGCTGCAGGTTTTGTTAAAGAGGCTCCGCTTGAAGGGGAGGTTAAGTTGTCAGCTAAAGAACAGGCAACGTTAGATGAATTAGCAAATAGTGAAGGCAGAGATGGTGGCGTGGCTAGCGGCGGAGGAGGCGACGGCGGCAACTATGCAATAACTGGAACTGATAAGGGTTCAAAAACAGTTGCTGGATATTTAGGTAATAAGGATAAAAAACGAAGAATAAATAAAATTATACTAGAGTGTGTAAAAAAAGGTATTACAAGTAATTTTTCCATAGCAGCAGTATTGTCTATATGTAGTAAAGAAAGTAGTTTTGATTTAAAGTCAGAAGGTTTTCTTTATAGCGCATCAAGGTTACCAGAAGTATGGAGTTACTTCAAAAAGAATGACCCTGTAGCAAACGGTTTTGTTAATCCAAAAACAAAGAAAGCAGATTCAGATAAGTATCAAGAAAAGATTGCTAATATTGTATATACACAAAAGCCAGTTGGAGTAAGGTCAAATGGATATGGAAACACCAAGGAAGGAGATGGTTGGAAATATAGAGGAAGAGGTTACAATCAAATAACATTTAAATCTGGTTACGAAAAAGCCTCTAAAAACTCAGGCGTTGACCTTGTTAAAAATCCTGAAAGAATGTTGGAAGAGGATGTTGCTACCGCCGCTTTAGTTGGATTTTTTGATGGTAGAAGAAAAACTACAAAATTTGGAACTAAGTCCAAAGGATACACAAGTAGACTGGATGGTTATGGGTGCCCTGATAATGGCGTCACATTCCCAGATTTAAAAAATGCAGTATTCTTTTACTATCACTGTAACACAGGTCCAGGTAAAACTGTGGCAAACGTAAAACATAAGTTGAGCCCAGAAGACCCGCTTGGAGGTATGAGAAAGGCTCAAAGCAGAGCCCCAGCATTTCTTGAATATATAAATAAAAACTTTGCCAATAAAGGAGTTACAATAATGGTAGAAAAAAATTCTAACGCTGGCGATGGAAGTTCGAGTTCAGGTGGTTCAGATGGCACTTCAAGTGATACAGGCGGAAGCTCTTCAAGTGCTACAGACGGAAGCTCTTCAAGCTCTTCTTATGCAGGAAGGTCGACTTGGGACACAAGGTATACAGATAAAAGAATAAAGACTTTACATCCAAAAATAAGAGCAAAAGTGACTGAGTTTATAATACGTGCTGAAAAAGAACTTGGAGTAAAACTTAGAGTTACATCAGCTTTAAGAACTTTTGAGGAGCAGACAAAATTGTACGACTCAGGAAGAACTACGTCTGGACCTATAGTAACTTATGCTAGAGCTGGGTCAAGTTTGCACAACTATGGTTTGGCCATTGATGCAGTAGAGATAAAGGATGGTAAAGCTTTATATAACAGTCCAAATGAAGCACAGATAGCAAGGTTGGGAAAGTCTATAGGTTTTGAATGGGGTGGAGACTGGAAATCCTTTACGGACAAGCCTCATTATGAAATGAGATTTGGAAGGTCAACAACACAGCTAAAAGCTCTTTATGATTCTGGGGCTAGAGATGGCCCATACGTAAGAATATAAATTATTCATTTTTATATTTAAAAAACAAATGAATACAAACTTATTTATTTATAAAAAAAGTTATACATTTGTCACATGCTCCATAATTTAATAAAGATTTGCAAAATACTTCCTTATTCATCAGATGATTCAGATTACATAAATACTCATTATGGTGAGTTCGCATTAGATGTAATAGACTGTATAGACCCAAATTCTGAAATTATAGTTCCAACACTAATATTGGGATGGAATAAGGTTAAAGAAATGTATCCAGAGCAGTCCATTTTATCTGGCAAAATAAGCGATAATCTGTTTTGGACTTTTAGTTTGACAGAAAAAGAAGAAAAAAATAAATCTGACATAAAGTCTTTCTTGGAATATTCTATAAAGAAATTTTTTCACAAAAAACCCATATCCTACGATTCTATAGTAGATGGGGATTTGAGAGATTTTTTTTTAAAAAACATCAACAAGAAATCAAGGTCTTTTATTTATTTTCATAAAAATGTGTGCTACATTCACAATGAATCAGATACTTACGCTATAAGTATAGCTAGTTTAGATTTTGTTGGTAAAGATTCTAAAAAAATATTAACAGGACTTATAAATAAAGTTGAATGCACTTTGTTTAGCTATTATAATTCTGTAAAATATGTATATATAGACCAATTGAGAGATGTTATGACAACTGAAAATATATTTTGGTCTAAATATTCACACTATATAGAACCAAAAGATTTTAATAGGATGTTTTTAGGAAGAAATATGTATAGAAATATACCTGTTTTAATGAAAATAATAAGAGACAATCATGAAGTTACAAAAGATGAGTTAAACTCATGCATGAGGCAGACCGTAAAAGATAAAGTAACTTCTTGGCTATCTACTAATAAAATATATTTTGACTCTAATTTCAAAGTGCCTAATGGAGTTAGGAGTACTTGGGATAATGGAAAGAAATATTTAATGTTAAGATATTCTGACAAAAGAACTATAACAGGACGTATTAATTGTGTAGATTCTTTTAATCCACAAATGTTACCTAAGGATAGCGTTATTCGAAATCAAATTATATCTAGATATAAAGATGGTACTATTATAGTTTTTGATTATAAATCTTTTGAAACTAGGCTTTCAATGTATTTATCTAGGGACGAGGGATTTATATTAGAGAATATGAATTCAGACTTACATTACAATGCCGCTAAAGCAATGTTTGGAGATGTGGAAATTACTAAAAGTCATAGAAAAGTTGCCAAAGATGTAAACCATGCCATTCTGTACGGAGGGGGTGATAAGTTAATAAAGAGTATAATTTCAAAAGTAGAAAATTCTGATGTAGAAAAGTCTTTAGCTAATGTTAAGAATTTTTTATCTCCAATATTGACAACTTCTGAATATATAAACAATGTATATAAGGAGTTGGGTTATATAATAAATCCATTTGGAACATTAATTAAGCCAAATAAGTCTTATGCAGCATTTAATAATTATGTACAATCAACGGCTACAGAAATAGTTGTGGACAAGATACAGGAACTAAAGGTTTGGCTAAAAAATAGCAAATCTTCATTTATGTTTCAAGTTCATGATTCATTTGTTATGGACATACACCCAGATGATTATAATTCTATTAATGATATTACAAAAATACTTTCTAAATATAACGATATGACGTTTGATGTAGATTTGTCTTCTGGAAAAAACTATATGGAATGTCTATAAAAACACTTGTTATCAACACAAAGTGTATAATGTTGAAAAGTGAATTTATTTTGTTGTAAAATATGTTGCTTTTTCCTATTTTTTTACCTTTCTTTGTCACAAGAAATAAAAAAATTTCTATTTATAACTGAACTCTATAGAGAGAGTTGTTTACACGGTCATCAATAAGCTAGATATAGCATTTTAGACTGATTAAAACTTTAAAAAGAGAAAAATGAACGAAGGAAGCACTGTTCCCTCAAATGAAGAATTTGAGGGAACAAATTCAAGCCAGCAACCCATAAGTCAAGGGATGAATGTTGAGCAGTTTTTAAGCGATGTAGAAGAGGCTAACTCATTTACTGACAAAAACAATCGAGTAAAAGTAGACTTAAGAGAAGTCACTTATAATCCAAAAAAAGGAAAATTACCAGAAGAAGGTGATGAGTTAAGGATTGTGCCACCCCTAGAAGGTAAGGCGTATCAAAAAATTGATTTTCATTGGAACATTGGCACATCTAAAATGGTGGTATGTCCATCTATGTATGGTAGGCCTTGTCCTATTTGTGAACATTTAAGTGGGCAGCCAGACAGTGATGATAAGAAGAAAAAAATTGCTAAAACAAGACACTTTTTACCAGTAATAATAAGAGGTAAAGAGCATGAAGGTCCAAAGTGGTGGGGCTTCTCAAAAACGTTACTAAATACTATTGCAGGTTTTTACAAAAACAAATATTATGGAGACATCTCTCACGTTTCACAGGGTAATGATATTAACATAACTTTCCCTATGGACTCAGACACTGCGAATCTAATGCCAGTGCCAGTAAAGTCTCCTTTAATGACTGATGCTCATGGACTGCCAAGTGATGAAAAGACAAATACTTTGAGAAGTTTAGTTAAGCCACTTAATGAGGTTTTTATAGAACTGCCTTATGATGCTATAAAAAAAATACTAGATAAGTCAATAAATCCAACAAGTACTGAAGGTTAATAAAATTAATAATAATTAAAACATTTAAAAATGGCAAAAGAAAAAATAAATATCGATAAAGACGACACACCAAAAGTGAAATCAAAAAATACATTTTCTATAGGTGATTATAAGCAAAAGTTAGACATAGAAGAGGTTATATACAAGGAAGATGAGTGGATTCCCTTGAGTAGAGCCTATCAAGATACAACACAATTGCCTGGTATTCCAATGTATGGAGTGACTATGGTTTACGGACATCCAGATTCAGGAAAGTCAACATTGGCACTTGAAGCTGCTAAGGGAGCTATTGATAATGATATATTACCAATTTTTATTAATACTGAAAAGAAGTTTAATTGGGGGCATGCTCTTGAGATGGGAATTACTCAAGAAGACATGCTTTATGTAGACTCTATTGAAGAGGTTGAGGATATTACAAAGTTTGTTAGAGACAGGCTAAAAGACCAAAGGGAAGGTAATTTGCCTACGGATATTTTAGTTATTATAGATTCTATAGGAAATGTGGTTAGTAAAGCTGAAAGAGAGGCTATTGAAAAAGAGGTTGATGGAGCAATAATGAAAACTGCAAAAGTATTAACTCAGCAGATACATAGAGTTATTGAAAAGCAAATTTCAGCAACTAAACGTGCTGACTTCCCTTATAGTGCAAGTTTGTTAATTGTAAACCATGCTTACGAAGGTACTATAGCTAACACACTTACTCCATATGGAGGTAAAGGTATTACTAAGGCAGCAAGTTTAATCGTTAGAATGGGTGGAATTTTATCTAATTCAACTAAGGTTTACGCAACCAAAGAAGGTGTTAACGTTTCTTTTGCAATTAAAACTGCTATTGTTGTTGAGAAAAATCACATTACTAACATATCTGTGAAAGATAAAATATTATGTACTGCTCATGGTTTTGTTAGAGATACTACTGCTGACTTGAATAATTACAAAAAAGACCATAGGTCAGGTTGGGATTTGAGATTTGATGAAGATTGGAGTAAGTATAGCGGAAAGTAATGAAAAAAGTTCTTTTAATAGACGGAGAGTGGAATCTTAAAAGGAATTTCATGAAACGGCAAGACTTATTTTCCAAAGGTGAACATTGCGGAGGTTCATATGGATTTTTAGATAGCCTAAGGTCTATAGTGGATAAAACCATGCCTGATAGGGTTGTTGTTTTTTGGGACGGTATTATGTCAGGAATTTTTAGACAGAAAATTTACCCTTTATATAAGAGCAATAGAAATAAGTCCTGGGATGAGGAGTCGTATTATTTTACAGATGATGAAATTGATGAGGAGAAACAGAATAAATACAGCACTTTAAAACAAAAAATAAAAGTAAAAAACTACCTTGAAGAATTGTGTGTAAGACAAGTGGAAGTTGAATATGTAGAGGCAGATGATTTATTGGGTTTATATGTTAAGAATAAGTCAAAAAATGAAAATGTATTAATATATAGCAGTGATAAAGATTTCCACCAATTGATTGATGAAAACGTATCTGTAATAAGACCTTCTGATGGCAAGTTAATAACTGTTAATAATTTTAAGGAAATATTTGGATACACTCATAAAAATGCCCTTTTTGCTAAATGTATAGAAGGTGATACTTCAGATTGCATTTCAGGATTGAAAGGTGTCGGAATGAAAAAGATGCAAACATATTTCCCCAGGTTTTTTGACGAAAGATATACTTTAGATGAGCTTATAAAAGAGGCTGAAGAGAAACATAAGGAAAAGCCTCTAAAAATATATGAGCAAATCATAAATGGAAGACAAGTTATTGAACTGAATAGAGAGCTTATGAATTTGAGAAATCCAATGGTCAATCAAAAGGCAATAGATGACGTGAGTGAAATTTTGGATTGTATAATCATAATGCCTTCCGTAGAACAGGAGAGAGGTATAAATAATGCTATGAATTTATTTATAAAAGATGGTTTTAATATGCATATTTTTAAAAATGATTTATCTTTATTTTTTAGACCTTTTAACAGATTGATATCTAAAGAAAAAGAATACTCTTCTAAGATAATTGATAAAGCAAAAAGGTAACTTATAAACCATAAAAGTCCCTTTCAGACTTTCTAGGCTTTGTGGTGTAGAAAACTTTTAACAAATTAAAAACAAGACTTAAAAAAAAACTTATTTATTAACACTTCAACAAATATTAATGCAAAAAAGTAAAGAAAACATAAAAGATTTTAACACTAATGAAATAGTTGATGCTTTTGATAGTGTCGATGATTACTCTGGAAGAAAAGAGGCTATGAAAGAGTCTATTTTTCAAACTAAGTTAATAAAGTGTTTTATCGAAGATGAGGAATTTTCACAGCAAATATTAGACATTTTATATGCTAAACATTTTGACAATATACAACACAAGATATTGTTTCAACATATGTCAAAATATATAGCCAAATATAATTTTTTACCAAATTATGAAACTTTAATAAGTCTAATTAAGTACAAAGAGGTTGGAATACAGCAAGAGCAACTAATAGAGTTAATAGATATAATTTCAAAATATAAGCACAACGACCAGAAGTTTGTCAAGGAGATTTCTTTAGAATTTTGTAAAAGACAAGGCCTTAAAAAAGGGCTTTTAAAAGCTGCAAAAGCATGGGAAGTTGAAGATTATGATAACATATCAGTTATAATAGGAGACAGCTTGAAGTTGGGAGAGCCAAAGAGTAGTGGTCATAACTATCTGGATGATATTGAGAAGAGGTTGATAATAGAGAACAGAGAGCCAGTGGCTGCAATGGAGGGGTTAGACAATATTATAGGTGGAGGACTTTCTGGTGGTGAACTTGCAATAATATTAGCTCCTACAGGTGGTGGTAAATCTATGGGATTAGTAAGGTTAGCTAGTAATGCAATGTTAAATGGTAAAAAAGCTCTTTATTATAGTTTAGAAATGAAAGAAGAGAAAATAGGTCACAGATTTGACGCAGCCTTGAATAACATACCATTAAAGTATGTTACTGAATATGTTGACAAAATAAAAGAAACATCTCAGTATATTAAAAATAAAGGGGGACGACTTTTTATAAAAGAATTTCCAACTGGTACAGCTCAGTAAATACGTTGAGAGCTCACTTGCAATCTTTAGAAAGAGACCACGGCATAAAGCCAGATGTTATATTTGTAGATTATGCAGACATTATGAAGTCCACTTCTGAATATTCTGAAAGAAGGTATAATTTGACTAGTATTTACGAAACTCTTAGAGCTATGGCTATGGAATTAAATGTTCCAATTTGGACAGCAACTCAAGCAAATAGAGAGGCTATTAATTCACCAAAATTTGATTTAAGGGTTATTAGTGAGAGTTTGGGTAAGGCACAAACTGCTGATTTAATATTGGGGATAGGTAGAACTGAAGAGGATAAAGCTGTAAACAAAGCTAAGATGATGATATTGAAAAATAGAAATGGTGAAGACGGATTTGCTGTTGACCTACATTTTGACACTTCAAACTTGGATATTAGAGTTTTGCAAGATGTAAATCAGTCTAATTATGGGCTCTCAAATATTGCAGGTTTAGATATTCAAAAAATATCACAAACTTAAATGTCAAAAAGTATGAATTAATTTTGGTAAAGAATTTACTATTATTATATTTGTGTAGATTAAGGGTTAAAATAAAAATATTAAAATATGAACGAAAAAATGTTAGAAAAAGAAATTGAAATGAAAAACAATATATCAGAAGAAAATATATTAAAAGATAACCCTAATAGATTTGTGGTTTTTCCTATACAACATGATGATATTTGGCAATTTTACAAAAAAGCAGAAGCAAGCTTTTGGACTGCTGAAGAAATAGACTTACAACAAGACTTAGTTGATTGGGAGAAGTTAACTGAAAATGAAAGATATTTTGTAAAAAATGTTTTAGCCTTTTTCGCAGCATCAGATGGCATTGTTAATGAAAATTTAGCAGAAAATTTTTTGAGCGAAGTACAATATGCTGAAGCTAAATTTTTCTATGGTTTTCAAATTTCAATGGAAAACATACATTCTGAGACATATTCATTACTTATTGATACTTATGTTAAAAATAAGGAAGAGAAAGATAGATTGTTTAATGCTTTAGATACAATACCTGCTGTAAAGAAAAAGGCAGAATGGGCTTTACAGTGGATTGAGTCTGATAGTTTCGCAGAAAGGCTTATAGCATTTGCGGCAGTAGAAGGGATATTCTTTTCTGGCTCTTTTTGTTCTATTTTTTGGTTAAAAAGTAGAGGTCTTATGCCTGGTCTTAGCTTCTCTAATGAGCTAATATCTAGAGACGAGGCATTGCATTGTGATTTTGCCACTCACTTACACAATAACCATGTTGTAAATAAAGTTTCTAAAGAAAGAATTAAAGAAATAATAGGTTCTGCTTTAGAGATAGAAAAAGAGTTCATTACAGAATCGCTACCAGTTAGCTTAATAGGTATGAATTCAAAATTGATGTCTGAATATTTAGAATATGTGTCTGATGTTTTATTGTCTGACTTAAATTGCGAACCTATGTTTGGAGCTAAAAATCCTTTTGACTTTATGTCTAATATAGCCTTGGAAAATAAAACAAACTTTTTCGAAAAAAGAGTTGGAGACTATTCTAAATCTGGAGTTGGTGGAGATACTGCAGAAAATACAATCAGTTTCGATGGTGGAGATGACGAGTTTTAATTTTAAAAAAAAAATAGATGAAAGTAATAAAAAGAGATGGCTCTGAAGAGGCTGTAAAGTTCGATAAAATATCAGCTAGAATTAAAAAGCAAACATATGGACTAGACCAAGATTATATTGATTATATGGAGATTGCCAAAAAGGTAATTGCAGGAGTTTATGATGGTGTTACAACTAGAGAGTTAGACACTTTAGCTGCAGAAACATCTGCATCCTTGACTAGAATACATCCTGACTATTCAATACTTGCAGCCAGAATAGCCTTGACTTCAGTAAAGAAAGAGACTAAAAAATCATTTAAAGATACGGTCAGTGACCTATATAACAATGTAGACCCAAAAACAAAAGAGCATGCCCCTTTAGTTTCTGAGGAGTTGTTGGACGTTGTAAAGTCAAACTATAAAAAAATTGAATCTATGATTATTCATGATAGAGATTTGGATTTTGAGTATTTTGGATTTAAAACATTAGAAAGGTCTTATCTTTTAAAGATAAATGGAAAGGTTGTAGAAACACCACAGCATTTGTACATGAGAGTGGCATTGGGTATATGGGGTGATAATTTAAAAGAAGTTCAAAAAACTTATGAACTATTATCTACAGGACAATTTACACATGCCACGCCAACATTGTTTAATTCTGGAACGCCTAAACCACAGCTATCTTCTTGCTTTTTAGTTGCAAATAAAGGTGATGATATAGATTCTTTATTTGACACTCTAAAAGATGTGGCAAAAATATCAAAATGGTCTGGCGGCATAGGTCTTCATGTTCACAATGTTAGGTCTAAAGGCTCTTACATTAAGGGTACTGGGGGTAATTCTGATGGATTGTTACCTATGCTTAAAACTTACAACGAAGTTGCTAGGTGGATAAATCAAGGAGGAAAGAGAAAAGGTTCTTTTGCTATATATTTAGAGCCTTGGCATTTTGATGTAGAAAGTTTTATTGACTTAAGAAAGAATCACGGTAAAGAAGAGGAGCGAGCAAGAGATTTATTTTTGGCACTATGGACTCCTGACTTGTTTATGCAAAGAGTAAGAGATGACGGTAATTGGACTTTAATGTGTCCAAATGAGTGTCCTGGATTGTCTGATGTGTATGATGTGTGTCCTGAATACAATAAAGATGGAGAAATTTTAAATGAATCAGAAGTTAGTTTGGCGTTTACTGAATTATACGAAAAGTATGAATCAGAAGGTAGGGGCAAAAAAGTAATGAAAGCTAGAGAGTTGTGGGGACATATTTTAGAGGCTCAAATAGAGACTGGTACTCCCTACATTTTGTATAAAGACTCTGCAAACAAAAAAAGCAATCAAAAAAATATAGGTGTAATCAAGTCTTCTAATTTGTGTACAGAAATCATGGAGGTAAGCACCCCGGATGAAACTGCAGTATGTAATTTAGCTTCTATAGCCCTTCCTAAAATGGTAGAAATTCCAACTGGAAAGGTTAAATCTAAAGATAAGACGCTTAGAAATTATGATTTTCAAAAGCTTTACGATGTTACATATCAAGCCACTTTAAATTTAAATAAAGTTATAGATGTAAATTGGTATCCCACTAAAGAAGCTAGAAATTCAAACATGAGACATAGACCTATAGGTTTAGGAGTTCAAGGTTTGGCAGATACTTTTGCTCTAATGGGCATGCCTTTTGAGTCAGATGCGGCTAAAAAGTTAAATAAAGATATATTTGAAACAATATACTTTGCAGCTATGACAGCTTCAAATGACATATCAAAATCATTACACAAAGAAGAGGTTTTAGTAAACTCACAAACACCCGAAACTTCTGGTGCATATTCATCCTTTAAAGGGTCTCCTGTTTCTAAGGGCATTTTTCAGTATGATATGTGGGGAATTGAAGAGGGTGATTTATCTGGGTTATGGAATTGGTCTAAGTTGAAAAAGTCTGTAATAAGATATGGCGTAAGAAACTCACTACTTGTAGCTCCAATGCCAACCGCATCTACTGCTCAAATATTGGGAAACAATGAATGTTTTGAACCTTTTACAAACAACTTATATAAGAGAAATGTTTTGTCAGGAGAATTTGTTTTAGTTAACAGACATTTGGTTGAAGATTTAATAAACTTAAACTTATGGAATGATGAAGTCAGAATAAAAATGATTCAAAACAATGGTTCTATTCAAACTATTTCAGAAATTCCAGAAGACATTAAGTTGACCTACAAAACCGTTTGGGAAATGAAGGCCAGCAACCTCATAGACATGTCTGCAGATAGAGCTGCATTCATAGACCAATCGCAATCTATGAATCTATTCATAAGAGATGCAAATGTTGCAAAGATAAATAAAGCATTATTTTATGGGTGGTCTAAAGGCTTAAAGACAGGAATGTATTATTTAAGGAGTAATGCAAAGTCAGAAGCTAGAAAATCATTAGGTACAGATGTAAATTCTTTAAAGGAAAAGCCTAAAGTTAAAACTGAAAATTCAGACACAAAATCAGAAGTAATAACTGAAATCATGCCTGAAATTAAAGTTGTTGAAAAAGTAGATAGTGACGGAAGGCTTCAGCCTTCAGCATCTATTTCTGAAGTTGTGTTGCCCAATTCTTCTACAGACATGTCAGAAGAAGAGGCTGATGCAATGTCTCAAATGGCTTGCAGCCTAGATAATCCAGAAAATTGTGAAGCTTGCGGAAGTTAATAATTATCATTTAAAACAAAAGATAAAAAGCCTTCTTTAAGTAGAGGGCTTTTTGTTTTTTAAAACATATTTATTATAGTAATATTTTATATTAAACAAATAAAAATGAGTAAAAAAGATTTAAAGAAACTTTTAAGAGAAGCTATAGCTAAACGTCTAATGGAAAAAGGGATGGAAGAATCAGAAGTGGCTAATCCAGATACAGATACTGACACCGACATAGATACGGGAAAGCAAAAGAAAAAAAGAAGAGGCATTCCAGATAGAGACCCTAACCCATCAGAAAAGCCAAAGCCTAAGGCGGAAGGTGTTCAGTTGGAAAGTGTTTATACATTGGAAAGAAAATACAAAAAAATAGAAGAGTACAACAGATATAGAAGGATGATAAATGAAGCTCCATTAAGACCAGAAGACGAAGCTTCAGCAGATAGATACATACATCCAACTATAAAGTCTGGACTTTCTGGAGAAGAAGGTAGTGAGGAAACTCCATTTAAAAATATAGAAATATTTCAAAAAGGAGAACCAGATTTTAAGACATTATCAAAATTAGGAACTGAAGAATTTAATGAAGTATTGAGAAATGCGCAAGAAGCTGGTCTTATAAATCCTATGACTATAATGCAAAAAACTATGATGGCTAGTATGCTAGAGGCTAGGTATAAAGATGCTTTAGAAAGGTTGGCTCTAGATATAGTTAAGAGAACTTTTGGTGTAGAAGATAGAATAATGCAAAAGATAGAAGCTGATTTAAAACCTCTTGAAAATGGACCAGACATGGACATGGAAGACGACTCTGGCCAAGATTTGCAACAGCAACTAGAACAGACTATAGAAGATGATTTTACGGCTGAAGAACAGGAGCAATTAAAGAAAAATTTAGATAAAAGATTTATGCAAAATGCACTAGCAATGGGTGCTGGATACAGAAGTCACAAAACTATATCTGATTTAAGAAATGAAATAGAAGCAATTGACCCTGAGTTGTTTGCTTTATATATGGAAATTATGCCAACAGTTGAGTTGATGACCTGGAGTTTTGACCCAAAAGAAACTGGTATGAGAACTAATATGGGTAAGTCCGAATTGAAATTTGGAGACGAAGAAGACGGAGATAATGATAATGAAGAAGGGGAAAATGATGAAGAAGAAAATGCTAGACCTGTAACTGGCGCAAAAGCTTCCGCTCATTTATTTCCTATTTTACTTCACGAAGTAGCAAAGTCTGTTGTTGAGTATTTATTTGCATATAGTTTAGAGAATATGACTCCGAAAATGCAAAAAGCAGTATTGGGAAGAGCAGACTCTTATCAAGAGGAGCATTGGATGAAACTTTTAGGTCCTAGAATTTGGAAATATCTACATGATGCTATTGATTATATAGTTCAAGATAGAGATAGTGACTATAGCATAGTTTCTACGTTACTTTATGAATTAGGAATGTTAGAGCCAGATGAGTTTTTAGATTTGATGGACAAAGTACTACATGATGGTCAAGCAGGTATAGCTGCTTTAGAGGAGTTGTTAGAAGAGATTGAAGAAGATATAGAGGAATATCAAGAAGATAATAATGGAGAAGCACCTAGCCCAGAAGATATTGTGGACTCTGGCTCTGATAACACCGATGATATATTGAGAGCAATTGAGAATGGTGACAATAGAATTGAGATAGAAGAAGCTCCAGAAAATCAAGATACACAGGCAGAAAAAGATGTGGCAGACATGAATATTGATGAGCTTAATGATTCTTTGGCATCTGCTCTAGAGTTTGAAAATTATGAAAAAGCAGCTAAAATTAGAGATGAAATCAATAATAGAATGTCTTAATTGTTGACTTTGTTAAAAAATAATTTAATTTTATTAAAAAATTTAGCAATATGAAAAAGGTTAAAAACAAATCAACAAAAAATAGAATAGCTGCAAAAAAGGGCAAAAAAAAAGTAGATAGAAAAAAAGTAGCCAAAAAGCACTTAGAACAGAAAACAAAGTCAAGAGAGGACTTGAAGAGAAGGGAAGAGAAGGTTTGGCAAGACCATTACGATAGCTTAATGGGCGCACAATAGTCTAATAAATAAAAGAGAGTACTTATAGGTGCTCTTTTTTAGTTTTGTAAACTATTTATAATAAAAATAAATTAAAATGTTTACCAAAAAAGATATAGACTCATTTATACTAAAAGAAGCAGCTTCGCACTTATTTGAAGCTGATGCTAATGTTGATAATGTTTCAAGTTTAGAAGATGCTATTGAATTATCCAAAGATACTTTAGAGAAAACTAAAGAAAGTCTAAAGAATCTAACGGAGAAATTAAAAATGGATAAACAAGTGCAGACCTCAGCAACTGGTGCCGACTATAAAAAAATGGCTGATGCACAAGTTAAGATAACCCAAGACCAGTTGGATTTGACAAAAGAGCTGGAATCCTCTGCTCAACAAAGAGTCGTAGATTTAGAAGGTCAGAAAGTGGAAGCTGAAAAGGTCGCTTCTCAATCGTTGAGTGAACAAGATGTAGAAAGTGTTAATGTAAACGCTAAAGCAGTTTCTGAAAGTCCTAAAATAGAAAAAAAGGATATAATAGTTAGGTTTGACACTAAAACAAATTCTCCATTTTTAGTTAAATTTACTGATAGAGGATTTTTAGTAGGAGACACTAGACTTAGTTTTGGTTTAATCGAAAAAGCCATTTCTAAACAATTTTCTTTAACATTAAAAAATGGCCTTATACTTACTCCTGTAAAAATGCAGAAAATATTAAAGTATAAAAACAGATATTAATTATGTACAAGAGGAGAAAGAGGAAGTTAATTCTTGAAAAACATAAAAAACCTCTTGATACAAGCTATGTGTTTTACAGCACAAACAACGTACCTGCTTATAGATTTAATCACAACCAAGTCAATCAAGGCAGTCTTTTTAATGGTTTTGAGCCATATAAATCAAACAGATTTATGGTTTTTTTAGAAAATGAATATTCAAACAAAACAATCAGCCCAGATAGGATTAAATCATTACATTTCTCTCATACTATTGAACACGGAAACATTATAACAATAGAATCAATGTTAGCAATTGGAACAAATGATTGGATGGACGAGTATAAAGATATGCATATTTGTAAAATAGACTTACTAGACCCCACAGGAGTTGTAGTTAAATCCATGGACTTTGATGTTGCCTTAATCAAATATGAATATAAGTTAAATTACTCAGAATCAGATTTTTTGCTTCCTAGATTTTATTATAAAATTTTTGATTAAAAAAAAATCAATATTTTTCCCAATAAAACTTGCTTTCGTTAAGGTAATTACATACTTTTGGTTGTATAAATTAAAAGAAAGAAAAAAAACAAAACTTAATATGGAATTTTTAGGACACTTTACTAGTACTTCAAAAAACAAAAAAAACAACACAATAGATTTAGAATACTCAAATTCAGAAGCTTTTTGTGAGGCTACAACAAAGTTGATGAGCGGATTTAAGGGTGACTGTAGGTTTATGGTTGCAAGCGATGAGGGGGAACGCTATTTTTTAAATATACTAGACTATAGATATGTGTCTACTGAAAACAGGATAGTAGTTTGGCCAGAAAATTTAAAAAAGTATCAAAAAAAATAATATTTAGTATTTTTTGTCATAAATTACAAAAAAAAGCGTCAAATTGTCTCATATTTTGATGCTTTTTTTTGTTGGTATAAATTTTGAAGTTTAAATTGTAAATTAAAAAAAAAATATGTTTACAATTACAAAAAAAAGAATGTCACCAATTGAGTCCGCTCTTGAGTCTCAATTTTTAAAACTCGCACCTTTAGAAGGTTTTTTTAGAGATTTTAACTCAAACAATAACAGTGTAAAGTCAAATATAGTTAATCAAGACTCTTTTCAAGAGATTCAGGTATGTGTGCCTGGGGTGGATAAGAAGTTCATTAAAGTATCATTAGATAATTTTGTTTTAAGTGTTAAATGTGAAGTGGCCGATGAAAAGAGTGAAGACTCAAAAAAATACTCTTTAAGAGAGTTTTATAAGAGTTCTTTTGACAAAGATTTCATACTTCCAGAAATCTCAGATATTGACAATATAACATCTGAGTTCACCAATGGTGTTTTATACATTAAGATACCTAAATTAAATTATTCAAAAAACAAAAAAAGGACTTTTGAAATTAAGTGAGTATAGTTTTAGTTGTTTTGTGTGAAGGGGGTATTTTACCCATTTTTTATTTTTTTATTAGTATTTATATTAAAACATACATAATAAAAAGTGATGAAAATAACAAAAAAAGAACTAAAAGCCATTATAAGCGAAGAGGCTTCAAAGTATATTAAGGCTCAGTCTCTTAAGGATAAGAGAAATAAGTTAACAGAAGCTATATCTAGAATAAATGAAGGAGAAGACATTTCTGAAGAAGAGTTACAAGAGCTTTTTGGAAGCATGGGAGCGGGACTTAAGAACGTTGGTAAAATGATTGGCGGAAAAGCTAAGGAAGCTGCTGGTAAAGTAGCTGATGCTGCTAAGGGTGCTGCGTCACAAGCTAAAGATGTTGTAGGAAAGGCTGCTGGAGATGTTAAGCAAGCTTATACAGACGGTGCTAACAAGGCTAAGTATGAGAAGGCTCAAAAAGAAATTTCAAATATAGCTCAACAAATTCAAGGCTTAAAGCAGAAAATGAAAAGTGATGAATCTCAACTGCAAGCAAAATATTCAGAGCTTACTGGAGGCAAACCTTTTAAGGGTGCAGTACATAATCCAATAATGTCTGAAGGTAAAGTTGTTTGGGTTGAAAAAAAGTAAAACTTTAATTGCTAACATTTAAATGCAATATATTTCAAAAGCTCTCTATTAGAGGGCTTTTTTGTTGTAGTAATGTTGACTTTTATCTTTTATAAATTATATTGATTTAAATATTTATTTTATGAATGATAATGTAATTGAAGAGGGTAGTGTAATGACTACCGATAGAGTATCTAGTTCAAGTTATGGAAAGTCTTTAGATAATGCAGGACAAGACCAGGTTGACGATGTAAAAGCTACACAACATGTAACCAATTTAGAAAGGCCAAGTTCTAATGGAAAAACTTATATTGAGATAGTTGCTACCAAAGATGATTCTGGGCAGCCCATGAGTGTGTTGGAGGTAGATTTAATAATCTCCAGAGAAAAGGGAAAGGAAAATAGAAGGCTTGCAATGAATTTTGCAGAAATTGATGTGGCGAGTAAGCAGATTGTAGAGAAGTCAGTAAATATAGATAGAGATTCTTTTGAGCAGCTGAAAAATTTTTTCACAAACCTAGATTGGAATAGTTAATTTTTATCAATAATATTAAAATGATATTATTTATATTTAAAATACTTCTATGAGGTTAGTTGAGTTAATACTTTACGAAAAGGCTAAATCTTTAAATAGGTTTTCTATGATAAAGCAAAAAATAGAAAAGCTTATATACAAAAATCCTGATAGCACTATAGCAAAGTTGGGAATTAAAAAGTTAAACTATTTTCTTGTTATAGATTGTAAAGACGTGTCTAAAAAGTTAGGTATTGATTATGAGTCTGATAATATAGATTTTTTGTTTGGCACAAAGGAAAATAGTAAATCATTTATGAATCATATTAGGAAGAAGAACTCTCAACCTTCTTTCTTTAAGAATTTAGGTTTATTGTATGATATTTCAGGATGTTATATTGTAGCCACATCAAAGAGTGTAAAGAAAAATGTAAGTATATATAACACTTTAAATAGTGTATCTTGTAAATTTGATTTAAGTGAATTGCCTATTGATTTTAAAAAAATGTGCTCAAATTACGATAATAAAGAATTGAATTTTGATAATACTAATATTTTTAATTTTTCTAATATATTAAACATACCAAATGAGGATAGGGATAAAATTATAGAAAGTATAGTTAGCAGTTTGGATTTTACTGAAATTCCAATTCAAGAAATATACTCTGGTTTAAATCTTGAAGAAATGTATGCTGATGATGTTAGTTCAATGAATTTAGAGAGTGTAATTGAAAGTAAGTTAGAAGATATATATGATGTTAATTTTTTAAAGCAAGTTATGGATGGTGCTATAAGAAAAGACAATCTAGAGTTGTGTGCAAAAATAAGAGACAGGATAAATAAAATAAAAAAAACAAAATAATTGTAATTTTTCTAATCATTTTACGTTTAGCTTATAAATCTTTAAAAAAAGCGAAAAAAATGAGACAGTTAAAAATTCAGCAGAGCCTTACAAACAGAACGGAAAAATCAATAGAACAGTATTTTACAGATGTAAATAAGTTTGACTCAATCACCCCAGAGAGGGAGTTTGAATTGTCAAGGCTAATCCAAGAAGGTGACCAAAAAGCATTAGAAGAGTTGGTTCAGTCAAATCTAAAGTTTGTAATTAGCGTTGCTAAAAAATATCAAAATACAGGATTGCCTTTAGCTGATTTAATAAATGAAGGTAATTTAGGTCTTATAAAAGCTGCAGGGAGGTTTGATGGCACTAGGGGGTTCAAGTTTATATCTTTTGCAGTTTGGTGGATTAGACAAACGATAATACAAGCCATATCTGAAAAGAAGAGAATGATAAAAGTTCCTTCTAACAAAAATTTAGAGGCTGGGAAATACTTTAGAGCTGTGCAACACTTACAACAAAGACTTGAAAGAGAGCCTTCGGAGCTTGAGGTGTGTGAGTATATGGATATAGATGTAGAATCAGGTAAATTGCTTCAACAAGCTGGCATATATCATTCGTCTCTAGATGCAAAAGTGGGCTCTGATGAAAGTTCTTCAACTTTAGCTAATTTAATAGAAGACTCTAGTATGGGAGCACCAGACTCCTCTCTGTTGGACGATTCTTTAAAGAAAGATATGTATAGAGCATTTAAAATACTTACAATCAAAGAAGCTATAGTTGTAAGATACACTTATGGTATAGATTGTCAAGCTCTCTCTAAGGAGGAAATTGCTAGAAAGTTAGGATATAGCAATGAGAGGATTAGACAAATCGCTAGAAAGGCTGAGAAGAAGCTTCTAGAAAACACATCAACAAAAGAGTTGTTAATAAAGTATTTGTAAAATTTAATATATTATTTAAAGATTAATACCATGCTTTTGTGTGGTATTTTTTTTTGTTGTTTAAAATAATTCTTATATTTGTTTATGTATAAATTTAATACTCAAACTAAATTCAATTAAAGAAACATTATAATGAGGCAACTAAAGATAACTAACAAAATAACAAACAGAGATTCTGATTCTATAAAGTCATATTTAAATGAAATAAATAAAATTAAACAACTTACAGAAGAAGAAGAACATGACCTCGCCACTAAGTCTCAAGAAGGAGATGAAAAGTCTAGACAAATGTTAATTACGGGGAATTTGAGGTTTGTCATAAGTGTTGCAAAACAATATCAAGGTAAGGGTATAAATTTTGAAGACCTAGTAAATGAGGGTAATTATGGTTTGATAAAAGCAGCTGAAAGATTTGACCAAACAAGAGGATTTAAGTTTATTTCTTATGCCGTTTGGTGGATTAGACAGTCAATATTAGAGGCTTTAGCAAACAATTCCAGAATGGTTAGATTGCCAACAAATCAAATAAGCACTTATTATAAATTAAAGCAAGAATCCAGAGGTTTTGAGCAGATAAATCAAAGAGAGCCAACAGAAGAAGAGATAGCAGAAATAATGCAAGAAGATGTGATAAAAATATCTAGATTACTACGTTCAGCTCAGCCTCAAACCTCATTAGACGCCCCACTTTCTTCAGATGATGATGGTTATAGTTTATACGATACAATTTCAGAAGGAGAAATGAATGATGTAGACCTTAGTGTGGCTGCAGATTCTTTGCATAAAGATTTGTCATCAACACTAAAAAGCATAGCACCCAGGCAGAGAGAGGTGGTTTGTATGTATTATGGAATAATGGGATATCCAAAAATGACATTAGAAGAAGTGGGTGAATATTTTGAATTAACAAGAGAGAGGGTTAGGCAAATAAAAGATGCTGCTATAAAAGTTTTGAGGCACAGAAGTAGGAGTGAAATTTTAAAACAACATTTAAGTTAGTTATGCCAAAATATAAGTTGAAAGAAGAATTTTTTTTTGAAGATGGAAACTCTGTATCTTCAGATGTTTTGTTAAAAGAATTAGAAGAAGATTTGTCTTCTAACATGGTTAAGATAGAGACTGTGTCCGAAAGTAACGTTAAAAGAATTTTTTGGGCAAATAAAGATAATTTACAAAAAATATAATAATGAATTTAAACTTAAGTAAAGATTTGGTGTTCTTTGACTTAGAGACTACAGGTGTTAGCGTTTCTAGTGATAGGATAGTTCAAATAGGAATGATAAAATACTATTCTGACGGAAGAAAGCCTGAAGAAAAAAATAGATTAGTAAATCCAACTGTAACAATACCAGAAGAAGCTTCTGCTATTCATGGAATTACAAATGATATGGTTCAAGACGCTCCAACGTTCAAGCAAATATCAAAAGGCATAGAATCGTTTATAGGCGATGCGGACTTGTGTGGATTTAATAGTAATAGATTCGATGTTCCTTTATTAATAGAAGAGTTTTATAGAGCTGGTTCTGAGTTTGACATGAATAATAGACGTTCTATTGACGTGTGGAAAATATTTCAGAAGATGGAACCTAGAAATCTAAAAGCAGCATATAAGTTTTATTGTAATAAAGATTTAGAGGGCGCTCATGATGCTATGAATGACATTAGAGCTACTGCTGCTATATTGGAGAGTCAGTTGGACTACTATAAACATTCTAACTATGAAGAGTCTGATGGAACCGTAGAAGAAAGGCCAATCGTAAACGATATGTCTAAACTTCATGATTTTACGAATTTCAAAGGTCAGTTAGATTATTCTGGAAGGATTGTATTAAATGAAAACAATGTTGCTGTATTTAATTTTGGAAAATATCAAGACCAGTCAGTCGTTGATGTTTTAAAACACAACCCAGGATACTATACTTGGTTTATGAAGTCTGACTTTTCAACTGATACAAAAAAAGTTTTAGAAAAAATAATGGAGAAAAGTAGAACGACACAAAATGAACCCAAGTTACAATAATAGTATTTGTAAAATGTTGGTTGAAGAAGAATGGTATTCTTATGACTTTGCACAACCTAGAGGCATAACTCCTTATGCTAGTAGATTGGAATGGAATAATACTTTTATAACAACTATTAACAGACTATGTGCTAAATTAGCATTCGAAACAGAATCTAATAGTCCGATTTCTGAAGATTTTTGCGCTATATTAAGTGATATGTCAATTTGTGACATTTTAGGAAATCAGCTTTATTACAATAAGTCTGATGAGATGTTTGACGTTATTAATTTTGGAGGTGTTGAATTATGTCCTATTGGAAAATTAAGGGGGTATTTAGAAATTAATATTACACCTAAAAGTGTTTTTAAAAAAAGCAGAGGTTTAATTTTGGAAAAGAGCAACATGAAGGGTTTGTCAGGTGAATTTTTGCTTTTATGGTCTAAAAAATCTAAAAAAGGTGGTATAATTAATATTAGGAATGAGTAAAGTTTCAAATGAAATGGAAAAAATGAAAGATGAAAATCAATTAGACGCTTTTCAAGAAAAAGAAGATAATGATGCAATATCAATGTTAACTGATGAACAAAAAGAATTCGTTCTTTCTCGCACTAAAAAGTCAGTTCTACTATCAAGTTGTGCAGGCTCAGGGAAAACTCATTGTTGTGTTCTAAGGTTAAAAGAGTTAATAAAACGTGGAGCAGACCCCAAAAAAATTATATTCTTTAGCTTTACAAATGCTGCCGTTGAAGAATTAAAGGAAAGAGTAAACAACCCAGACATAAGAATAACTACAATACATTCCTTTTGTTTTTGGATGTTGCATAGAATGGGTAAGTTTAAGGGTGTAACTAATTTTTATGAATTCATAGAGTGGTATAAAATAACAAATAAGCCATCCAAAAAATCCACTCAAAAAGAAGTGTTCAAGTTTGATAAAATAATATCAAACCTATATGATGATGCAGATTTTTTAGACTCTCAAATATCATCATATAAATTACAGACGGCAGATGGTATAAAAGTTAGAATTCCAGACTTTTACATTCCATACTCAAAATATTTAAGAGAAAAAAGAAAGAGAGATTTTTCTGATATATTATTAGATGTGAGAAATTTACTCAAAGAGAATAAGTGGTTGAAAATGTTTAAAGACAAATATGACTATCTTTTCTTAGATGAATATCAAGACACTAGTACTATTCAAATGGACATACTTATGAAGTTAAATGCTAAGAAGTATTATTTGGTTGGTGATTTAAATCAGTCTATATATGGTTATAGCGGAAGTAATTGTGCAGCCATTGAAGACATTTTGTTAAAAAGGAGAAAGGTTGACAGAATGAGTTTGACCACTAACTTTAGAAGTGCCAAACAAATAATATCAAATTCTAATCAGTTTTCAAGTTTAGACGCAAAATCTTTTCACACATTTGATGGAGAAATAAACGAAACATTCATAGATTTTGATAAATTAGTTGAATTAATTAAAAATAAAGATGAAGTTGTAGTTTTGGCAAGAACAAATTTTATAGTTAAGTTAATAGAGTTTAATTTGTTGAGTAGAAAAGTTCCTTTAAATTATTTTAATTACCTTAAGGAAAAAGATGTTGAAGACATAAAGGATGGAAAAATAAATTCTTTAATAAGAAAAAGGTTAGATTATGTTTTAGATAATTTTCCTGGGGGTGTTATGGATTTGGTTAGATTTATAGAAGAAAATAAAGAAAATAAAAACTTTGTTACAACAATACATAAATCTAAGGGTAAAGAGTTTCACACTTGTGTAGTTGTAAACTCCTTGCCAGAAGATTTAGTTGAAAAGAATGAAATAGAAATACCATCAGATAAAAAGGATTACTATACATTTTATCCTGGTATGGATGGTTATCAAGAAGAGAAGAACGTTCATTACGTAGCAGTGTCAAGGCCTAAAAAGAAATTGTACTATATGTTATTGCAAATTTAGTAATCTCTTCTTTCGGCCAAGCCTTCAGAAACTAGCCAATCGTTCATATTTGTTCCATCTTCCTTGATTAGAATTCCCAAATATCTACCATATTTACCAGTCTTATCTCTTATTGTTTTAAGAGTTATTTCTTTTCCCAATATTTGCTCTCTTAATTTGTCTCTAGATATTAATCCCTGAGGCCTCTCTTTGCCCCTGACCTCAGGCGTGTTAATTCCAAATAGTCTAATCTTCAACCCTTTGTTGTCAACACCTCTCCAGGTAATCCCGAACCCAAGCTGAACTTCTAATCTAACGGTATCTCCATCATACACGTCTATAACTTTTGCTCTATAGTGATATAAATAATTTAATTTCATATAAATAAATAGTTTATTGTAATTTTTTTAATATTTTATCGTTACTATAAAAATAAAGAAAATAGAGCATTCATATTTGCTATTCTTTTAATTTATCTTTAAATTTGAATTTATAACACAATTATGGCTGAAACACTAAATTTAGTAAACCCAGAAGACAGTTTATCTTGTAAGTATGAGATTTCAAAATTCCCAGACGGACAGCAAACTCTTAAGGTTATTGAAGGTGTGTATAATACTTTTTATTCATTAAAAAACAACAGTCAAGGTATCACAATTAAGTCAAGATTAAATAGCTTTAAGGACTTAGAGCTAATAATATGTGCCAATCAATGCCTCAAAGAGATTGGTGTTGAAAGGATAAGGTTGTATATCCCATATTGTACTGGGGGTAGAAGTGATAGAAAGTTTGAGGAAGGTGGAATTAACTACATTAAAACGGTTATAGCACCAATAATTAACTCACAGAATTTTGAAAAAGTAACGGTACTAGACCCTCATTCAGATGTCTTAGAAGCTTGTATTAATAACTTCAAAGGAATTGATACTGTTGATTTTGCTAACCATGTTTTAAAAGATGTATTATCTCATTCTAAACCTAAATTTTTAGACCCTTTTGTACTTGTATCTCCAGACGCAGGAGCTCTCAAAAAAGTATTCAAAATTCAGAAAGCTACTGGTATTAAAAACCTAGTTATTGGCTCTAAGAATAGAGATGTCAAAGGACAAATAACACACACTTCTATTTCAGGACTGGAAAACATAAAGGCCTCAAACGCAACCTATGTTATCTTCGATGATATATGTGATGGAGGTAGAACCTTCATTGAACTAGCTAAAGTTATAAAAAAGGAAAAAGAAGATGCTAAAATAGTTTTAGCAGTAACCCACGGCATTTTTTCTAAAGGGCTTGACGCAATCTTTGAACATATAGACGAAGTGTATACAACTGATAGCATTAAAGAATTTGAAAGCAATGATAAGTTGAATCAATACGGCTTATTCATTGTTGGACAAGGTCACTTGCCTAAATTAAATAATAATAACAAATAACATGAAAAATAATCCACTATTAATGACAGATGGCTACAAGACTAGTCATCATAGAATGTACCCAGAGGGAACTACAGAAGTTTATTCAAACTTTACTCCTAGAAGTGTAAAATACATGCCTGTACAAGCTAAAAAGGTTGTTGTTTTTGGGGTTCAGTATACTATTAAAAAAATAGAAGAACTTTATAATGAAAACTTTTTCAGTAGACCTAAAAATGAGGTCGTAGGAGAAGCTAAAGAATTTCTCTCTTCTTACCTGGGCTCAGATTATGACGTATCTCACTTTGAGTCATTACACGACTTGGGATATTTACCTATAAAAGTAAAGTCTTTACCAGAAGGTACTATAATAGATGAAAAAGTTCCATTTTTCACCGTGAAGAATACTCATAAAGATTTTTATTGGTTACCTAACTTTTTAGAAACTATGATTTCTTCTCTATTGTGGAAGCCACTACATTCAGCATCTCTAGCGTATGCTTATAAGCAAATATTAGTAAAACATGCCAGAAAAACTGATGAAGACAATTTAGGTTTTGTCGATTTTCAGGGACATGACTTCTCATTCAGAGGAATGCAACACCCAGAGTCTGCAATTAGTTCTGGATTAGGATTTTTAACTTCTTTTTGTGGAACAGACACTATACCCTGTTTACAAGCGGCTGAATATTACTACAACTCAAAAGATGTAGGCTTCAGCGTGCCAGCTTCAGAGCACGCAGTAATGACTGCATACGGAAAAGAGGATGAGATTAACGCATTTAGAAGGTTGATGAAGCAATATCCAACTGGTATACTTTCGGTTGTTTCCGACTCTTTTGATTTGTGGAAAGTTTGTACTGAGTTTATTACTGAACTTAAAGAAGAGATTTTATCTAGAGACGGTAAGTTAGTTATTAGACCCGATTCTGGAGACCCTGTTGACATTTTGTGTGGATTTGAACTAGATGCAGATGATGATTTTACTAACATGGAAGAAGCTGTTTCTAAGGGTGTAATTGAGCTTCTTTGGGATGTTTTTGGAGGAACTGTTAACTCTCAAGGGTATAAGGTTTTAGACTCTCACATTGGAGCAATATATGGAGATAGCATTACTTTAGAAAGGGCTGAAGACATTTGTGTAAGATTAGAAGCTAAAGGTTTTGCATCTACAAATGTTGTGTTGGGTATTGGTTCGTATTCAATGGGTTATGCAACCAGAGATAGTCAAGGTGGTGCAGTTAAAGCTACTCATGTTACTGTAAATGGCGAGTCTAGAGATATTTTTAAAGACCCAATCACTGATGATGGTGTAAAAAAATCTGCTAGAGGTTATTTGCACCTATACAAAGGAGAGTGTGGTAACATAAAGATGAAAGACCAATGTACATTAGAGGAGGAATCTTCCGGGCTTCTTGAGGTTGTATATGTGGATGGTAATTTTGTAAAAACAACAAAAATTAGCGACATTAGAGAGTTGATAAATAAACAAAGCAGCAAATATTCTGTTGTCACTGTATAATTAAAAATTTCAAAACTACAACAAATAAATGTTGACCAATAAAGAGAAAAGTTTACTATTTTCAATAATATCAAAAGAAACTGGACTATCTGAAGAGGGTGTAATATCCAAGACCAGAAAGCCAGATTATGCTGATGCTAGAAGAATTTTTGCAGTAATAATTAAGTCTAACTTTAATATTAGTCTACGTGAAATTGGAAACATTTTAGGAGGAAGAGACCACGCTACCATAATAAGTTCCATTAAAAAGCATGATGAATTATATGAGTCTAATAAAAAGTATATTGAGAAATATAATAATATAAACTCTAAATTTCTGGTTAGTAAATTAGTTTCAAACAAGGTTTCATATTCAATTAGAGAGTTGAAGCAGAAAAAGTCTAAAATATTACATCAGCTAGAAAGGGACATAGTGATGATTAAGAGGTTGGGGTATAAAAAAAATAAAAAACCATCTAACATAGGATTGTTTATAGGTTCTTTTAATCCTATTCATAATGCTCATTTAATTGTTGCAAATACCGCTGTACATGGATACAATTTTGATGAAGTTTGGTTTTTATTTTCTGATGAAGGATACCCTTTAAGTCACAAAGGTGAAGAGTTGTTAAGTTTAAAAAATAGAATTTTACTTTTGAAAAATGCTATACTTGACAATCCTTATTTTAAATTAGCAAAATTAGATTACAAAAACGATGAAAATAATTCTGTTGCTGAATCTTTGTTAAAGATAAGTTCCAAATATAAAGATTATAAATTTTCTTTAATTATGGGTGCAGACTATTTGTACGATATAGATAAGCTAAAGTCTTTCGAATATATAGAAGATAATTTTCCTATATACTACTACGAAAGAGGCGGTTCTCATATGAGAGATATAAATAAGATTGTTAGAGTTGAATCTGTCGATAAAAATATAAAAAAGATAGAAGGGTTATTGGAAACAAACATATCATCTTCTAAGGTAAGGCGAATTTTAAGAGAAGAAAACGGGGTTGATAAATTGAAGTACATAGTCCCGGAAGCTTGTTTGAATGTATTAGAAAGTAAGGATTTCTATAATAATAAAAGTGTAAAAAATATAACAAATGAATAATATGAAAAAAATAATTAAATTATTAATGTCTCTAATTGGCTTTAAGTCAAAAGAGGATAAAGGAATAAATGTGGTCAGTTTGTTTGATGGAGCTTCATGTGCTATGGTTGCATTAAAAGAAATGGGTGTAAAGGTAAATGTTTATATTTCTTCAGAAGTAGATGCTAATGCTATTAAAGTTTCTGAAAGTAATCATCCTGAAATTATTCAAATGGGAGATGTAAAATCTTTAGACTACAAAAAGATATTAGACATTTGTGATGGAAAGGTAGATTTGCTTATTGGAGGTTCACCATGTCAAGACTTGAGTATAGCCAAAAGTAACAGAAAAGGCTTGGATGGCGAAAGGAGTGGTTTGTTTTGGAATTATATAGAAGCTAAAGAGAAGTTAAATCCAAAACACTTTGTCTTAGAGAATGTGGCGAGCATGAGTTTAGATAGTAAAACAGCAATATCCAGAGCTATGGGAACTCCTTATGTAAATATAAATTCTGAAAAATTATCTGCCCAAAAGAGAAATAGGCTTTATTGGACTAGCATAGTTGTGCCTCAACCTAAAGATGAGGGAAAAAAGTTAAAAGACGTTTTAGAAAATGGATATACAAACAAGGAAAAGTCCTATTGTATAGATGCAAACTATTTTAAAGGTTCAAATTTTGATATGTATGTTAAAAAAAGTAAAAGACAAATAGTTTTTAAAAGTAAAAAAGTAGAAAAATCATCACTAAAAGAGGGTGAAGAAGTTTTTATGGATAAGTTTGTAAAAGGTACAGAAAAAATGTATAAATTTTCTGGAGAAAAGAAAAGTTTGCAACTAGATGCTAGAGGAAAAAAGGCTTTAGAATTTAATCAAAAAGGATTTAGAAAATTAACTATAGTTGAATGCGAAAGGTTACAATGCTTACCAGATGGTTACACAAATGTGAAAAATGTATCCAGAACTGAAAGGTATAGAATGATAGGTAATGGATTTACCGTCTCTGTAATAAAGCATATACTTAAAAATGCATTCAATAATTAGAGTTAGACATAGTATTTATTAATCGTTTAATTTCAGGCATTTTGTCATCAAGCATTTCTCCCATACCAGGTATTATGTTTGTTGGCAAATTGTCTATGTGAAACCACCCATAGCTAAGACTCTCTTCATTTATTCTTATTTCTGGCTGCCCGTCAAATACTCCTAAATATGTATAAAAGTCTATAAATCTATTGGAATTCAAAAAAAAAGGCTCTCTAGATATTTTATAATCAACAACACATCCAGTCTCTTCAAAAAATTCTCTTTTTGCAGTTTGTTTTGGTGTCCCGTCCTTTTCTTCAAAGGTACCTCCAAATACAGCCCACATTTCAGAGAAAGAGGTGTCTAAACCTCTTTGGCATAATAATATTTTTCCACTATTTTTGTCAATCGCAAATATTCCTGCACCAATTTTTTTTTTCATAAATTATTGATTACTATATTTGTAAATAGTGTTTAAAAATCATAAAAAATCATTATATTTACATTATGAATAGCCCAATTGAAATAAAAGATGAGCTTGGTAGAATTTATTTGACTAAATATGATTCTAAATATATATTTAGAAAATTTAGAGGTGATTCAAAATTAATAAAATCTATATACCACATAACGGGTGACTTAAAAAATCCAAGAACATTTGAGGTAGATTTTATAAATAAAGAAGGAACAGAAATAGTTGCAAACTACTCTAACATACTAGGTTTTAAATTCAAAGCTTCTGGCTTTGTGGGATTTAGCTCTAAAGATGAGCTTGCCCTAAAGTTCCCAGTAGATAATGAAAGAATAAAAGAATGGATTATTGCATTAAAAAATTAAATTTATAATTTGTTTAATTGAAATTAATAGTTAATTTTACAGAACAAATATTATTTATAATAAAAACAATTTAAAATTAAATAAACATGAATATCAATATGTCTTCAGATGAAAGTGAATTTGAATCATTGGGTGGAAGGAAAGAGCCTAATGATGGAAAGAGAATTAAAAGAAAAGATGGAAAGGAATCAAAGACACCAGCGCTAGATTCTTTTGGTAAAGATATAACGCTATTAGCCATGAATAATCAGCTAGACCCTGTTATAGGAAGGGAGGAAGAGATTGATAGATTAATACAAATATTGAGTCGAAGAAAAAAGAATAATCCTGTATTAATAGGAGACCCAGGAGTTGGTAAGACGGCGATAGCTGAGGGTATAGCAATGAAAATTGTAAATAAAGAAGTTAGCAGAATTTTGCATGATAAAAGAATAGTTGAACTAGAGATGTCATCTATTGTTGCTGGCACAAAGTATAGAGGTCAATTTGAAGAAAGAATGAAGGCCATAATAGAGGAGTTAGAAGAGAATCAAGATGTAATTGTTTTTATTGACGAAATACATACTATAATAGGGACTGGTAATGCTCAAGGTTCATTAGATGTTGCAAACATGATTAAGCCAGCTCTATCTAGGGGTGCTATTCAGTGTATTGGGGCAACCACTATAGATGAGTACAAGAAGACTATTGAAAAAGATGGGGCTTTAGAAAGAAGGTTTCAAAAGGTCAAGGTTGCTCCTCCAACTACTGAGGAGACTAAGGAAATTCTTATGAATATAAAGCAACACTATGAAAACTTTCACAACGTTTCTTTTAATGAAGAGGCTATAGATGCTTGTATAACATATGCTGAAAGGTATATTACAGAAAGGCAGTTTCCCGATAAGGCAATAGACATCATGGACGAAGTTGGCTCTAGAGTTCACATAGACAATATAAATGTTCCTGAAGAAATTCTTAAACTAGAAAGAGATATAGAGTCTCAAGTAGAACTTAAGTCTTCACACATTAAAAAGCAAGAGTTTGAAATGGCAGCGGAATCAAGAGATGCCATTAGAAAGATGGAGAAGCAATTAGAATTGGATAAGTTTAGCTGGGACAGGGATAGTAAAGAAAATAAAGTTGATGTTTTACTTGAAGAGATAGCTAGAGTTGTCGCTAGAATGACTGGTATACCCGTTAAAAAGCTTACTGATGATGAAGGTTTGAGGTTGATAAAAATGCCTGAAGAAATTAAAGCTAGAGTAATTGGCCAAGATGAGGCTGTACAGAAAGTGTCTGAAGCTGTTCAACGCTCTGCAGCAGGATTTCACAATCCAAATAGACCTATTGCATCATTTTTGTTTTTGGGAAGAACTGGTGTAGGTAAAACTGAATTAACTAAAGCTTTGGCTGAATATATGTTTGGTAATGATGAGTCTTTAATTAGGTTAGATATGTCAGAATATATGGAGCCTCATTCGGTTTCTAGAATGATAGGTTCACCTCCTGGGTATGTTGGTCATGACGAAGGTGGTCAGTTGGCAGACGCTGTCAAAAACAATCCTTATAGCGTTATTCTTTTTGATGAAATAGAAAAGGCTCATAGAGATGTTAGTAATGTTTTGTTGCAAATACTAGATGAAGGAATGTTGACTGATAGTTTAGGTAGAGAAATTAACTTCAAAAATACTATCATAATAATGACTTCTAACATTGGAGTTAAAGAGCTAGATGTAACTCCTGTTGGCTTTGATTCTGGTACAACTGATGACATGAATGTTAATGATGTTATTGCAAAGTCTCTAAAGAAAGTGTTCAGGCCAGAATTTATCAATAGAATTGATGAGAAAGTTGTCTTTAATACTTTAAAGGAAGAAGACATTTCTAAAATTGTAGATATACACGTAAATTCTTTAACAAAAAGAATGTATGAGAATGGAGAGTACGAACTTACTGTAACTAAAAGAATGAAAGAGTTCTTATTAAAAGAGAGCTACAGTGAGGAATTTGGTGCAAGACCCGTGATAAGAGCTGTGACTAAGTACATACAAAACCCAGCATCACAAGCCGTATTGAGAGGTGAAATAAAAATGGGTGATAAATTGTCTGTTGACTACATCTCTAAATCTGATGAGGTCGTTGTTAAAAAAGTTGCTAAAAAAGTTGTCACAAAAAAAAATAAAAAATAATATGAATAATATAAAGAAAGATTTTAGACTGTTTGCTAGAGACCATGGAGTATCTAGTTTAACTCTTCACGATTATGAAAACTTTCAAATGAGAAGCGTAATCAATCCAGTTTCTATTTTGGAAACGAGTCCAGTAGGAATGACGCCAAACATTATTGAAGAAAGACAGATGAATGCTGTTGCTATGGATGTTTTCTCTAGATTGATGATGGATAGAATCATATACATGGGAATGCCAGTTACAGACCAAGTTGCAAATGTTATTAACGCTCAACTTTTATATCTTGAGTCCGTAGATGCTAAAAAAGATGTGAAAATGTACATTAATAGCCCTGGTGGCTCTGTATATGCTGGCCTTGGAATATATGACACTATGCAAGCTGTAAAACCAAGTGTGGGAACTTATAATATGGGGTTGTGTGCTTCTATGGCTTTTGTTTTGCTCACTGCAGGAGAGAAGGGGAAAAGATATGCTCTAAAGCACTCACGCTCAATGCAACACCAGCCTTTGGGTGGTATTGGCCAATCACAAGCTTCAGACATTGAAATAACTGCTACTCAGATTAATTTGCTTAAGAAAGAATTGTATGACATTATAGCTCATCACACTGGTCAAAAATTTGATACTATACATGCAGATTGTGATAGAGATTATTGGATGACAGCAGTTGAAGCTTTAGAATATGGTGTTATTGACCATGTGGTTGGTTTGGAGCCTCCAACAAAGAAAGGTTCTTCTAAAACTAAGAAATAAAGTTAAATATAACCAATATAGGCCTCGGGAAATCGAGGCCTTTTTTATATGTACAACAATAATTTTAATCGTCATTTAATACTGGAAAATGGATTGTATATCAATAATCTGTCTATTAAAATTCCTGAAAATAAATTAAATTTGGGATGGCAAGATGCTAAGGTATATTGTGCTAAATATGGACAAGGGTGGAGGCTTCCAACTGAATATGAATGTTATTATATTTTAAAATTAATTCGTGACGAATGTGAGATAGAATATGGTTTTGGCCAATGGAGGCTTGATAGAAATTCTATACATAATAAATATCCTTTTTTAAATTTTTTACCACCTTGCTGGACATCTTCAGAGGTGCATGGTACAGATTTGGTTACGTTGTGTCACTTTGACTCTAGTAAGATTTTAGAATCATCATTTAGAATTGAAAGCCTTTTTTATTCAAATGATAAACACAAAACAAGAGCAAGGTTTATAATGGTAAGAAACTCTTAATATCTATTTATTTTTTTTATTTATGTGCTACATTTATTAAATGTCACAATTAGATTATTATAAAATTTTGGGAGTAACAAAGTCTTCTACTTCTGTAGAGATTAAAAAATCTTATAGAAAGCTTGCTATAAAATACCACCCAGACAAAAATCATGGCGACAAACAGGCTGAGGAAAAATTTAAAGAAATTTCAGAGTCTTATGACGTATTAGGTAATGGTGATAAGAGGTCAAAATATGATGCCCATGGTCATATGGGTGCAAATAATGGGCAACAGTATAATCGTGGTTTTGGCGGTAACCCATCTATGGATGATTTGTTTGGAGAATTCTTTGGTGGTTCAAGAAATTCATATAGTGCACCTAAAAAATCAAAGGGAAGGAACTTGAGGATTAAATTGGGCATAACAGTAGAAGAAATAGTTAATGGAATTCATAAAAAAGTTGTTATAAAAAGAAAGTCTAAATGTAAAAGTTGTAATGGCTTAGGCTCAAAGGGTGGCAATAGTCATGTGACCTGTAATAGTTGCGCTGGTAGAGGTCGTGTTGTTATGCAACAAGTTACACCGTTGGGAGTTATAAGGCAGGAGGTAGATTGTAATCATTGTCAAGGTGGAGGAACTATAATAAAAGAAAGATGTGTGCCTTGTGGTGGTTTGGGCTCCAACTTCAATGAGCAAGAAGAAGTTGATATAAACATACCTAAAGGCTCTAGGTCTAATATGCCTTTTGCAATTAAGGGGAAAGGCGATTTTATTAAGGGCGGTCATAGTGGAGATTTATTGATTGATGTGTTTGAAAAAGAGCATGATAAGTTCTTGATAGAAGGTGACGATATTGTTTTAGACAAAACTATAAGTCTTGTTGATGCTATATTCGGAAATCCAAATTTAGAAATAGACACCCCTTACGGTAATATAAAAATAAATATTCCCCCCAATTCACATGTGGGTAAAGTGTTTAGAATATCTGGCAAAGGACTACCAGTATATGGCAGAGAAGTGGTGGGTGACATGTTTGTGTATATTAATATTGAAATACCTAAATCATACGAAGTTGACGAGTCAATTAGAAGTAGTTTAGACAATATTAAAGGCAACAAACAAGAAGGCGTTCCTGGGATTTACAGGTCATTTAGAGAGCACTTTATTAAGTGACTTTAATTGTTGATTTTTTTATTATATAACATATATTTGTTTTTATGAATATTTATAAGTAACAATAACAATAATAATAACAATTATGAAAAAAGTAAAAGATTTTTTAAAAAAGTATAAAATTTACATTTTATCTGTAGCCCTTGTGTTTTTCTTCTTCAAATCTTGTTCAAAGTCTGGAGATATTAATAAGCAACAAAAGATAAGTGAACAACAAACTTTTGTAGTAGATAGTTTAAGTCAAAAAATAAATAGTTTAAGTCAAAAAATAGATAGTATACCAGAAGTTATAAGGGTTGAAAAAATAAACATTCATCTTGAATACGATAACTGGATTTCATCTAAGGACAGAGGTTCTCAATTGATGGAATTACATTCATTAGTAAAAAACAACATTAAAGACTTGCAAAAATGATAAGTTTATTTAAGTGGGTAAAAGAAAATCCGAATAGAGCTATGTTTCTTGTTCCAATTTTATTGGTGGCAGGAATATCCATTTCTCACGTTGTTACTTGGTATGACATGGCCAATCCATTTAGTTGGGCTGTATATTTATCTATTGCAATAGAAATTGCCGCAATAACTGCTTTAGTTGCTGCTACAAATAGAGTTAAGGGTGGTGTATGGTTTATGTTTGGAATTGTAACATTCATTCAAATGTTAGGTAATATATTTTACTCATATAAAGAGATAGACCCAAATGGTGAGCTATTCGTTTCTTGGATTGAATTAACTGGTCCAATATGGGAAATGCTCGGCTCGGACATTACGGACATACCTAGTATGAAAAGGTATTTAGCATTTTTAGAGGGCGGCTTGTTACCAGTAATATCTTTAACTTCATTACATTTCTTTGTGAAATATCAAAAAGAAGTAGAAGAAGGCACTGATGGTGAATTGGTTAATAGTGATAACGACTCTGTCGAAGGGCCTGATGAGGATTCTGGTCAAGAAAGTGTTGATAAAAATATATCTAACAAAGAAGATTATCAAGTAATTGTTGATGAAAAGAAAAAAAAACTTGAAGAAGATAAGGCCATATTTGAGTCTTTATTAAAATCTTTATACAAAGACGGTACTGTAGTTTTAGGTGAAGCACTTCCTACTTATGCTGAATTTAGAAGTGGTATAGATTCAAGTTATACAGATGATAATATAAAGATGTTTTTAACTCTATGTAACTTTTTAGACATAACAGAACTTTCTGAAAATGTAAGAAAGGCAAAAACTAACTACTCTGAAGCTTGCTCGATAATGTCTAAATACTTAACTGTAGATATGTTAAAAGTTGATGAGAAAGGTGTTGATGAGATGGCGAAAGTTGTTGTTGATAATAAAAGTAAAGATTGGTGGTCAACGTCTAAGAAATAAAAATTTATAACACATGCTTAAAATAAAAGTCGCTAAAGGAAATATAAATCAGGCTTTGAAAAATTTAAAAAATAAAGTTTTCAAAACTAAGATGCTTAATGATATTAGAGAGAGAAAAGAGTTTGTAAAAAAATCAGTAAAAAGAAGGTCGGAAATTGATAAGGCTAAATATATACAAAATCTAAATGATGAAGATTAATTAGTATAATTACTTATGAAGTTTGGAAATATTTACATTTATAACAAAACATAAACATATGAAAAACTTACTATTACTATTTTTATTATCACTTACACTTACTAGTTCTGCTATATGTACTTTAATTGACGATGGTGGTGACTGGAGTAGTGCTGCTTCGTGGGATTGTGGTTATGTACCTGCAAATACAGGAGATACAATGCGAATACCCGCTTCAATGTCTGTTGTAATTGATTTAAATAGTCCTACCTATGTTAACATGAGGATTGAGGTTTATGGAACGATGTTATTTAGTAATGGAAGAAAAATAAATTTAGATAGTGATGGTGTAGTTCAGGTATATGCTGGAGGGACACTAACTGGGGGCAACTCAGGTTCTAGATTAAATATTGGCTCTAATACTTGGTGGAGCGGGAACGACCCACCTCTAACAGGCCCAGCCACTGTAAGTAATGGCGGATTTTTACCCATTAAATTAATAGAATTTAATGCTGTTGTAAATGAAAACATTGTTGAGATATCATGGTCAACTGCTTCTGAGATTAATAACGATTACTTCATTGTAGAGAAAAGTCAAGATGCAATAGATTGGAAAATTACAATTGAAACAAAAGGAGCAGGCAACAGTGTCAATATAATTAACTACTTTGAAATTGACAGTAACCCACTAAGAGGATTGTCTTACTATAGGCTTACGCAGGTAGATTTTAATGGTGAGCAAGAGACGTTTAATATTATTCCTGTTGAACATGCTCCCAATGGAGATGGTGTAATGGACATATACCCAACTCCATTAAAGAGAGGTGATTGTATTAATATTCTATTTAAGGATGTTAATTGTATAGGTAGACAAGAAATTTTAGTTGTTCTTAGAGATGTAAGAGGAAATGAAGTTTACTCTAAAATAGAAGTTATAGATTGTAGAGAGCATTTGATTGCCATTGATAAAACTGACCACTTATCTGCAGGCACCTACTTGGTTGTGGCTACTTCAAAAAATATACTTTATAGTAAAAAAATTATTATAGAATAATTAACAAATGAAATCTAAATATATACAAAGTTTAAATAATAAAAATATTAATTTTTTTATTATAATATTTTTATTATTTAGTAATTATATTAACTCTCAAAAATTAATACCTCACTTTTCTACACCTTCATTTGAGGTAGAGGTGGCAGATAGGGTTCTAAAAAAGTATATATGCGATACAAATGTTTTTGTATTGTTAAATGGTAATGAACCATTAGAGTATCTAATAAAAGGTATTACATATCAGTATTCAGAAAATGTTTATCAAATATCTATAAATGAAAGTCTTACAGAAAAAGTGTCTAGAGTCTGGACATTACTTAATGAGATGGGTCACGTAATAGATATGGCAAATGGAGATTTGTGTCAAAACCCAAAATATTGGCTAGGAGAACGTATAACAGAATATATACCATACGATGATAGACCTTGGGAAAAAAGTGCTGAGGATTGGGCTACAATACTTTGGATGGATATTATAGGTGAAATAATTGAAGAAACTTCAGGTCAGGATAATTAGAAATTAATTAATTCTTTTCACCAGGCTCAACATCTGTATGGTTATTTTCACCAATTTGATTCTTTTTCTTAAATGCTCTAATTAAAGACTGTAGACCTATTGTAGACATTCCATGAGTTTCTTTTGAAGGCTTCATGTCTTTTTTGTGCTTTTCTGTAGGTTTATTAATTTTACCGTCTTCTAACATATAATAATCAGTATTGTGGTACCATTTGTCTTTATAGTGCAAATAAGCTGGGAATTGCTCTCCATACGAGTAAGCAACATACATTTTACCCAAATCACCTAAGTCTTCTCCGTATATGTGACTACCTATGAAATTTCTCAACTCATTAACATCTTTACTTGCTTCTGTGTTAGCTATTCTTTCTTCTTCTAAGTTATCTTCAGATTCTGCTACTGTAGCATCATCATTATTATCATTTTCAGCTTCTCCACCGTCTGCATTTTCACCACCATCCAAAGCAGGGTATCCTGACTCGCTTATTGTCTTTCTAATCATAAGCCTAAACTCTTCCTCAGTTAAGCTCTTTAGCATTCTGGGGTCTTCCATACTTCCAAAGGATGCAAACTCATCACTTCCTCCCATTGTTGGGTCTGACTTTATATCTTCTTCAGCAGCATCTCCTGCTGCTCCAAAAAACTCTTCAGGACTAAATTCTACATCTTCGTCTCCATCAGTTCCACCCCAATTTTTTATTGCAACTTCCTCTTCTGATTCTAACTCTTTTATCTTCTCTTTAATTTCATTAACTTTTTCATCTACAGATTTATAACTCTCTGTTAAAAAGTTTTTTAAAAATAAGTTATGTGATTTACTTTCTTTCATAATTAGATTTATTAATAAATATAAAACATTTTTTATAATCTATGTTGACTTTATCTATATTTTTCTTATATTGAATTATATTAAATGTTTATGTCAGAAAATAAAACTAAAAGAGTGTGGACTTCAGAAGATGGAGAAAACTACCACCCAGCCAAACCAGTATATAGCGAAATACCAAAGGGTATATATAGTCTAAACTATTCATTAGAGCATGGGGCACATTTGTCAAAGTTACACTTTAAAAATGATAATCCCGTTGAAATATTAAATGCTTATTATCAAGATATTAAAGATGATTTTAATAGTTTTATCAATTTAAAAAGTAAATATAAGTCTTCTGGAGTTGAGTATAATAGGGCCATATTAATACACGGTCAACCAGGTTGTGGCAAAAAGTATTTATGTAGAAGAATGGCCGAATCATATGATGGTATTGTTGTTTATGTAGAAGACCCAACTGATTTAAGTAGCTTTATATCTTTCATAAAGGAAAGCAACAATGATGCTGATATGTTAATTATCATGGAAGAGTTTGGAGTGTCTTTAGAAAAGTACGGAATATCAGCTGTAAAAAACATTCTTAAGTCTAATGATAATAAAGATGGGATATATTTTATTGCAACAACCAATTATGAGGCAAAGATAGCTGAATTTTTAACAGATAAGCCAGGAATGTTTGAGGAAAAGTATTTCATAGAATACCCAGACGAACTAGAGAGGGGGCAGTATATAAAGTCTTTTTGTGAAAAATTAGATATAAAAATTAGCAAAAGTAAAGTTGGTAAAATATCAAAAGAAACTAATGGCTTATCTATTGGCCACATTAAAAATTTGATAGAATCAGTAGAATTATACGGTTACAATTATTTGGAAAAGCTAGAAGAGTTAAAAGAGATGAGGGACAATATTATATCATCTACATACTCTAATAATGCTTCTGGAAATATAGGTTTTGAATAAAGTAATTATACAATTCCCTTTTCTCTACCTTGCTTCATCTTCTTTACTATGTTGGACATCATAGTTCCAACATTAGAAGCGCTTTTTCCTATTCTTGTTCCCAATAGTTCATAGTTAATTTTATCGTTATCCATTACTTCGGAACCAAATTGACTGATTGATTTCAATAAATTTAACTCACTACCAGAAAGTAATCCAGCATCTTCTGCTTTATATAGATAGTTTGAAATTCTGTCTCTTAATTCACCTATTTTATCATCAGAAGAATCTTCTGCCTCTAGTTCATATGCTCTACTCCCGTCTTCATCGCTTCCTAATGGTGCGTCAATAGAATCTACAGAAGTACTGTGATAAGTCCTTTCACCTTTATGTAATGAGGCATCTTCTTTTCTGGACTTATTTCTAGCTTCGTTAAGAATTCTTCTCAATAAGTACTTAAATAATGAGCCTTTAGGCTCATATGTTTCTAAGGCTTTTTGTAACAATAGAGTTCCATCATTTTCAGAAGATATAATAACATCCCACATTTCTGGTCTATTGCTCATTAAAGAGCCTGGTACTTGTTTGTTTATTAGTTGTGTAACTATTCTACTTTCCTCACCTCTTGGGAAGAAAGAAAGAAAAATGTGTTTTAAGACATTTCTTTGTTGTGAACTGCTTAATGTGTTATACATAGAAGCTAGTACTGAGCTGATGTAGTTATGTTGACCTTGTTCACTATTTTCAAAGTGCCACTTTGATAGATTTCCATCTACAATGCTTTTAATTTCTTTGTCTAATCCACCATTCCCAGCTCTATTGTAAGATGTTGCTTTAGAAAACCTGTCTCCAAATGCATTTATCAATTTATCTAACTCATCTTCTTCTAAATTATTGTCTTCGTACTCTTCTTCTTTTATGACAAATGACTCTCTAATTATTTCTTGAATTCTAGCCCTAACTTTCTGTTCGAATATAGTTTCGATATCAGACTCTACCTCGTATCCTTCAGGAGATGTTGAAGAAACTAGTTTCATTATTTTAGACAATTCTTCTTTGTTGTTAGAAAAGTAATCCTTTAAACCACCTTTAAATGATTGAGCAAATTTACCTCCTTTAGTTAAAAGTCCTAGCTTTTCAGCTCTTTCCTTTATTTTCTCACTATCTATATCGGGATTGTTTGCTTTTTCTATTTTTATAAGCTTGGTCAACATTGTCTTTCTTTGAGACTCTATCCAGTCAGACATAATTTCTGGACTCACCTTACCAGAAATGCCTATATCTGTACCATACTTAGTGTTACCAACTGCAGACAATAAAAAGTTATACATGAAGTTTATAGCATTTTCTTTTGCTAGCTCTTTTCTCTTTCTAATTAAAGACTCATCTCTACCTGATTGTATTTCCTTTTTGTCAGAAATAGATAAATAACTAGGGTCGTGAGTAGCTTGTTTGATTCCATATTTTTTAGAATCTAAAGTCATAAAATCAACAACTTTAGACAATATGTTTCTTATTTTCATTTCATCACCACTATCTAAGTTTAGTAAACTTTCTTCATCAGCAACTTTTTGTCCTATTTCTTTTTCCATTTCAGGACTCATTGATATAGGCGCCTTTCTTTCTAGTGAAAATAAATCTTTGTATTTAGATATTTCTAAATTATATGGCATTAAATGATGATTTTTAACTTTAGTTGAATTTCTTAAGTCATCAATAGCATCATCAATTTTTGAATATTTGTATAAATATTTCTCACCCACTTTTTCTACTGAGTCAGCATAGTTGTCATGTGAAGGTTCTTTTCTTGATAAAAAAGAAATGACTCCCTCCCTACTTAGCATATCTTCTAAAAATTGATTAGCAGAATTTATATTTGGTAAGTATTCAGTATTTTTTTTAATTGCATTTTTAGCATAATTCTTTGCAACTTGTAAAATCCAAGACCCAACATTTCTCGAAGAGTCCCAGCTAGTTTCTTTAGCCTCTAGCTTATCTCCACTAATGCCAGCTAAGTTATTCAACGCCTTAGTAACTCCATCTGAAATAGAATCTAAATTTTCTGGTGTTGGCTCCATGTTTAGGAGTGGAAGTAGAATGTTTGTACCTGCAACTTTATATAGGTCAAGTAATATTTTTAGTGCATTATTTTTTGCAGCATCTCCAAATGTTTCTATTATTTTCTGTTCTGAATCATCTTTTGGCTGATTAGAAAGAATTCTTGCTAGAAAGTTTAGTTCAGCATTTCCTTTTTTACTCAATTTACCATCGCTTCCAAATCCAATATTATGTAAAGTTTTTGTTCCTTGAGTTCCTCCTAGCCACTTAAATACCTTGCCTACATTGTCTCCGTCTAGATTTTCTGATTCATTTCCAACCTTTAACATAAGCCTTCCCTTGTTCATCATGTCTCTAAAATCTGCAACAGATTGCCCAGGGTATAAAATTTTTCTTCCTTTATGAACTACAGCACCTTTATCGTCATCTCTATTAATTCTTTCAGAACTTAAGTCTTTTAGAGTCAACAAATCCTTTTTTTGCAAATCAAACATCGCAGCTTGTAATTTGTTAATTGAACCCGTAACCAGAGCTAACTTGCCCAGTAAAGAAATGTCATCATTGGCTGAAAGTGACGAAAATTTGCTATCTATTTTTTTGTCTAATTCCTCATCGTTTAAGTCATCATCAAATAAGTTAGTGAAGTCTATGTCATCTATAGATTCTGTTAAATTTCTTTTAGATATCACTTTATTGTCAAAAGACTCTTTAAGTGTTTTTGAATCTTTTTGCTCTCCTCCTAATAGTTCAATCATTCTTGAAACTTCTTCATAAAGCTTTTTATTATTATGCATAATTTTTTTTATTAAAGTACTTTGCTATAAATATTAAAAAAAAACATATATTTTTTTGTTTATAACATTAAACTTATTAATTTCACAGATAACTAAAATACATTGATTTTTAAAAAAATAAATATTAAATAATTATGTCCATAAAAAAGCCTTCATTTATTATTGATTTGTCTTCTAGTATGGTTGTTTCAGTTGCGTCTGAAGAATCAAACATTTCCACAAAAGGCCAAATACTGTATTGTAAATGCGGCAGTATTCAAAAGTTTAATGGTAAACTCGTTAGAAATGTCATAAAAAATTATGATGAATTAACTGAAGACTCAGAAAGTTTAAAGTCAATAACTTGCACTTCATGCAATACTGTTTACGATAACTTAGAAAAGTTATATTTGTTAGAGCCTAATTTAACAGAGTTGTATGGAGTAGCTTATAGTGTAAAAGTTGAAGAAGAAAAACTTGTACTTAGCAGGATGAAAAATGTGGTTGAATACATTTCTGGAAATCGTGAATTAAAATTTTCTGAATCTTTAGATTTTCTAGAAATTGATATGCTTAATAAGACTTCTAAAATAAATTTGTCTAAACCTTTTGTTAAAGGTGAAAATTCTATTAGGGAATTGAGTGCAAAAAAAAGTGAAGTTATTGACTCTTCAATTAAAGGTAAGGACTCTGAAAGTTTTGGTTTAGACATCACAAATGTTGCTTATTTAGAAGAGTTTTTTTTCTACTCTGATTCTATTAAATATACAGGCTTTGAAAATGTGTTAAAATCTTTAGAATTAATAAAGAAACAAATTAAAGATTTGGATAAATTTAATTCTGTTTATTTTATTGATTTCATAAAATCTAAAAGTCAAATTCAAATAGAAAAAGATGAGTTTGGAAATGTAGAATATTATCAGAATTTAGATAGTGGATTTGGAGATAGTGAAATTGTTAAAAAGAAACTAAATCTAGGCGATTATCTTTTCAACTCTATGAATAGTTATAAACTTATGTTGTCCATTTTGTCCTTTGAAAGTGCATCCTGTATAATTCACACAAAAGGATACAATTTCTTTAAAGCGTGGACAGAAAGTACTTTCATATGTAAACCAGATATTTACAAAGAAAAAAAAGCAACTAATCCACAATCAATAATGGAGGTTTCCATGCTATTTTCTAAAGCAGGTACCTCATCACGTAGTGGCATGAAAGATGAGTTGGTTTCGTTAAAAAAAGTGTTTGATTCAGAATTTTTGAAAGTAAGCTCCACTATATATAATTCAATAAAAATAATTTCTCATTTAGAAACTTTGAATAAATCTTATTTACTTGAAATAACTTCAAAGAATCAGTTAGAATTTTTGTTGCAAAATTTTGAACAAAAAAGGGTTTATGAAGTTTTGTCTAAAGTGGTAAAGTCTAGAAATATAACAGATGATACATGTTTGACTTTTAAAAACATAAGACATATTCTAGATTGTAAAATGGATAAATCAGGTAGTGATTATGTCACAATATATAGAGATTCTTTAAGGGTAGTTGATTTATTGGAAGTAAAGCAAAAAGTGATTTTTAAGTGCAAAAACTTTAAGCAATTGAAAGACTTGCATGACGACTACACTTCCAGGTATAACGTTATGAAAGATGCTAAAAAATCTGAATTTTACAAAAAAGCAACTTCTGATTTTAAGCATTTAAATACTCAAGTTGGAGATGTGAAATTTGAAATAGTTGACACAGCCGAAAGATTGAACTTAGAAGGGTTACAAATGCATCATTGCATATATACATATTTAAATAGAATTTGTGATAAAAAATATTTAGCTATAAATGTAACTCATATGATTACTGGCGAAAGAGCTACTGCTGGATTTTTGAGAAATGGCAAGACAATAGAGCTAGAACAATTGAAAGGATACTATAATAGTAGGGCTACTAAAGAGTTGATAGATAGTATTTTTGTTTTTTGTAGTAACAATAAAATACAAACTAAAACTTCTTTTTCTAGCGACATGAATCCTGATTCTTCTAGACAAAGATTGATGCCAGGTCAGATGTCTGAGCAAGAGCTTTTTATTATTAGAAAAGAAAATGTAAGTAATGTTAGTATAGATAATGCTGAGGAAAAAGGCTTAGTAAAAAACATTATTAAAAAAATATTTAAGTAAAGTTTGAATATGTAAACTTAAATGACTAATTTTGAATTAATATAAAATAAATAATAATTATGGTAAACAAAGTAGAAGTATTAGGAAGACTGGGGGCGGACCCAGATGTAAAAACGTTAGACAATGGAACTACATTGGCTAGAATCTCAGTAGGCACAAACAAAAACTGGACTGACAAAAGTGGTGTAAAGCAAGAAGAGACTTCTTGGCATAATATCACAATGTTTGGAAAGTTAGCAGAAAATGCTCAGAGAATCTTGCAAAAAGGTAGTTTAGTTTTTGTTGAAGGAGAATTAAAGTATAGAACCGTTGAAAGAGATGGTAGTAAAATTAGATATACAGATATAAATGCTAGAGATTTCAGAATCCTAACAGACGGAAGAAGAAATGAGAACGCACAAGCTGCTGCACCACAAGCTGCTGCACCACAAGCTGCTGCGCCACAAGCTGCTGCACCACAAGCTGCTGCACCAGCCGTTACGCCACAAGTTGCCGCACCACAAGCTGCTGTAGGTGGTACGGATGATGACTTGCCATTCTAGGTTAAGTTTTTAAACTTCAAAAAAAGGCTGTTAATCAGCCTTTTTTTGTTTTATTTATAAAATAAAAGAAAATGGATTCTGACAGTTTTAAGAAAGCACTTATTGATTTGTATAATCATTATAATCCTGCTAAAATAAAAGAGGTAGACAGAATAGTTAAAAACTATAATGGAAGGGAGTACGATGCAATAAAGACTCTAATTATAAGATATAACTTTAAAGGGCACCCCTCTTATAACGAAAGTGCAAATAGAGATGATTATGTAAATTACGTAATTGAAAACTACTCCAATGGAAATTATGTTGTATCGAAGGAGAGTATAAAAAAGCAAAACGAGGAAGAGTTGCTTAAAATGCTGGAAGAGGAAGAGGTGGTTAAAAGGGAAAAGGAAAAAGAGAAGGCTAGCATAATAAGTTTAGGAGAAGAAACAAAATTAGAAATTGAATCTCAAATAGAAAAAGTTTCTAAAAATCTTGAATCATTAATAGAAACAAAAACTAAAGAGATAAACAGTTATTTTCAAGAGAAAAAACAAGAGTTTTTAGTGCAAGAGGCTTCGATGAAAAGCATAACTGGTCAAACTATTGTTAATGAGATAGTAAAAGAAACTAGAAGCCACACTAGAGTAAATATAGAAAATCTAAACTTTACCATGTCTGACATAGAGCTGCCACCAGAAAGTGTCTTGGAGCACTTATCTAAGGGCACTAAGTTGATATTAAAAAACTCAGAAGGAAGAGTGTGTGGAGTTGAAGTGACAGATGTCACTTATGATTTAGTGTCTTATGACAATGAAGTTGTAAAGGAGATTATGTTAAAAAAGCTATAGATTGGAATTTGCTAAGAGAAAATATATTCAAGGAACAATACATAACCCAGCCAATACTGGTAATCGTTATGTAATTGTATATGATTGGGGTGTTGTCAGAATTAACCTTAGTCAAATTTCGGAAATTGAAGAATATGAATCATCATTTCTTTATTACACACTCAAAAAAAGTAGAAAATCAGAGCTAGATGATGATATGGATTATGCTTCAATAGAGTCTTTCGCTTGTTTTGCTTTTGGAAAAAAGATTTTATTAACAGAAAGGTGGGAGTCTTTACATGAAAGTGTGTCTGGTAATCTTACATATATAAATTTAGAGAAAATAACTATGACGAATGGTGTAAGTTATATAACTATTGTTTAGTTTTTTTTCTTTCTTTTAAATATGCACGTCTTCTTAGTATGTTAAGTTTAACATGCATTTTATCTTTTTTTCTCTCTATTTTTTTTAGCTTGTAAAGTTCTTCTTCGTAAACATCTCTAATCGCATCCCATATATCATCAAAATGGTTTCTTTCGAATTCGCTATAGTCCACTTCCAATATAACCATAACTTTACTGCGGTGTATCTCCAGCATTCTCATCTTGATAAAAATTTTTGTCTTTTCTTAAATTGTCTATAACTTTTTTTGCTATGTCAAAAACATTCAACAGTTGTTTTTGTTTTTCTAGTTCTGATTTTTCAATTTCAAATCCTTTTTTAAAATTCTCAAAAGGAAAGTCATATACTTCATTGTTGTTTTCGTATTTTTTTATTTTTATATGCTCACTGTTTTTATTTATCTCCTCTGCACCGGGCAACATTTCAGGTATGTCTGTATATAAATAAGGAAATTGACCATACCCAGAAGGATATCCATGAAATGACTGGATATCATTGTTGCTGTCCCACCCAGAACCACCCATTGACATAGCAATCTCACTAATAACCTCCCTCACTAACAGTCTGACTGATTTTTCTTTCATTATATTAAAAATACGTTTCAGATATAAATATTAAGTTTTATTATAATAATGACTTGTTTTATGTAAAGTTTTCTTTTATGTTTAATTAAAAAATGTTATATTTGTCTTTAAATCATTGATAATTAATAGATGTCAGCAAAAAATTTAGTAATAGTAGAGTCGCCAGGTAAGATAAATAAAATACAAGGCTTTTTAGGTAATGAGTATAAAGTGGTAGCCAGTTATGGTCACATTAGAGACTTAGATAAGGGAAACAAAGGTATAGACAAAGAAAATGATTTCACTCCTAAATACATTATATCATCAGACAAAAAGGATGTTGTAAAAGGAATTAAAAAATTAGCTGATAAGGCAGAAGTCGTTTGGCTAGCAGGAGATGATGATAGAGAGGGTACTGCAATATCTTGGCACATCAAAGAGTGTCTCAAGTTGCCTGACTCGAAAACTAGGAGAATTATTTTTACTGAAATAACTAAAAAGGCAATACTGGAAGCAATATCAAACCCAGTAGATTTAGATATGAATATGGTTAATGCACAACAGGCTAGGCGTGTTCTAGACCGTCTTGTTGGCTTTGACTTATCTCCTTTGTTATGGAAAAAAGTTAAACCTGGTCTTAGTGGTGGTAGAGTTCAATCTGTCGCATTAAGAATATTGGTAGAAAGAGAGAATGAAATTAAAAAATTTACAACAAGTTCAGATTTCAAGGTTACATCTTTAATGGATTTTAAGGGAAGTGAATTTAATGGAGTTCTTGATAAAAGATTTTCAGAAAAAAAAGACGCAAAATCTTTTTTGGAAAAGTGTCAGGTAGCTAAGTTTAGTGTAGACTCAGTAGAAAAAAAGCCTGGAAAAAAGACTTCACCCGCCCCATTTACAACTTCCACTTTACAGCAAGCCGCCAGCTCTAGAATGGGCTTTTCTTTAAATAGAACAATGAGCGCAGCACAGTCACTTTATGAGGGCGGTCATATTACCTATATGAGAACTGATTCTGTTACTCTTTCTGAAGACTCTCTTAATGATATTGAAAGTGAAATAATAAATAAATTTGGTAGTGAATATTCAAATAGAAAAAAGTACAAAGGAAAGTCTAAAGGGGCACAAGAGGCTCACGAAGCAGTAAGGCCAGTAAACCCATCGGTAGATATTGTTGGAGATTCAGAAGATTGTAAAAAACTATATAATTTAATATGGAAGCGTACAATGGCATCACAAATGTCAGATGCCAAAATAGAGAGAACAACTATAAAGACTAAGTTGTCAAATTCAAAAGAAAAATTTGTCACAAAAGGTGAAGTTGTAAATTTTGATGGTTTTCTCAAATTGTATACACCAGAAGATAAGGGTGGAGAAGATGAGTCTGGATTGTTACCTAACTTAATTAAAGATGATTTAATTAATTGTGTAGAAATAAACGCCTTTCAGACATTTAAAAGGCCTCCAACTAGATATTCTGAGTCTTCTATAGTAAAAAAGTTAGAAGAGTTAGGCATAGGAAGACCTTCGACATATGCCAGTATAATCTCTACAATACAAAAAAGAGAATACGTTGAATTGAGAGATGTGGAGCCGTCAGAAAAAAGTGTAGATAAACTTTTTTTAAAAAATGATTCAATTACTGAAGAAACAAGTGTCGAAAACTATGGAGGAGAAAAAAAGAAATTTGTACCTTCTGAAATGGGAATGATAGTTACTGAATATCTTCTGGGTACATTTGATAAGGTTATGGATTACAATTTCACAGCAACCGTAGAAGGTAATTTTGATGAAATAGCTAAAGGTAATGCTGAGTGGGTTTCAGTTATAAGAGATTTCTATGAACCATTCTCTGAAAAAGTTAAAAAAGCCAATGAAGAAGAAGGTAAAGTTGGGATTAGAGAGTTGGGGACACACCCAGGGACTCTTAGGGTTGTATATGCTAAAATAGGCAGATATGGACCAATGGTACAGATGGGAGATAAAGACGATGAGGAAAAGCCAAAATTTGCTAAAATAGATAAGACTATAGAGTTTGGCTCGATAACTTTAGAACAAGCAATAGAGTTATTGAATTGGCCTAGAGTTTTGGGGGAGTATGAAGGTTCTGAGCTATCTGTTGCAATAGGAAAGTTTGGCCCATATGTTAGGTTGGATAAAGTTTATGCATCTATAACAGAAGAATATAAGCCAGAAACAATAAATTATGATGAAGCAGTTTCTTTAATTAAAGAGTCTTTAGAGGAACAAAAGAATAGAGTTATAAAAGATTTTGAAAGTAAAGATATATTTGTCTTAAAAGGTAAGTACGGTGCTTACATTAAGAAGGGAAAGAAAAATTTCAAAATACCACAATCATATGAGCCTAAAGATTTAACCTTAAAGGAGTGTGAAGAAATAATAAAGAATTCTAAAACTTCTAAAAAGAAGCCTTACAAAAAGAAAAAGTAAATTAATTATGAGACATCTTTTAGTAGAGTCTAAAGTTGGAGGTCAATATTGTCAAATAGTTTCTCGAATAAAAGGTGCTAAATTTCTATATGATGAAAATTGTCTTATTTTAGATGTTACAAAAAGTAAAACGTCTGAATTTGTTGTCGTTTTTCCTTTTAGTTATGATTTTCTAATAAAATCAGAAAGAGAACAACATGGTACATTCGGATATGTGAACTTGATAAGTATTTTTTTTAAAAATAAATTTAAATACATTAACTTAAAGAGGTTTAAGGTTAGTTTGGTATCTTCTAGATATAAATTAAAAAACCAAAAAATTGTTTATATAGGATTAAATTTTCATGGCTTTTTTAAAGAAGATGAGCATGATAAAGTTTTTGAAGAATTGTTTAAATCTTTTTCTCTTAATTTTAAAACAAATATTTTAGAATTGAAAAATCATATATCAGATAAAAATCCTTATAGATATAAATATGTTAATTGATGTTTAAAAAAAACACTATATCAGTAGATGCTGCTTATTCAAGCAAAACAGGAATCATGGAATACAGAGGAGTTTGGACAGATAATGGAAATGTTTATTTTCATGAAACATTTTCTGTTGGAACTAATAATGTTGGAGAGTTCTTGGCAGTTGTTCATGCGTTGGCAAAAATGAAATCAGAAGGCATAGAAAAGGATGTTTATACAGACTCAAATACAGCTATTGCATGGGTTAGAAACAAGAAGGTAAATAGTGGGATGGACTACAGTTCCAGAACTAAAGATTTGTGGGAAGTTATATCTAGAGCTGAAAATTGGTTAAAAAATAACACTTACAAAAGTGAAGTTTTGAAATGGAAGACTAAAGATTGGGGCGAAGTATTTGCAGATTTTGACAGAAAGTAATTATTTGACATCCTCCCACGACTAAAGTCGAGGGCTTTCTTGAGGATTTATCGTAATTATGTAAAATCAAAGTCTAATCCACTATTTCTTCCGCTTAGAATCTTTTTGTGCTTATTAACAGTTTGCATTAAAACCTCAAACTCTTCTTCTGTAAAATATTCTTTTTGCTCCAAAATATCTTTTTCATATTCTGCTGATATTATATTTGTAATGGTAGATATTAAATTACTGTCCTTTATGAAGAAGTCCAGTAAATGAAGTTCTGAGAATCCAACCATTAAATGACTTATAGCGTATTCTTCCATTTGAAAGTTTCCTATTCCAATAAATTTTCTTTTGAATATAGCTTTTTCAAATTGTCCCAAATATCTTTGGGCAGCCATAATGTTTTCTATAAAATCAGAGTTACCAATTACCTCTGTGTTTAAAAACATAATTTCTTTAGACTTTTCAGATAATATTATAGAATCACCAGCTCCTGGTTCAAATTCACGACTTGCTACATAAAATTCATAAATATAAGCTTTAAGAGTTTCGTTTATGATAACCTCTTTTTTGGGAGAATAGTAAAAAATTATATTTTTATCATCTTTAAAAATTTCATCTATATTATCTATCTCTGAAGAGTGTGTTATGTCATCTAAGTATATTTCTTTAGCTGCTTTATCCCCCTCTTCTTCCGTGGTTATTTGAAAAATATCTTCTATAGATATTTCCAACTCCATTGCCTTCCTTATGTTGAATCCTGATAGTCTTTTGTACATATATTATAAATAACATATTTTTTACAAAAGTCAATAATCCTTTTATCTTATTGGAAAGTAATAGCTATCTTTCATATGGCAATGGTGGGAATTTTTCTACCTTCTCTGTAATGAGGGTTCTTTTGTATAAGTTTTGTTGGAAATGCATGATGGGACTTTTCTTATATTCTGATTTAATTTTGGCCAAAAAAGCTTCAACCTCACCTGGAGGTATAGTTCCCATATTAACTCTAAAAATTCTAGACTCTTCACGCATCACTTCTTCAAACATTATTTTTTTAGCCATTTTTTAAACTCATTTCAATTATTTTTCCTTCAATATAAAATATGTTAGGCTCACTTTTCTGTCTCAAAATAAACTCTTCAATCTTTTCTTTTTCTTCCTGACTTAACAAGTCTAAAAACAAAACGCCATTTAAGTGGTCTAGTTCATGTTGAAACACAACAGATTGAAATCCCTCTAACTCTTCTTCCACTCTATTTAGCCCCTCATCCAGGTAAGATACTGTTATGTAAGAATGTCTTTCTGTTTCAGAGTGTATATTGGGTATGCTTAAGCAGCCATCAGGAACCTTAACTTGTTCTTTAGACTTTGTTATTATTTCTGGATTTATGAATGTAAGCATTTCATCTGGCTTGTCGTCTCTATAGTTTCTGGTTACAAAAACTCTATTATTAATGCCTATTTGTGGAGAAGCTAATCCTGCTCCATTTTTAACTGAGTTAAGTGTGTCTTTTAGGTTTGAAATTAATTCATTGATGTCAATAGCACCAGAAGCGTATTTCTCACAAACAATTCTAAGTATATCATCACCATATTTTACTATTTCTTTAATCATAATTTTTATTTTAATTGTGGTCGCCCAACGAACCGAAGCTCATGTTTTTTTTCTATTAATAATTTTTTGCTTTCTTTGCAAAATTCCAAATTATCTCCACCACTAACTAATGAATTTATAAAGCCATTAGAAATGTCATTCGCAGCCTGAAGTGCATCTCTTGCTTTGTCATAAGAGCCTGCGACTTGAATTTTGGCCTGATTGCTATTATGGTGGCTTGGGCTTAAAACATCAATTTGACCAGTTAATGTTAATAAGAATTTGTTTTTAAATCTTGAATGATTTTTTATTCTACTGAAATTAGCATAATATCTTATATCACAACCTTTAGTTATACGAAATTTAAAAAATCCAACATTTTTCACATTACCTCTAATTGATTGCGAAAATGTTAAATCATTAAAAATTTTATTATCTTTTATTTCTACACAATCAGAATACATTTTATCATTATCCTTGTCATGTTTATAATTAACTAATAGCCATTCAATTTCCATCATAAATCTAAATGTCGTACTCTCTCCTGGGTGTCTATATGCCGCAAGTTTGTTTGGAGTTTATTTATTTTTATTATTTTTTTAATTTCATCTGTGGTTGTCGCACTATCTAACAAGGACAAAAGAGTTTTTTTTTCTTTATCAGACATTTTGTTATAACGAAACACTCTGTTAACTGTATTAAATTTATAATTGAATAGTGACACACCCTCATATAAACTATAAAAATCATTTTGACATTCACTTAAAGTTTCTTTTGAAGAAGTTTTTTCAACAATCAATCTATTATGTGAAACCCACTTCACTATATTATTTTATCCACAACACCAAAGGACACAGCCTCTTCCGCATCCATATACCAATCCTGTTTTGTCTTTAAAATTTCTTTTAATTTTGATTTAGATATTTTTGTTTTCTCTAAAGTTAATGATTCAAATTTGCCCTGAAGTCTTTTTGTTTCCTTATAACTCTCTTCCATATCTTGAGTTTTACCCCAGAAGCCAGTCGAAACTTGATGGTACATAGGTGTAGCGTGTTTGTATGCAAATCTTTTATGTCCACATATTAACATTATGAAACCACAAGACATCGCAGCCCCAGTGGCATAAGTGTGTATTTCTGTTTTTGAACTTTCCATAATACCTATCAATCCCATACACTGGTAAACGTATCCGCCATAACTGTCAATCATTATTTTTATAGGTTTACGCTCATATTTCAATCCATATACAGGATAAAGCTTTTCTAAAAAACTATCATCTTCATTTATCTTTATAATATTTTCAGATATAGATTCTATAGATTCCATATCAACGTCTTTCCCAAAGAACAGAGTTCTACATTTAGCCAAAGGCAGTGTTTCTTTCATTATTGTTTATTTGTTTTAATTTTTGCTAAATCATCTAGCTTGTCAGCATTTTTAATCTTTCCAATCCTAGATAAATGATTATATAGCTCATCTATTTTTTCTGGAGTCATTTTATCTATTTCGCTCTTGAAGCCTTCTTCTACATTTATAGCTTTCCACCCCTTCAGCGTTTCTAAGTTATCGTCTTTTGATACTACGCCCACAGTGCCAATTTTTATCTTGTGAACTTTTGTAAATTCAGTCTCTTCTAACAATATTACAGTTTCACCAACAAAAAAACCAGGTTCAATTTCTATTCTCTCTTTATTGCTCATATTACATTTTTTTACTTAAATATACTAGTCTTTGCCTGTCTGATTCGCTTAAGTTATCAAACCCAACTTTTTTAACCCTTGCAAGCAACTTATCCATTTCTTCGTTTATTTCTGTTTTTTCTAAAAAATTATCAACCGCCACTTCTCTTGTTTTTTTGTCTCTCCTATCTTGAGCTCCCCTAAATCCAGTTTTGATATTTGATTCATCTTTTTTAATTTTAAATGTTGTTTTATTTATTGAAAATTTATCTGAAAAATAAACACAAATATTATCCAACCACTTCCCCAGGTATAGGTTTCTGTTTTTTATTAGAGTTATGTAAATAAAGCCAAACATAGCACCTCCCATGTGGTCAATTTTGCCACCAGTATTTATGTTTATATTATATACACTGGTCATAATAAATAAAAATATAAAAATCCATTTTATCTTTATTTTACCCAAAAACATTATTGAAACTCCTTTATTTGGATTAATTGTTGTTGCAGCAGACATAACTGCCATAACGCCACCAGAAGCCCCCATGGCCAGATATCTGGGGTCAATAGATATTAAGTTATAAAATAATAAATAAAATATTGCCCCAACAATTCCACCCAAAAGATATACTGTAACTACAGATTGGCTGCCTAATCTTTCGGATAAAATTTGTCCAAATATAAATAGGTATAACATGTTAAAGAGTAAGTGAAAAAAGTCTATATGTAAAAACATGCTAGTAAGTAAAGTCCACGGCTTTAATATGACATGCATAAAGCTAGAGCTTAAGGCAAAGTCTGACATTAAATCATAGCTACCAGAAGCAGACATTATAACATTTGCTATAAGAAAAAAAGCAACATTTATAAATACAAGTCTCTTTAATCCTTTTTGTTTGTTTTTATTTAAAATCATAATTTTTATTAGAAAATTAAACTTATAACAAATATAAATATTTTAATACCATAAAACAAACATAAGCTTTACTTTGAATTGAAAAATGTTACATTAAATTTATGAAATTGCTTTTATTAGAAGAAAAAATAAAAATGAATGATTATTTTCAAAAACTTTTAGATAATTCTAATAAGATTTATGGAGTTTCTAAAAATGAAAAAATATCTATAATTACTCATGATAAAGTGCTGTTTCAAGAAGTTAATTATAATGAAAAAAAAGATGAATATTCTATAGATTATCATTATTATGTTTTTTTTGACGTAAAAAAATGTATTTATAGAAATTTAGAAAATTTAAATAAAGCTTATTTTGAGTTGTCTCAATATCAAAACGCTTATCGTTCATGGTCAATTCCTTATCCTTGTTTAAACAATTTTAGAACTGACCATGATAAGTATGATGAATTATCTTTAGTATTTATATCATTTTCTTATTCAAAAATTTTTTCACAATCTGATTTTACAAAAAATGAGTGTGAAATTTATTTCGATATGGAGTCAAAATTAATGTCATACGCCAAAAGTGTTGTTTTTGAATTTAATATCATACTAAATGAAAAAACATTTAATTAAATATTATAAAATTTGTCCGTATCACTTGCAGAAGGGTATCCTATTATTTTTTCACAATCTCTACATACGACTCTAAGTGCATTTGTTATCCCATTGTCAGAAACTAACTTTACTGTAGGAGTGTGCTTACAATCGCCTTGTATTTCTTTAAGACTTTTTTGATATTTTTCTATTAGTAGTTTAAGTTCAGAGCTTTTCTTTTTTATTTCTACAATATCTTTTTTTTTATCGTCTTTATTTTCTTTCATTAATTTTTTTGTTGGACCTTAATAAATAAAAGAAAAAAAACATTATTACTTAATGTAGCTAAATGTAAATTGTTACATATTTAATGTAAGCAGTGTATTAAGTTGTTGCATATGGAAAGTGAAATGTTTTTAGTTGTTGATTTTGAGTTTACTTGTTGGAGGGGAAGGCCGCCCAGGGGTATGGTTCAAGAAATACTAGACATAGGTTTGGTTGAGATTGATTTAGTAAATAAAAAAATAATAAAACAAGACAGATTTTTAATAAAGCCTGAAATGTCTAATGTGAGTAATTTTTGCACTAAGCTAACTTCAATAACGGATGAGCAAGTTAAAAAACATGGAATTTCATTATCTGAAGCTTTTTCACTTTTAGAATCTAAATACAATTTAAAAGAAACAAATTGGGGGAGTTGGGGGGTGATTGATAAGACTCATCTGACTAAAGAGTGTAAGTCAAAAGGTGTAGAATTTCCATTCTCAAAAAATCACAAGGATATACAGAAGTGTTTTTCTAAATTGCAACAAAATAAAAGTAGGCTATACAGTGTGGAAAATGCACTAAAAGAAATTGGTATTCAATTTGAAGGAACTCCACATAGAGCCGATACCGATGCATACAATACAGCTATAATATGTTTAAACATGTGCAAGTTATAAATTCAAATATATTACAGTAAGATAATATTTATACATATTTATATATTGAAATGGATGATATAAGAAATATAGTAAGAGAAGTTTTGTCGGAAATAGTATCTACAGAGGTTGACAGGGCCCCAGGCGGAGGTCCAGACGTTCAGAAGAATCAGGGTGGTTATGGTTATTATGGAAGCCAAAGTGATGCGTCTAAGCAAGAGCGTAAAAACGACACACATATATATTTTAATAATGTAACCAGTTCAGCTGGTGAAACAGAAGGTGGTGATACTGTAGAAGAGTCTGAGGAATTGGATGAAAATGATGATTTTGTTTGATTATTTTATTAACTTTACGAAATAATGAACGCTTCAAATAGACTTTGCGAACAGCTGTTGTGTAAATACACAAATTTTCATAGATTGAATGAAAAAAAAATTGTTGGATATAAAGTCGCTGAAAAAAAGAATCTAAATTATTACTCTGTTGTAACTGGTCTTTTTAGGTATAAATCTAGACTTGTTTCAGAAAATTCTTATAGTTCTCTTTATCAGAGGGGCACTGATGTTTACGAAGACATAATGAAAGATAAGGTTTCTGTTTTTAGAGAAAAAGAAGATGCCATAAAATTCCTTTCAGAATTTCCTAAATTTATCGACTATAATACAGAGTTAGTTTTGTTAGAAATAACATTGAGTAAAAATTTATATTCTGTAAAATGCTCTAATGATTTCCATTCAGAATTAGATGCAGTTGCTGGAGAGTTTATGGAAAAAATAAAAGAAATAGAGGTTATTTTTAACAGTAAGAATAATAATAAGGTTTAGTTATTAAACTTTATTCTTTTTATGTCTTCTTTTTTGTAAAATATAGTATCTATTTTATACAACGTATCAGTAAAGTAAAGAGTATCTCTTATTATTGTGTTTTCAATTATCGTATCATAAATAATTGTGTCTTGTTTAATTGTGTTATAAATAATTGAATCTTTTTCTATTATATTTTTTTGAGATATTTCATTTATAATAATAGATTTATTTTTTATTTTGTTTCTAAGTTCTACCATTTCTTTTTTAGAAAGCATTTTATTGTTGACAAGAATTTGATTTAAAGAATCAAGTTCTTTTTTTTGAATTTCTTTTTTTTGTTGGTATGAAAACACAAAATCATCTACCAATCTAATTGTGCTGTCTTTAGTTGTGTGAAATTTTTTTATTTCTTGTTTTATTTCTTGTTTATCGTGTTCTTCAGACTTTAGTTTATTAAAAATTACAATTAAAATAACTAGCCCTAAAATAAATGTTAATACGTTTACTGTTCTTTGTTTAATTTTCATTGTTGATTTTTTGTATTGTCTCTATAAATTTATCGTTTAATTCTTTATAGTCTGATTTTAATATTGTTATCTCATCTCTTAAATCTTCAACTTGATTGGTAAGATTAGATTTATTGTCATAATATAGATATCCTATAGCCATTAGGGCCATAAATAATAGTGCTACTATTGGGTTTTTAGCGAATTCTTTAAAGGATACCCCCATACCAGGTACTGTCATAATGTTATTTTACTTGTTCGTAAATAAATATGTAATAAATAAAGAAAAAATGAATAAATTAGTTTTTCACCAGTATTCGTATATTCCAAAACATAACCAGTAGTGTATGAACCATTTCAGCAATAGCCATTCCACTAAACAACGATATGAATATTAGCGGAAGTACAATCATTAGTGATGACACCACTAAGTGAGTAATCCACTCTTTATATATTATATTTTTCCTATTTAAGTGTGATAACAGAAAAATGGAAAAAGGATATGAAAAAAAATATAAAAAAGCAGAAGGGTTATGAATTGATGGGTTTATATCTACTGGAAAAAGGCCTACTAAAAAGAGAGAAATAGACACAAAGAAAAACAGTAGGTGTAATGTTTTTTTGTGAAATATCCTATTGTGATTCTTTATGTAAAAAAAAACATTAAAGAAGGTTGATATAGAAACTAATATTATTCCATAATTAAAAACCCAACCCACATTTTCAAGAACACCCCAGTGAGATATTTGAGTTTCTTTAACGTCAAATTTTGTTACAACCAGAAAGAACATTAAGATAAAAAAGAAAAGTAATACAGAAAAAACGGTTTGAAGTTTTCTAAACTTTAGTATAAGCTGTTCTTTTGTGTTCATTTTTAAATCATGTGTTCGGGGTCCTGCATTTATAAATAATTATTTTTTTAGAAAAATGGATTAATTATATTAAAAAATAAAAAATAATTTATTTTTATGACCTTATAACCTTTCTGAAAGCACAACTTTTTTTAACTTTAACAATCACCGAAGCCTATCAGGAATAGGTTTAAATCGCTAGTGGAAACGCAGTCATCATTATCTAAGTCCCACTCTAGACCTTGAATTATAAATTCATAAGGTTCAAATTTTATAGGTGTAAATGTATCAAAGTCGAAATGACTTAAGTCACTAGGGCTATAATCTAAAATGCTTAATTCGCACTGCGGAATATCCGAAGGTGTATTATTAACACTAGCGAAACCTGTTCCGATTCTTCTGTAGATAGTGCCATCTTCAAATTCCATTTGAATAACTACACTATGCGCACCATTACAACTGGGTTGGAATATTCCATCGCAATCAGAATTTATAACGCCATCATTATAAGTGTAAAATGGTAGCGTAAAATCAGAGCCTGTATTTATATAATTATCTGAATCTAGAAACCACTTTATAGACATAGGGTTGAGATTAGTATTGACACCTGTTGAGTCAATAGGATTGAACTCTCTTGCTGAAGATTCCCATTTAGCGACATTACAATTTGCATCTTGAAAGTAGTCGTTAGATAATGTTGGAATAATATCTTTAGCGCAAGAACCAAAATGAGTCAAGAAAGCAGACAAGTCCTCTATGTTATAACAGGGCGGGTTGTCATCTATAGAACTCTTAGGTGTGTTTAACGCCTCTATTATTTCATTCTCATTTAATCCAACAAAACCAAAGTCTTCTATTATCCGAATGACCTCCTTGTTAGATGTGTTTGTTAAATCTTCTCCACCACATCCAGCAAAAAGGGATGCGGATATTATTAAAATTAACGTTCTCATGTGGTGGGGTTTTTTATTTAAATAATTTTACTTTAAGTATAGTGAAACATTCATTTTGTCTACAATGGTTAGAACTTCCTTAGGTATTCTATACTCTTCAAATGTTGCATCTTTTTTTAGCAATACTACTATACCGCCAAGAAGTGGTATGTTTTCATATTTAGAGCCCTTTAGCATATCTAAGAGTAGTTTTGCATAAAGTGGTAGTTGTACATAATAGTGACCCAGAGATGTGTCGTCATACTCTGTAAAGGGAGTTAACATAGGTTTGGTGTAGAATTGTGAAACGAAGTTTTTTGGCTTATTTGTGTTGTGTGTTACTAATAACGATTTACCACATAAGAATGTACTAGACGGACTATCCACTTCAATACACTTAGTTGGTACTGATTCCACCTCTTTGACCGATACTATAGTTCTATAAGTTCTTCTATCTTTCTTTAGGTTTAACACTAGGTCTTGATTTCTAGATAAGAATGGGTTAAATTCACTAGTTACGAACGATGTTCTGTAGCATTTAATAATTTTACCGTTAAATTTCTTATAAAATGAACTCTTAGTAGGTTTAATGCCTAAAGAAGATATTATTTCAGCAGTATAATCAGCTTGACTTTCTCTAGTTGTTTCCATTACAAAACTATTTCTAGTTTTATTATATGTACCGTCACTATCCATTAACCCCCTAAGTAAATCTAACCTTTGTTCATATGAACTGGATAAGTAAATTTCTGGTATATGTTTATTGCTTAATAAAGATGTTTTTCTTAACCTACCTTGTAAGTCAAATATAGTTCTAGTTGTTGCTTTACCAGCACCACCTTGTGATACATCATTTCCAACCTTATAACCTCTTTTCTTAATTTCAGACCAAACAACTTCATTAGCTTGAGTTATCTTAGCATCAATACTATGACCATCACCTAACCACATACCTAAGACATAAGGGTCTATTGGTAATTCAGTTTTAGGGTTATTTAATGGTTTTGGGTTTGAAATCTTTAATATTTTATATGAATCTCTTTTAATTAAACCATCATTATAATCTTTAATCTCTTGAGTTGTCATGACTCTTTCTTTTTTAACACCACTACTCTCAGTATAAACTAACCATCTATGTTCAAAATCAGAAACAACCTCTTCATTATTATCAAATTTAATCTTAAGACACTTCTTATTTTTAACTTGTGATATATTCATGATATTAACTAAGTCACCATCTTTATCATATACCTTATCAGATTTATTTAGGGTACCCATACTTTTCCAACCGCTATCTGTTAGTATTGGTGTATCTAGTGGTAAACCTTTCCAATCTGTTACTAAAATACCAGGATTACCATCTTTTCCAACTATGAGCCAAACTTTATCAGGTTGACCAGTGTACCCCAATTCGGGACTACCTAAAACCATTTCAGTATCTAATAAAACAGCTCCCCTTGAGTGCATTAAGTCTAAAAAAGACTTGCCAGCAACAATCATAGAATCTCCGTTTTCAGTTTGTTCATCATCACACTCGAAGATTGGTAACCTAACTTCTTTGTAGGCTCCATATAATTCAACCAAATAGTCTTCTAAGATAAAGTGAACTCTACTGCCCATGTGAGATGCGTAAGTTCCAGAATCACTCCACTCCTTCAGAAGCGACTTTTCTTTTTCTGGGTCTCCGCCACAATTTTTAAAGCTTTTTGTTGACTCTGCGTCAAAAGGTGTATAAAAACTTTTTAATACAGTAGACACAGAAGGGTAGTTGCTCACCATTTCCCCCTGTAAGTTTTTCATAAAATAAGTATGAGTGTCTTCAACAAAGGAGAGGTTTAGTTCCTTTTGCCTATTGGATACAATTTCTTTTATTTCGTCTGATATTTTTTTTAAATCCATATATCTAAATCGTATTTTCTATTTCTAACTCCCCTTCCAGCTCTTTTTGTAGAGACTTTTCTGGTTGCAGTGGCGCAAATCTATTTGCTAAAAAATACTCATAAGGAAAACACCCTATCAAGTCAATTTCTTCCAGCTCCACACCTAAGGCATTTGTTTGTAGGTTTAATTTCACAACTTTTGCAATTGTGTATATCTCATCTTTCTTTACCCATTTGTGCTCTGGTATATCTATAGGCTTATCGCTATCATTTATGCAAACTACTTTCATGTGCGCTAATTTAAATAATTATATATTAATATCAAAGATATTATGTGTATAAGTTGGTCTAATCCAATTATTGACCAAAACATATGTTCCCATCTATATTTTAATTTCTTAGATAAATTGTTATCTGTACACTTTAGATATGCATAACCACTTATTTTGCTCGTAATTAAATCTGTTAAAAAGTGTGTTATGAAAATTAGATGATATACGCCGAACATTACGTAAAATGAATATTCACTAAACCCAACAAATGAACTCCATCCCCAAAACAAAAAGGTGGTATATACAAATACATGTGCAAATAACCATAAAATACTCTTACCTTTATTTCTTCCCATACTTCTACTTTGAAGCAAAAAGTCTCCTACAAAGTGTAAACAAAATATTATCGATATATCAAATAGCTCTTGACTCATGCAATCCATCCTTTGTTAATTAATTCTTTTTTTAATTTCAAAAATAGTAAATTATTACATCTTTCAATTTCAGAATATATCTTTTTAACATCATTAATTTCTGAATGTTTTATTTTTTTGTTTTTCAACAAGAATTCAACGGAATCATTTTGACATTTATCTTCACACATTTTTAAAATTGTTTTTATAGTCAACTAAAGCAGAAATTACATCAGAGTATTGAGAGGCGTTTAGGTTTGACTTAAGATGAAAGTGCTCTTTATCAATAAATTTATCAGCATGTAATCGCATTGATTCATAGTCTAATTCATTGTGTGATTTTGGATGGTTGTATACAGAGTCTTTAGTCTGTCTTATCTCTCCTATTGTTCTTTTTTTTGGTGGCTTCATATTTTACTTATTAAATCTCTTAAAAGAGTTATTGCTTATTTTGTTCGTTTTAGGCTTTCCAACAAACTCTTCAATAGTGTATGAGTTTGTATAGCTCATTGCAGACTTTAGGTAATGAGAGAAGTTTTCAACCCAAGACTTTAAAGTGTATTCCACATCTCTAATCCTAACGACACCTTCAGATGTTTTTAAATTTTTCCCTCCCCACTTTTTTTGAACTTCTTTCGTTGACATGCCTCTAAATCTTTTTTTAACTTTGAATCCTTTTTTGTATAAAAAATTAGCAACATTTTTCCCAACAGGTATGCCAGACCAATAGTTTTGCCCGCAAGACTCAAGAGATTTATTAAAAATTGAACCAACCATCACATAGTCGGCACCCAGGGCCAGTGCCTTTATGATGTCTGAATATTTTTTCATTCCTCCATCTGCAACTATTTTGGCCCTATTTTTTTTAGGCAATTTTTTAGAAGCTTCATAACACTCTTTCACTAAAGAGCCCATTGGATAACCGATGCCTGTTTGTAAAGTTGTTAAACAGCCTTGCCCATTGCCTATCCCGCACCTAATATAGTCAGCCCCAGCTCTAGATAGAGTTTTGTAAGTTTCTGGGTTAGCTATATTACCAACCATTAATACCATTGTACTTCCGTAATACTCTTTTGCTTTTTTGGTTACATAAACTAGGTCTGACATATGTCCGTTAGCAATATCTATCAAAACGTGTTTTGGATAAAATTTAGCTTTTTTAGCGACAAAGTGTTTTGTAAAGTCTATTAGTGAAAAAGACTCAAAAACCATTCTATTTCCAAATTTAACTTTGTTTATTTTTGTTTGTGATTTTGAGTTTAAATTTTCTCCAAAATATAAATGTTCCCCTCTAGGGAGGCATACATTTATCCCTAACTCGAAAAAATCAAAATAATTTTCAGAAGAAACAACTGTGTCCATTGGCGCAGCAATTAGGGGGAGTTTAGAAAATAATCCAAAATCTTCATAGTCATAATGTATATTAATATCATTTCGAGTATGTATTGATGTAGTTTTTGATGGCTCTATTAGTATGTCGTCAAAATCAAACTTGTCTTCTTTGTTTTCTTTGTTTTTAATACTTGAGTTCACTTTTATTTCTTTAGCTATTAAGGCTTCATTCATAATTTAATTCTTTTAACGAAAATATGTTTTTTTTCTTATAAAACAAATTTTAAAATTCAATTTAGTGTTCTTTATAAATTTCTAGCATTTGTATAATATAATCAACAGAGTCATTGCTAGATATTTTTTTGACTTTAGACTTTATTTTATTAAACTTATTTTCATCTGTTTTTTTTATAGAATTTATAAAACCTGCAACATCTTTTAGCAAATTTTCAGACAACATTTCTTCACTTTCTACAGAGCCCCAATCTTCTTCTGAAGTAAACTTAAAGCATCTATCATCATTAACAAATTCATAATATATTTTACCTATTGGTCCCATTCTGTTTTTTTCAGTGTGCATAGTTCTTTCATTTGTCTTAGGGTTTGCAGTCAAAAATATAGGACAGTCTACATCAAACACTGTAGCAATAGGTCCCTCTACATCACCCTTACCATTCAACTGTACTATAAGAACTACAATTCCTTGAGTAACATCCTTCCAGTCATACAAATCTTTTACTATGTTTTTATAATTATCGTATTTATGCTTTCCATTCTCATTAGACAATAGAGTTGCAGCATGTTGAAGTGAATCAACCACAACCATAAGGGGCTTTGTTTCATATATATAATCCATGAATGATTTCCATGTTTTAAAGTCGTCAACATCGCAAATTTTTTCATTATCACCAGTTTTCACTCTACTAGTCTGTCTAGCAACTGAACCCTTTCTACTCTCTAAAGAAAAGAAAATAGATTCGTCATTTTCTCCTAAATCTTTTTGCAATTTCTTGCAAAGAGTCGTTTTACCAGCACCAGGAGTACCAGCTATTGTAATCATAGTAGCCAACTCTATTCCGCCTTGTTCTGAAATAAAGTTATCAAAAACAGGGTCTCCTATTTTTATGGCTTTTTTATCTATTACTTTTACATCGTTATATGAAATTGCTTTACTCATAATATTGTTTTTTATCTTATTACTATAACGATATAATTTGAAAAATATTACAATTTTAAGCAAAAAAAAAGAGTAAATCTATCGAGATACTCTTTTTTGTTAAGTTGATTACAGTTTAAATTGTCGCCAACTCCTTTGGGTTTTTCGAATACACAAACATTTTTAAATCTATATTATCGGAAATTTTTACCAGTATGCCTTATGCTTGTGTCTTCTTTCTATTTATAGCTTAGAAGTAACTGGTTGGCGAGCCGTTTTAATATAATATAGTCTAAATTTTTAATTTTTTAAAAACAAACTGAGGGAATTGTAATCAGTGATTTTATTTATTTATAGTTATATAGAAGTAACTAAAAACGTAGCCTCTGTTTGCTTATGTAAATATATGATTTTTTTTTGAATCTAAATACTTTTTTTATTTTTTTTTATCTTTTTTTAATTCTTTTCTAATATATAGCAACATCAACACTGGTATTATTAGAAGTGAAAAAATTCTTTCATCATCACTTTTTTGATTTAAGAACATTATAAGCAGTCCAATTACGCAAGCTAAAGCTGTCAATATTTCTTCTCTACTTAGTTTCATACTTCTCTTTTACTCTTTCTGAAATTGGTATTGCATCACCTTGTTCATCTATTCTTACAAAAACCATTTTAGTTGATAGCATAACGGTTTGGTGACCATCATAAACGCTATGACTTCTTGCTTCTAAATTAACAGTTAAACTTGTTCTTCCTATATGTTCTACTTCTCCATATATTTTAAGTAACTGACCTTCTTTACCAGGTTTGCTAAATATACATTTGTCAATTGCCTTTGTTACCATTCTGGGGGTGTCACAAACTTCTGATGCAAAGCCAGCAGCTGCAGCGTCCATCCACGCCAATAATTTTCCACCGAATAGATTTCCGTGGAAACCTAAGTCTGACTTTTTAATTGGATGCGTAGTTATATGTTTCATTTTATTGTTTTGGTATTTTTAAATAAAAAGTGTCAACATATACAGTTTCTATGTCATCAAAGTATGCACATAAGCTTTCAGATTCAATGTGTATATGCTGAGAATCTATGCATAGTGTATCTTTTTGTATTAACATTATTTCGGAATAAGCATCACAAGATGTTTCTTTTGTTTTGCAGCTAAATATGAAATTTGTAAGAATTAAGGAAGTGACTAAATATAATAAACTCTTAATCATACTCCCATTAGTTTTAAAGTTTCAACATAAGAACCTCTGAAGTCTTTAAAATCAAAAGTGTTATTGGCATCTTCCTTTTTAGATATCTTACCACCTCTAGCATCTACGTGCATCACAATTAAGTCATAGACTGAAAATACAGGCGGCTCACAATATTCTCTTATAGAGTTTGAAATTTCTTGAAAATTTGATGAAGCGACATTTCCTATAGAATCAACGTCTAGAATTATATATTCCATTTTCTCCAAGTCAAAAACAAACATAATGGTAGAGTTTGACTCTGACTGAAGCCTCATAGAACCCTCTATGGTTTTTGGAAGCCAAACCTCTCCTTTAACCGCATCTTCTCTTTCCATACAGCCTCCAACACACTGAGGCAATGAGTTAAACCCAGTATTATTATAATTCCTGACATCCATTACAACATACTTGTAGCCATTAGCTAATGCTTTATCTACTTTAATGTCTATATATTCAGCACAAGCACCTTTCTTATGTCTCACATCCCCAGAGTAGCATCCTAAGATAGAGCTGTGACCACCATTCCATCCAATGTGCTCCACTTTATTGTCGCCTATGAATATAGCAGTTAAATCTAAATCTTGATTTCCACGCTCATCAAACCAGTGAACAAAGGCTCTAACAACTTTTGCGTCTTTATTTTTAACTTTAATTCTTTCACCTCTTATTATTGGAACCAAAGACGAACTTACTGACCTCATGTTTTTAGGCATAGGAATATTTTTAAGCTCTTCATCAATCCAAACATTAGACATTTTTGGAAGTTCTTTAAATTTTACCCTTAAAGAGTCTTTAATACTTTTTTGTATTGAATTTACAGCGTATTCAGACAGCTTCTCAAGAGTGGGTAAAGAAAAGTTGCTTCTACTACCAGAAAGTGTTATACTTCTGAAATCACTTTTATTAGCTCTTTTTCCAAAGTGTTCATAAGTCTCAAACAAAACTTTATTTGAAACTTTTGTTCCAACACTTTTGATGTAAGTCAATATCTTATCTATTTGATTAGTATTTTTTCTTACCAAAGCATCTATTCTCCTAAAGAATTCCCCAGGTCTTTCTGAAAGCTTTTTTAAGCCACTTTCCAAGTCTTTTTTAAATTCCTTATCTACACTAGCATTCCAAGAAATAACTTTATCATTCCTTAGTCTTTTAAACATATTAAAAGATTTTGGGAATTTGTTTTTATATTCACCTGGATGTAATATCTCTCCTAACCTAATCCATTTAGAAAGTTTAAGTACCGCTTCTGATTCGTCACACCTTGTTGATTCTAAAAGTGATAGAATCATTTTTCTTTCAGACCTTTTAAACTTCTTGAAAAGAGTTTTGTTTTTAGTGTTTTTACGAAGGCTAATGTCACCACCAGACATATAAACTGCCACCCTTAAAACATCGGTAACCGTTTTTATTTCACATTTAACCCCTATACTTACCAAAAAGCATAATGTTTCCTTAAAAGGTATTTGGTTTGGAAGATTCAATTTCCAATCACTATCAACAAACCACTGAACTACATCTTTGTCATCTGGGCTTAAGCTTCCATTAACAGAAACTAAATTTGTAAAAATGTTGGAAAACATAACATCATCACCAGAGTCTAAAGTCGTATAGTTAGCGTGTTCAAATGCTGTTCTTGACCTTCTTGTTAATTCGTTAGGTATATATGTACCATTTGAGCTGTAATGTATAATTTGGTGAATCCAAAGTTCTGCTTCACTTTTATTCATTACACTTTCAGGAAAGTTAGGCCAAAAAGGTTGATAATCCCTATCTGAACCAGTCATTGTTTTAATGTAGTCTAAAACTTCATTATGAAATATTACTATATCTTCTTTAGAAGCTCTAGATATGTTTCCTATACCATCTTGATTTACTATGTACCCAAAATTCATCAATTCAGAAACTACACTCATGGCAATCTGTAAATTGTCATAACCAGAATCTTTAAGGTTTACAAAACCATTTCTAAATTGAATTATGTTTTTAGATAAAGAAGGTCTTGAGTTAGAGTAGTCTTCTAAAGTCAGTTGGTTTTCACTGGTTCTTTTTATTGTAGAAACATTAAGTTCAGTTAGTTGCTCTTCTGTGAAGTTCATAATATTAATAAATTTTAAATTGGAAATACAAATATAACATTAAAAACGAAAAAATAAAATAAAAATTACAAATTTATTGTTTTTTATTTTTAGAAGACTCCCAAAAGTCCAAGTTTGGCTTTAATGCACTTTCTGCTTTATCTATTTCAGGCTCTATATATTTTCTTATTGTATTATTGGAATAGTCAACCTCTATGTGCTTTCTTTTTTTGGGATTTGGCAGCAAAAGTTCTGGCTTACACTCCTCAACCCAGACAAGATAGGCTGGGTCGTTGTCACTAACCCAATCTACTGTTTTTCCCATGTGTTTTCCTTTTTCAAAAATAAATTCATAGTCCATAGTGCAAATATAAAATAAAAACAATAAAAGTAAATTATACAAGACAACTATTTACAGGTTTTGTTTTTTTTCTTTAATTCGTCTTAATGAAGGGTAGCATATATTTAATAACAGATTGGAGTTCAGAACCACATAGATTCAAGGTTGGCATAACTAAGGGTGATGTCAGTAAGCGACTTAAACAATTGCAAACGGGCTCAAGTGGTGAGTTGGTTTTGTTGAAGACGTACTCTTCTGAAAATTATAGAAAAATAGAAACAATATTGCACAGAGGATATAAGTCTCACTCTACAGATGGTGGTAGAGAGTGGTTTGAATTGCCAGAAGATAGGGTTGTGAATTTTAAAAAAGAATGCAAGAAAATAGATGATAACCTAAAATTATTAAAGGAAAGTGAAAATCCTTTTTATTCTAAAATCTAATAAATCCTTTTTTAATTAAATTATGAATGTATATAGATTGTTCTACATTCATTTTTTTTGCCCTCAACACACCAGTTTTTGAATTTTCTTTAAAATTTTCCGCTCTACCTATAGTCATGTGTAGCCCAAAGAACGGGTCTCCCAATCCTAGTTCATTTCTTATTTTCTGAATCTCTAATCTAGATTCATTTGAAACATTTAGCCACCAATTGTGAGTTATTCTTGAGTCTTTGCATTCTGCCGAGTCTGTTCTTGGCTCTGCGTTTAGTGTTATTTCTATTTTTTTGTTGTTAAACTTGTTCTTAACACAACTCCAGTCATTAATTATGTCTTCCTCTCTATCATTTATAAAAGTGACATGAGCACCTCTTATTGGCTTTAATAGTCCTATGTTAAAACGTTTATTTATAAACCAAGAATAGTATTCACAAATTCCACCACAATACTCTTTTTGTGTTTCAAAGTGAATCATAGCTACCTTTTTCCAGGAAGATTGCTTTTCATGTTTTTTAGTCATTCCAAGCGGGTCAAAGACTATGGTTCCCAATAATGTTATTTGATTCTTATGTAATGACATACTATTATTATGAAACGATTTTTTTTATAAAATATTACAAAACAAAATAACATTCTATTTATTTTATATAACACAATAATATATTTGTAAAAAACTATTACATGAAAAACTTTATCTTAATTACTCTATTTTTAACTTTTGTAAGCACCTTAAAATCTCAAAACACGGAAACTCTAATAGCTTCTGACTATATTGAATCATTCGACTGGAGTGGTGCATGGTGGACGCCAGCTGCTACTACAGGTTATTTTAATAATATATCAGTATCTCCATCTTCTAGTGCAGTAATATATGGAGGTGGTAACAATGCAAGGGAGGAAGATTGGTATTCACTCCCAAACATAACTGTTGATAACGGTAAAGACCATATATTTAGAATGCGATTAGCTGCTCAAACAATAACTAGCCCTACAGCGTCTACTGCGGGTTTAGATGGTGGTGATTACATAGATGTTCAACTAAGCAAGAATGGCGGAGGTTTTGTTAGTGAAATAAGAGTTAAAGGATTTAATAATGCGACATGGGACTATTCATCCACAGCTACTGCTGGAAAAATATCCACAGGCTATTTAACAACTTTTCAACCTTCCTCTGGTGGTGATAGAAATGGTACTGGAGATGGCTATTCTTACATTGAACTTTATGTTCCTGCGGGGCCTACTCAGATTGCAATAGATGTTTACGCAAGAGTCACTAGAGCAGGGGAAGAGTGGTGGATGGATAATTTTGAACTTTATGAAGTGTCTCCAACATCTCTACCAGTTGAACTGTCTTCTTTTGAAGCTGAGCCTATTGATGAATATAATTTTATAAATTGGACTACAGAATCAGAGTATAACTCTGATTACTTTATGGTAGAAAGCTCAACTGATGGCGAGATTTGGACAGTAATAAATGTGCAAGGCGCTGCTGGACATAGTGTTTCTAAAATAGATTATCATTATCCTGACGATAGATTTAATGAAATAACTTATTACAGACTTGTTCAGTATGATAATGATGGTAAAAGTGAAACTTTTGGACCAATATCTGTTGTAAGAAACTATCAAAAAAAGTCAATATATAAAAGGTTTAACCTGTCAGGGCAAGAGGTTGATGGAAGTTATAGGGGTATAGTAGTCATAATGTATCAAGATGGCTCTTCTGAAAAAATATATAACAGATAGTTATATTTGTTTATTTTCTCTTTTTAATATTAAAATAAATATCTTAAAACATATGTATTACGATAGGTTCTTTGATTTTAAATATACTTAAAGAAGAGTCATATAAATTATAATCCACTTCTTTTAATCTATTTTTGTCGTAAACACCAGAATCGCATTCAACAAAAAATTGTTGTCCATGAACCCAAGAGCCTTTTTTTATGTTTTCTAAATGACTTTTAAATTCAAATTCATTATAGTTAACAATTATTTTATAAATCTCTTTTTTGTTGGTGTGAAAATTATAAACATCTTTGTTTGATAAGTTTTTTTCTGCATTTTCAATTGAACATTCACCAGTTTCAAAAATGTTAGTAAATAAAATCATGTCTCCTTTCAGTGGCATTTCAGACTTAGAAATTAAGATGGGTCTAAATAGATTTAATTCTAAACCAATCATATTGTGCTCAACATAGTATATTTTACCATCTGTATCTTCAAACATCTCATAGTCATCAAAAACTTTTTGAGTAACAATTTTATTTTGTTTTAATATAAAAAGCTCAACAGTTATACCTTTAATTGTTAGTGAGTTATGTATTACGTTTTCAACAAATTTCATTACTAATATATTAACCTGGTTCGTCTATTATGTGTCTCGGTTGTTGTTCATATAAATCTATTATTGATTTATTTTTTTGATATCTCTTATTAAGATTGTTTAGCAATTGTCTATCTGACTTTCTTTCTATTTCCAAAAAAAGCTCTGTGTTCCTCAACAAAGAAATTGATGAGACTGGTCTTCTAATAATTTTTCTCCAAATCCAATACATGTTTTAATTTTTTTAATTCCTTATTATAACGAATTTTTTTATAAAATATTACATTTTATTCCTCATTCATAATCGGAAAGTATATCTGAATATTCATTGTAAGCCTCTTCATTTGGTGGGTTGAACTTAATTTTAATTAGTTCAAATGCCTTTTGTATTTTCTCTATAGAATCAAGTTTTTTTGAATCTATCATAAAACTTTTGTTAAAAATGCTTGTTTCGCCTATACTTAAGCTTTGCTTTTCTAAATTCTTTTTCAATTGCTTATTTGCGTACCTTTTTTTTGCTCTATCACTCATTGTTTGTTTTTTTATTTGTTATTAGTACCCACAACATCTTTGTACATTATGCCATAATTAGTAAATATCTCTTCATCTTTTTTTATGTCTTTTATTGCATAAAATGAATACAAGTTCCTAATTTCATCTGTGACCCAATCAGCATTATTATTATCACTGTGGTTAAATATAGAGCCCATACCCAGAACTACAGAAGATGAGTTTTTCCCTCCGTGAGAGCCTTTAGGCCAAGAGAAAATGTACGTTTGTAACATGGGGTCTTGAGTTTTAAATGTGTTTTCTAAAATAACATGATGACATTCTTCTAATATTTCCCCCGCCTTTATATCTTTATTGGCAAAAACACCCCTTCCTGATAGGCTGGAATCTCTAACTTCAATTTTATTACTAACAAATAGTTTCAATCTGATTTTAATATTTTATCAAAACATAAATTAAAAGATAAGCCGTAAAAGGCTCTTCCTAATATTACAAATAGCAATATAGTTAAAATTTTAGATAAATCAAAATCCTTTAAAGCACAAGTTTGTGCATACATTGCTATTCCAATTGACGCAAATATGAATGTGTTTTTTAGGAATTTAAATAAGTGCCATGCATCAGTGGCAAAAACAAAGTATGTAGTGGAGAAAATGAATTTACAACCTTGCTTAGGGTCTCCATTTTTATATTTGTTCTTCCAAGACATGCTAGGGTCCCAGAATAGCTGTTTTTTAAATTGTAAAAAGATAGATTTGTTATAATGAAATTGAATTTTATCCATCACAGCCTCAGATGCACCAGATATAATTATAAATAATATATATATTGAAAATAGTATAATAGTATTCATTTTTTAAAGGTGTTTCCTTTGTTTTATGTACCAGACTAAGTTAGCTATAAACCCTCCATAGACAGCAATCCCAGCCGCAATAGTTGGGTACCATTCATATAGATATCCGTTTTTTATCCATCCTGGATAAAGTATCCCACATATACCTAAACCAACTATTGGCAATATGTGAAATGCATGTTTTGAAATTTTTTTAATTTTTGATTTTGTCATTTTTTTGTTTATAAATATTAAGCAAATTAAATCTGTCCACATTTATACCAGTGAAAGTTCTTATGTTCTTCTTTATTTTAATTCTAAAATAACGATTTACACACTTGTTTATATTTTCACTTATAGCCTTTAATCTATCAATGTCAATGTCAACGTCAATTTCACTTTTCATTTTTTTATTAAATAATTTCATTAATTTTTATTAATAAACATAAAAACCTCACTTAAATAGTGAGGTTTTTATGTTTCTATGTTATTATAGTTTTAATTAATTGCAATATTATAAAATTAGTCAAGAAAATACTAATAAAAAGTCTTAAGTTTTTTTTCATATTAAAAAATTATTATTCTCTTTCTATATCTAGTTCCATTGCTATCCACTAACATTGCCACGTAATTACCAGGCTGTAATAGCGTTAGGCTAATTTGGTTATACATTTCCACTCTATGTCTTTGTACTATCTGAAAGTTGGAATTGTAAATATATAAAAGCTCCATATCCATTCCTTTCCACTTTATTCTAAAGTCTCCATGAGAAGGGTTTGGAAATACAACTATCCTATTGATACTAGCATCGGAAAATGATTTGTGCACATTGTTCGAACCTCCATTTGGATTATCTACGACATCGCCTACATGTACATTGTCTCCTTTTGATGGTTTTGCATGTTCATAACTTGGGTTTGAATTTCCGTGCCCATTTCCTGGGTTGGTGTCATCTACACCATCTTCATCATTTCCGTGACCATTATTCCCATCATCATTATTATCATTTGCAGCAGCAATATCTAAATTTCTTTGAACTTGAGCAACAGCATATCCTGCATCTAGCCTACCAGAGCCCATTTTTCCAATGTAACTAGGGTTTGCTTCATCAATGTTCCAAGCTGTTTGAGATAATATTGTTTCTATTTCTTCATTTGTAATGTCTGGATTAACTGAAATCATAAGCCCCACAGTTCCAGCAACCATTGGAGACGCATAAGAAGTTCCACTACCATATAGGTACCATCCTGGAGCGGCACTTATCGGAACATCATACCCAGGAGCCATTATGTCAACAGAACTGTTGTGTTGATGAGTGGCTCCGTTTGGGTTTTCGTGAGAATCATTTTCTCCAACGCTAGACACAGCAAATACGTTGTCATAAGCAGCGGGATAAACTAATGCTTCTGAGCCTCCACATGTAGAGCCATTACCAGCTGCGGCCACTATAAATGTTCCATTTTCGTAAACTTCATTTATTGCATCTTGTAAATATTGGTTATAGGCACATCCACTAGTCCAGCTTAAGTTTATTACTTTAGCTCCATTATATGAAGCAGATAAAACTTCTCCATAGTTCATTCTATATAGCGAAAGAGTTGAGTTGTATCCAATGCTAGAAAGACCTACGCCATTATTTGTGTTTCCTGCAGCTGTTATAGCTACTGCAGTACCGTGAGTCTGAGAAGAGGTGTTGGTGGTGTCATGGTAAGATACTGCACCAATTAGCTCTTCATGTTCTACAAAGTAGTTTTGGTCTGATATAGCAATGTCAATATTTCCATGTGTAAATTGCCAAGCTAATTGAGCATTAATTAAATCTAGATGCCAACTTGAGTTTGTGCTTAATGAATTATAGTCATTTGGTTCTGATAAGCTTTCGTATTTAGGTCCATATTCAATTTTGTTAACTGAATTAATTTTGTGCATTGATGTATAAAGGTCTACTTCATCACATTCACATTTAAATTCATAAACTTTTTGTAAATGTTCTTTTTTTGAAGATGATAAAGCTTGTTCGTACTTTAAGTTTAATTCTTGTTGTAAGTCTTGAAAGTTTTTGTCTTGTTTTAGTGCTTCTAAACTTTCAACAGTAGCCCATACAGATGACGCTTGAGCAGTTAAGGTGTTTGACATTATTAGTCCTAATGCTAATAGTGATAAGTTGATAATAATCTTTTTCATGTTTTTTGTTTTTTTTTGGTTACAGCAATATATAGTTACAACCTTAGTAAAACCATGAAATTTGGGTGGTGTATATGTTTAAAATACATGTGCACCTATAGTTCCCTATAAGTATAAGTTACGATACTTATAAGTATTAATACTTGTTTTTTTAAAAAGAGGGGTCTCTATAACATCTTCTTGTACCAAGACATATGCTATCCCAATAATAGTTTAACGGTTTTCCTTTTTTTACAAAATATCCATTTTTTCTTAGAGTAAAAATTTCAATTTCTGATTCTGGGTCTGGGACATAGGTGTAAGATTGATTGCCGTAATATTCGCTATCTTCAGTTGGAGTTGATATATCACGTTGTGCATGTATTTCACTTCCATTACTCTGAACTTTAATTACAGTATATGGATATGAATCACTTCCAACACTTTTAGTTGCGCCCATTCCAACTTCAATATTTATAATTTCTCCTTTTATTTCTTTTTCATAAATCATACGTTAATAACGTAGTTTAATAGAAAATATTACAAATTTTAAGATTTAGTCATCCAATATAAACCTCTTTGATGATATGTTCTGTCCACTAAGTCTCTTTGAAAGTTCTGTTCTTCTTCTATGCCAATTAACTTCTTTTTATACAACACTAGACAGCCACTACTTAATTTTTTGTATATTTCTAAATCTATGTGTTTTGGAAAAACTGTATTATCCATATATATAACTGTAGCATCGGAAAGGTCAAAGTCTAATACATTTCCATTTTTGAATGATACATTATCACAATCTGGGATGTAGTTATCCTTCATCACACTTGCTCCACCATGTCTTTCTTTACTGTATTCTATACCTATTGATTTTGCTCCCACAGTCAATCCAACATGAGCCACCATTTTACCTAATCCAGAGCCCAAGTCATAAAATACAGTGTCTACATTAAAGTATTCTGAAAACTTATCTATTATAGCTTCAGTGCCACTTTGAGTTACTTCTCCGTATACTGGGCTTCCTACTGTATTTTCATTAAAAACAGTTTCGTTCTTAACTTCTTTAGTGTATGCTGAAGATTCGTAAATTTTTTTTAAAATTTCATTCATACCCATAAATATATAATTAAAAGAATACTGAAATAAAATTAGCTAATTTATACCCAATAAATGCTCCTATTGATGTTGGTATTGGAAATACTATAAACTTACCAATTGATGTTACGTATTTGGGTCTATTTACAACTCTTCCCAAAAAGAAGTAGTATACCATATAGCTAAACAGAACTGCTATGTCTATTCCACTAGAAATAAATACGATTAATGTCGAGCCCAAAAAGCCGTATGTAAAATTTTCAGCAACACCTTTTGCAATCTCTTTTTTTGAAGTATCACGATACTCCTTTTTCATTTTTTTTAAACTCATTTTTGTCTGTTTTTGAAAACATAAATAAGTTAAAAAAAGTATATTTTTATATTATTTTTTTAAAAATTCTACATTAACAATAACACTGTGATATGGTAACAATTTGTTAATAGTAAAACGCTAAATTAATAATTATTGCTTTTATTTATTATTAAAACTAAAGATGAAAAAAACAACAATATTAATTTTAGCATTTATAGCTTCGTTAACACTATATTCTTGTAAGAAAAAAGGATGCACTGACCCTACTGCTAACAACTACAATCAACATGCAGAACAAAATGATGGCTCTTGTGAACACACATTTCCAGAACATACTATAACTGGCAATATTACAACAAATACAACATTAACTTCAGACAAAATATGGATTATCCAAAGTAGGGTTAGTGTTGTGGATGGAGTCACTCTAACAATAGAGCCGGGTACAATTATAAAGGCAGAAGCAGGAACGGGAGCTAATGCATCTTGTTTAATTGTGGCAAGAGGGGGTAAGATTAACGCTCAAGGAACACCAGAACAACCAATAATTTTCACATCAATAGCAGACGATATTCAGGTGGGCCAGGTGATAGGAAATTCTTTAAATGAAAATATTTATGGATTGTGGGGTGGTATTATAATATGTGGAAAAGCACCCATATCAGCACCTGGGAATATGCAATCGATACAAATTGAAGGAATTCCTGCATCAGACCAAAATGGTTTATATGGCGGAGCTGATGATTTTGATAATAGCGGTATTCTATCTTATGTTTCGATAAGACATGGAGGCTCAAATATTGGTGAGGGTAATGAAATTAATGGACTAACTTTGGCTGGAGTCGGAAATTTAACAACTATTAACAACATTGAAGTGGTTGCCAATCAAGACGATGGCATAGAATGGTTTGGTGGAAATGTCAATTGTTCTAATTTATTAGTATGGAATGTTGGTGACGACTGCATAGACATTGACCAGGCTTACAGTGGAGACATTGACAATGTTCTTATAGTGCCTAGTCTGTCTACTGACCACGCTTTTGAAATAGATGGTGGCGAAGGCCAGTGGAATGCTCCATTTACAATTGTTAATTCTGAAGTTATTTACGATGGTTTATCACAAGCACATTTTAGAGCGGATGCTGTCGGTTATATTTCTTTATTTGGAAATGTAAATGTTGAAGAAAATTATGGCACAGCTGTAGTGGTAAGCGAAATGTTAAGTGGAATAGATATGGAACAGTTTAGTTGGACTTATTATAATTTAAAAAACTAAAGATGAATTACTTAGAATTATTGTCGATTGTAACTTTTTATGTAATTTTTGTTACTTTAATTGGAATTGTAGTCATAAAAGACAGAAAAGAATATAAGAAATTTTATAAAATTAAAAATT